TTATCTTTTAATTGACGAACGAGTATATAAAACCTTACTGTTCCTAGATATATCTTTCGTCAACACAGGATTAACTTTGCTAGCGGTGTCAAAGAACACTCCCTGGCTATGAAGCCATCCCGTCATTTTTAGTGCATTTAGCTGAGAAATAAAATAGGAGTTGCTAGTTGGTGGTACATACCCTTTGGGAAACTTAGACGGAACTAGATACTTCTTAGATTCTTCTAGTGTAACTACACCCTTTACATCAACTAAATGGACTAACTTTTCGGCTTGGTTAACAGTAGGAGACGGGATGCCCCAGTTGTTTAGATTGCCATAGACAAAATTAGCAGTATTGTAGTCATAGGCGGCACTGAGTGATAAGTATGTCAGAGGTGTCTTAATATTGAAACTACGGGTTATTCTATCACAATGAAGATTATCATAGTATGATAAATCTGGAATCATATAAACAGATGGCAAACCAATGTAGCCCGACTCATCATTGTTTTTATGGACAATAGCCATCTTTTCATCCTTGGCACCGTAGCTAAGAAGAGTCCATGTGCATGGAACCAACATTCCTGCGAGAGACAACATACGAATTGCATTACGAGTATCATTAAGTGAATAATCCTTTTTGAAGCGCCTAGGCGAAATATTCCAAATTTCTTCTGGACTTATCTGGATTGTTACCATTGACTCATCTATATACTGATGAGAAGGATTTGTTAATGCTTCATGGTGCAACGTTTTTAGCACAGTTACTAGCCCTTTAACCGTCCTAAGAGGAGTTGCAAAAGGAGTAGCCTTTGAATTGGTGATAAGCTTAATATTGTTCTCTATATAGTTTTCCATTTGTTGGATTCCTCACTTCCTATGACTTCATTATATCACGGATACCTGTGATTACCAACAAATTTATAACAAACAGTAATCACAGGGTACCAATGTGCTGTAAACGTTGATATTAAAACGTTTGTAGTAGGTGAAACAAGACTTTTTTCAGTGAACTGTATGTATTACAGTCTACTGATTTATCTGTAGATTGGGATACATCAAAACCCAGTGATAGCACGGGCTACAGCCCTTAGCTAACCCTGTGTAAACTTTATATAAATTAAGTACCAATTTGAGAATATTTATTATCACAAAGTTATGGATGTGTTGCCTCCGGTCTTTGGAGGTAACCAGCTCCAGCGCTGGCTCGCTGGTGGATTGAAGTGGTTTTCTTCAATACATAGGTTTTGATTTGATAAAGTGGTTTTCTTCATCCTATATGAAAGTATATAATAGATAAGAAAACCACTTATCTGGGCTCTAGAGCCCCGGCTTTCAGCCTCCTGAGTCGAGCGGACTGCACCGCTCTCGTGCGCTGTCAGCTTTTCAGCTGATAGCATTAGAACAATATCCATTATTTTTAGTAAAGTATAATGGTATCAAATAAGGGTTAACCCTAATAGTATACTTATATGCTTTTATATGGACTAATATTAAGGTATGGCACTGGTTTACACTTGTAAACGACATATACTAGATGTTTTATTAGCACACATAGACGTTTGTTAGCTCTACAATGTGTCTGTGAGCTCCATATAGGTCTATATGAGAGTTTTACAACATCTCTATGGTATTTATACCATAACTTATTATAATGCATTGTATGAGCTGCTATGTGGCTTTAACAGCATTGTGGCATATGTAACACATTTGTAATCATATTGTTATACCATTGTATTGGTTTCTGTGGTAAGATGGTTACATTAAGTTGAAAGGGCACAGGTATGTGCTCGAATATAAGTAAAGAAAGAGGTCTTTTATTATTAAAATTGGAAAAAGTATCAAGTCCCTTAGCTTAGTCGGTGCTGTAGTAGCTGGTTTATCATTAGGAGCGGTTGCAGAAGCATCCACCGTTACCGTTAATGCTGGCGATACCGTTTCAGAAATTGCTTTAGCTAATGGGACGACCGTTAGTCAAATTGAAAAAGATAACAATTTAGACAATGTTAATCTTATTTTTGTTGGGGATAAACTTAAGGTTAATGAAGCTGGTAAGGTAGTTAATACTCAATCAGCACAAGTTAAACAAGAAAATACACAACCGGTTAGTCAGGCTAATCAAGCTACCAAGGAAAGCCAATCGAGCTCAGCGGTGAGCCAGCCAGTACAATCCAGTTCTAGCTCAGCTTCACAGGCCACACAATCTTCTCAGAGCTCTGTACAGGCTACTCAGAGCGTTTCAAGCACATCCCAGTCTAGTTATACTGGGTCTAGTGTAACTACGTCTAACGGAACACTAGCAGACAGTGAAAAGCAAGCAGTATTGAGCCAGATGCAGTCACGCACAGGAGTCCCTGCATCAACATGGGATGCAATTATTACTCGTGAATCAAACTGGCAAGTTGATGCTGCTAACCCATCCTCAACAGCTCGGGGATTATTCCAGCAATTATATGGTGGTACAGGTAGCGTGCAATCACAAATTGACAATGCTGTTAAATTATATCACAATGCTGGCGATTCTATGTCACCATGGGCGTTAACTAATTACTAAATATAAAACCATCTTAAAAGAGAGCATAATAGCTCTCTTTTTTAATACATAAATGACTATAAAATTAATCTTAAATAAATATTGACAGCCTGCTCAGGTTGTAGTAAACTAAGTTTATTCAATAAGGAAAGAGGTAATTATTATGGCAAATGAAGAAGCTGTAGAAGTAACTGTATCCCAACATGCAAAGTCACGCTGGGTAGAACGAATGAATGGTATTACTGACGATAGAGAAATCAAAAGGTATTTAGTAAGCAACTCTGATAAGGTAACTAAGGATATCTTGACTAGCTTTGATAATGCTGATTTTGTATTTAGGGGCCAGTTAGGGAAGGGCCATTCAACGTCTGATTATTATATGTTAAACGATTTAGTGTTTGTATTTGAGAAAGGGACCATCATAACATTATTTAAAGTTGATTTTGGAATCGAATATGAAGACTTGAACGAGACGATAAAGAGGTCACTAATTACGGCGTTACAACGAGCGGTTGATGACCAGCAAGAGGTTAAATCTAAGTCTGGGGTAGAAACTAAGCGTATCAAGAACGATATTTCTCAAGTTAATTCAGAGATTAATAGTTATCGGAAACAGATTGATTTGCTTGCTATTAAGAAGTCTGGATTAGAAGGCCAACTTAAATCAGTTGATGCCGAAGTTAGTTTAGCTAATACTAAAGTAGCTACACTAGCTACCAAACTTCTATATTCAAAAGATTTATTTGAGGGTGACTTAAATCACAAGTAAAAATAAAGTATAAATAAGTGTTGACAAAGAATACCAATCATGGTATTCTTAATACATAAGCAAATGACAATACGTAAATCCATTGCGGAAGTCATTAAAAAAGCGAGGTAAATATACTGGAATCACTATTATAAGAAACTTTATAACAAATTCTGTAGTTCCCTTGAAAGGCGTGCATTAGCCGTATGACATACTTCTGGAGCTTGGAGGGTATACACTTATAAATGACATATCTATGGAACAACATCAAAATAATGATTCCAGGTTAGATTGGTATGTACATGATTGAAATGACATAACTATGGAACTAAAGCCTCAAAAGGCATGTACATGCTCTAAATGATATATCTATGGAGCAATGTTGGAATAACTATAGAATAAGGCTAATAATAAAAGAAAAGAGTGGAAATTACATGATTAATTATGCACATAAATATAGAATTTATCCGAATAAGGAGCAACAAGAACTAATTTGGAAAAACATCAATGGAGCTAGATTTGTTTATAACGCTTTATTAGCTGATGCCAAACAGCAATATGAAGAAACAGGAAAGTCTAAATTAAAGCTAGTTACTTGGGTTAAAAACAAGCCAGAAAACTACTTTTTAAAAGATTGCGATAACAATTGTTTGGACTATGCAAGAACAAATTTAAGCCAAGCATATCAAAACTTCTTTAGAGGAATTAAGAAACATCAAAAGGTAGGATTCCCCAAGTTTAAAAACTATCATAAATGTGCATGGTCTTATAAGACTAGAGTTCACAAAGGTGAAAAAAGTATTAGACTAGAGGATGACCATATTAAACTTCCTAAGATTTCACCAATTAAGATTGTGCTGCATAGGCCATTACCAGATGATTGCCGAATTATCTCAGCAACTGTCTCAATGACAAAGTCTGGTGAATACTATGTATCAATCGGCTTTGAAGTACCTGATGACCATTTTAAGAATGTTGATTATCACACTGATAAAGCCATTGGATTAGACTTGGGAATTAAAGACTTTGTCATTACTAGTGATGGTAAAAAGTTTTCTAATATGCACGCTATCAAAAAGAGTGAAAAGAAGCTTATTAAAGCTGATAGAGCTTTAGCCCGTAAACAAAATGGTAGTATGGGTAGGGTTAAAGCTAAGATTAAGCGTGCTAAAGTATATGAACGTTTACAAAACCAACGCAAGGCATATCTGCATAATATTAGCAAGTATCTTATTGTTAATTATGATAAAATTGCCATTGAAGACCTGAATGTTAAGGGAATGATGGCTAACCATAAGCTAGCTAAAGCTGTTGGGGATGTATCACTATATGAGTTTACTCGTCAACTACAGTACAAGGCTGATTGGTATGATAAAGAAGTCAAGAAGATTGATAGATTCTATCCTTCATCTCAGACGTGCAATGACTGTGGATATCGGTTAGAAGGAGCGGATAAACTTACTTTGGGAGACCGTGAATGGGCGTGCCCTAACTGTGGTGTTATTCATGACCGTGATATCAATGCGGCTAAAAACATTAGAGATGAAGCTTTCAAAAAATAATTAAAATAAATTATAAATAAGTGTTGACAAAGAATACCAATCATGGTATTCTTTATACATAAGCAAATGACATTACGTAAATCCATTGCGGAAGTCATTAAAAAAGCAAGGTAAATATACTGAGACCTCTATATTTAGAGCCTTAAATACAAGTCTTGTAGTTCCCTCGAAGGGTATGCATTAAATGACATGTCTGTGGAGCACACCGCTGCTATTATGGCAGGACGCAATAGGTATGTACGTGTTCTAAATTACATGCCTCTGGAGCATAGAAATGTTTAGAAGAGTATACCGTGAAGGTACCTGCTCTAAATGACATACCTACGGGACTGATAATACTCAAGCAGATTGCTTAGAATAGGTATGTACATGCTCTAAATGGCATACCTATGGAGCTATCCTCCCACGATGGCGCTTGTCCGGTACGGTATTTAAATGTTCTAAATGACATATCTTTGGAGCAAGGAGTCTTGATAATCTGTTTCAACGGTAGGCATGTACATGATATAAATGACATACCTCTGGAGTTTGTCTCTCATGCGAAGGATAATTGAGAAATGTATGTGTATGCTTTAAATGACATATCTATGGGTCTAAAGCCTCAAAAACAGTCTAACTGCTAAAGGTGTATACATGATTGAAATGGCATACTTTTAGATAAAATTAATAAAAATAAATTCTAAAAAAGTGTTGCAAATACTAAAAAGTGTGGTATAATAATAAGTATAGGTTAGCGAAAACCAAGTTAGCCTATATCAAGCGTCTTTGGTCTAATGGATAAGACATGGAGCCTCTACCTCTACGATGACAGTTCGATTCTGTCAGGACGCATTACTAACTAATAAGCTATAGTTGGTAATTTTATTTTTTAATTAACTAAGTGATATGTTGTTGTTATTACTCTATAGGGGGTATACCTCCTATATGTGTCTTTAGTTCAATTGGATAGAATAATGGTCTCCTAAACCGTAGATGACAGTCCGATTCTGTCAGGACACATTGCCACCCCTTTCAAAAAGGCAAAATATTGATGTCTCTACCTCCTGGTCGGGGTATTGAAAATGAGACTAAAGGAATAGTTGTTGACGCCCGCTTATTAGCGGGGTGCATAAGATAAGGCCGACCACCTGACACGAGCTCCTCTTGTGTAACAACTATTATTAGTGGTTCCTTCTACAAGTCTTCCTAGCCACTTAATATGCCCCTCTAGCTCAGTAGGTAGAGCGTCCCCTTGAAGCGGGGAAGGTCGCTGGTTCAAGTCCAACGGGAGGCATTGAAGGATACACCAGCTTGCGGGTGGCATCCTTCATAATTTACTCTTATAGCACAATGGTAGTGTGGCCGGAATACCCGGTAAGTAGCAAATCTACTTAACGATGTAGGTTCAAATCCTACTAAGAGTGTTAACAGCATTATTCATATAAATACACTCGTATAGCTCAGAGGCAGAGCATTCAACTTATAATTGAGGGGTCGGTGGTTCGAACCCACCTACGAGTATTAACAAATGTTTATATTACGGGATTAGTTTAACGGTAGAACGTTAGGGTGCGCACAGTAAAACTGACCTAATCGAACCGGTTCAACTCCGGTATCCTGTGTAGAAATATTAGTAATAATATTTACCAACTTACATTGCCCGGTAGTTCAGCGGTAGAATAATTGACTGTTAATCAAGAGGTCGCTGGTTCGAACCCAGCTCGGGCAGTATCATCATATATTTTAGGTTGATAATTTGAAAGAATTACAACCATAACTATACATAGTGTCAAGCTAGTGTATAAGAGACTGTCAATCTCGCCTAGCAGCGCTGTCATAATGTGTATTACGTCTATATAGTGATAGCTAGTAGATTTAATAAACCTATTGTTGTAGTGACAAAGGTTGTGGTGAAAGAAAGCCATCACGGATTCAGTGCTAGATACAAGTTTGTCGATAAATGCATCAACGGTTACGGTAGCGCAATACGCAGACCCTAAGCTAATGTTAGTGTGATAACTGGCAGAACCAAGTAGGGAAATCAGTAAGCTATTTTCTAGTTGATAGAGGTAACTCCTCCTATAAGTAACTAGTTGAGTATTAGTAGGGTAAATCTAGGAATACAAATATAAAAATAACTATATAAATATTATATGCCTAATGACGCCTGAAAGTTATCAGTCATTGTGCTGGATTACACATTATAATGGGTCAACAGCTAGCTTGGTAGCTCCTTGCTAGTAGGCGCTGACTAGTGTATGGCAGAATATATCGTAAAAGTTAAAGTATACTACGCAAACCAATGCGGACACTTATATTGCTCTCGTAATCCAATTGGCAGAGATAGTGGTCTTAGAAGCCACACAGTGTGAGTTCGAATCTCACCGAGAGCATAGACATTACGTAAATCCATTGCGGAAGTCATTAAAAAAGCGGGGTAAATATACTGGAGTCACTATTATAAGAAGTTTTTATAACAAATTCTGTAGTTCCCCCGAAAGGTATGCATTAACCATATGACATATCTATGGAACTTATCCTTCATTAGAAAGCTTGTTTTACAATGAACATCAAGAAGGCGAAATTGAAATGGATGGAGGAGTAATTCAGGTCGATAAATAAGTGTACCAAAGATTAGTAATTGACCTAGGCAAGTCAATAAACTACCAGTTATATATCTGCGAAGCCGAATTATAGTTAGTGAGATAGTGTAGGAAGCTATCAATAGTAGTTTGAGAGCGATGAAAAGACGGCAGGGCCAGCGACAGTCAAAGGATATTTAGCACTCTAACGTGTGCTTGTGATGGAATAGGTAGACATAGCGGGCGTAGCGGTATTTCAATGGCGTAGACAGGGGTCGCAACCCTGAAGTCAAGATACCATGTAGGGTGCAAATCCCTACCAAGCACATAGCGCCAACATACTGTATACTAGATTATTTCTAGTGTAACGCCTTGTTAGTTCAGTGGTAAAACATCTGTCTTGTAAACAGAAGTCACTAGTTCAATTCTAGTACGAGGCATAATATGCGTGTTATGGTTGGTTACCATAGACTAAGTGTAAACGCCCAACCTAACCAGTGTAAGTGGCATAACGGATTATGAGACATAAACCTTATTAGGATTTTATGTTTGACATAACTTAAAGGGTTTGGACGCTTTTCCTTACGTTTAATGCGGATATGGTGTAGTGGTAACATAACTGCCCTCCAAGCAGCTGTCGCCGGTTCAAATCCGACTATCCGCTTGTAGCTTAATTACAATAAAGTAAAACGTTCCTCGGCGTTTTCTTCCCATGTTCTTTTATGCCGAGGGTACATATAGCGGAGTTGTACCGCATATAAAAATAAAAGGTAGGTAATGTAAGTATGAGTAAATTAAATAAGCAAGAAGTAGTGGTTCTAGAGGGTCTTCAATTTAAGATGGCGAGAAAAAGAGATATTCAGCTAGACGCAATCAAAGTTGCCTCTAGGTCCGACGACCAAGCAAATAGTGCTTGTAACATCTTGAAGGCTCTGTACTATAATTTTGGGTGGCTAGTGCAAAGAACACTAGTAGCATATAACACGAAAACATCTGATAGTCAATATGATATTACTTTTACTGACAGTGAGAAGAATCGGCTGTCGGATATTATTTACAATATGTTTAGCTATTCAAAGGAATACAAGCTAGATGCTGGTGAATCAGAGCTACTGGAGCCGATTAAGAAGTATGCAGATATGGTTAAAATTAGTATATATACTGTGCTCTCATCAGTAGGAGTTAATAGCTTAAAACCTAAGGATAACATGAATATGGACTATGTTATCAGTAATATAGAAGGTATGAAGGAAATGATTTCAGACTTACTTTCTGGATATAATCCATATAATCAAATTCACAACAACTAATTAACTATTAGCCAGTTCTCATCTAAACCTTGGTCATATAAATAGCATACACATATTAAGTGCTATTTATATACATATAGATATAAAAAGGGGTGTTATTATGGACAATAAACTAATATCATCAAGAACTGCTGGTATTCCAGAACGGATTATTGCAGCGACAAGAACTGCTGATATTCCAGAACAAACTGTAATAGACAAAAGTACCATTTTTGAAGATGGGATTATCGGAGAAAAAGTCCTATCAAAAGAAGTTGTAGACAAACTAAATTTAATAGACAAGTTACAGCAAGAGAATAATGATTTAATGAACAGAGTTAAAAGATTGGAGAAAATAATCAATGAAAAGTTATAGTAATGAATATATTAATATGCTACAAGTAACCCAAGCCAACCTTCAACAGGCACATGAAACGGCTTGGGCTATTCATTGGCTAATGCGTGGTTCTCGTTTCTTGACTGACCACCCATTAATTGATGGGATGTTGGAAGAATTATTTGAAGAAACGGACTGGATTGCCGAACGGATTATTCAAGTTGGGGGAATGCCTCTTACTAGCTTAAACCAAGTTATTCAGAATACAACTATTAATGATGTGCCATCAGTATATAATGATGACACAAATGATTCAGTAAAGCAATTAGTAGATATCTTTGAAGCGTTGGATGACACTTATAATAACTTGCATAGCGGAGCAAGCGATGCCGGCGATGTGGTTACTACTAGTCAGGTAGAACAATATCTCGGTTATGTTGAAAAGACAATTTGGATGCTTAATGCAGAACTTGATAAGCCAGCAACTGGTGATAATAATGGATAGAGGCATGAAATATCCAGATTCAAAAGCATATAAGTTTGTAGTAGGAAGGCTAAGCGAACTAGGTGTGTCTTTAAATGACATTGCTGAAATATCCTACCAATTAGAATACAAGTATATCCCTACTTTGACTGTAGATGAGTGTTTAACAGCAGTTACTACAGTAATGCACAAGCGTGATATACTAAATTTAGCTATGACTGGCTTAGAATTAGACCGATTAGCACAGGATAACTTGATTAAGGAACCACTATTATCTATCATTCGTAATGACCTAGGTGTCTTTGCTGTAGATGAAGTATTGGGCGTATCAATTAGTCAACTATATGGATTAATTGGTGTGAGTTCCTTTGGAATGGTAGATAAAGTAAAAACGGGCGTCATCAAAGACTTGGATACAGACGACACCAGAATTAATACTTTTGTTGATGATTTAGTTGGTGCCATTGCTAGTGCGGCGGCTGCTAAAGTAACACATGACAACTCCTAAAATTAATTTTAAGTAAGTGTTGACAATGAATACTATACATGTTATCCTTAACATGTTAAGGAAAGGAAGTAATATTATAATGTATGACGACAAAGAAGGAATTATTGATGGGGCTAATTTAATCCATTTCAAAGGGCTGACAATTACGGATTCAGGGTTAACGGCTACGATATCTGATAAAGGATACTCAAAGATTACAGAATTAGGAGTAGGATTATTTACTAAAAAGGAATTAGGTAAGCAAGTAGATATTAACCCGCTTGATGATATTGCAAAGGGTTTAGTAACTACTATCTTAACCTCAAATGCCTTTGATAATCGAGTAGAACACCGATATGGCAATACTGGTAACTTGCGTATTATCTTTGATAAACAGCTAGTAACAGACTTAAAACGTAACTTGTATGACAATAACTATGGAGAAGATGCTATTAAGTCTGATGCATTAGTAGAAAAGGTTATTGAATCAGTAGCTAAGCGATTCAATACGGATTATGTAACGGTACACTTATCAGATGATACTAGTAATCCATCTACCTTCATTGACCCACGCTTGATTGAACCTGACACACCTCAACAAGGGTATTTAGATATCTATTACACAGTAGGAGAACCAAAGCCTAAGGTTGATGTAGAAGCGGTATTAGCAACTCTGTCAGATAGAGTTAAGAAGCTCGAAGATAAGTCAGTAGATGCTACGGCGGAAGATACTACTGATACTACAGCTACAGTTGATGTAAAAGAAGACTAGAGGTGAGTCCTATCAAGCGTAGTAAAGACGTCTATCCATATGTTGAGATGACACTGTTGTTAAACCCAGAGTTTCCGGCACATATGGTAGTTCGTAATAAGTATGTCACTGCTGCTCAGTATAATCAGATTAAAGATTATGTCATGAGCCAAAGTAGCGAAGGAAAACGAAAATTAGGAAAAACTAATTCTGGTGGGTTCGCTCTAATTGGCTTTTGCAAGGCTAGTTCATCAAGTGTACTTAACCATTTGTATGAAACAATGATGGAACAGGCAGTTGACTTAATTGATACTGGATTATCTGATGATTATGGAATTGCATTAGGAACTGGTCATCCAGAACTAGAAAAATCGTTAGCTATGATGAATGTGTTCTGGAGCAAAGATATTGACAAAGTTAAAGAGTTATATTACGTTGACCAAAATGCAGTACATGTGTTAGAAGATTGTATGGATTCACCAGTAATCAAGTCTATTATTAGAACTAATGATGAGAACCAATATTCAGAATAGATTGGGGTGAACCTATTGAAACTAGCGACAGATAAGCAGTTGAAGTTGATTATTGATATGGAACTATGGCTAAAAACGTATAACAGCCAATTAGAGATATTAGACCACCAATCAGATATAGCTATTGGTGATGCTAGTAATTGGATTAAGGCTAACATGGATGCATACAAAGAATTGCGTGGTAGTTATTCATATAGTGATTTGATTAAGAGGTTAGATTAATATAGGAAAGATGCCATTATAGGCGGACAAGGCAGTCTAAGCATAGATTGACCTAAATAAATATAGAAGGAAGTTTTTATTTTGCAGCAAGAAACACAAGGTAATACAGTGGTGGATTTAGGATATAACCCGGAATCAGTTAGTCGGGTATTTAATTGGCGTTGGTACAAAGACCAGATGACCGGCTGGACAAAGTCCAGCTATGTCTTGCTGGTAATTGGTTGGCTGTTCCTGTTATACGTTGGTCTTGGTCATGGAATTACTGGTTTGGGAGTAACTTCAACGGTTGCCGGGTTGATTGGTTTTACTTGTACTTTAAGTATCACGAACGGACGTCCTATCAACGGTGTTCTGGGCTTCGTTTCTGCGGCTATGCTGATTTACGTGGCATTAAAGACAGGGAACTTCTCTGATATTGTTATGCAAGGCTTCTATATCTTTCTGTTGGACTTGCCGGTGCTATTTAATAAGACTTGGAATAATGGTAAAGATTTAGAACCTCGTAAGATGAACTCCAAGTTCGCTTTGCAGACGGCATTAACTTTCGTTGGTTTCTTTATCGTGACATATGGTCTTGATACGGTTATCTTAACGAGTCCTCGTCCGTTTATTGACGCATTTGCCGCTACTATCGGTCTTACGGGGGCAATCTTAACCGTTCGCCGTTTCCGTGCTTCTTACTACTTCTGGTTTGCACAGGGGCTTAGCTCAGTCGTTCTGTGGCTTGTAACTGCAATGCAAGGAGAAGCTGTTTGGGTTCTGTTCTTCACTTATATGTTATATATTATGAATGACTTGGTTGCGTTCTTTGACAGCAAATGGTTCTCTAAAGCCAACGCTAAATAATAATTAAATAAAATTATTGACAATCTCCTTATCTAATAGTATACTATGTGTATAAAACGATAAGGAGATTTTTAATATGGAATAGCAAAGAGTTTGTCTATCTTAATTTGGCTAAGACTAAGGAAATCAAGCTTACCAGCGAAACCGCAACAAAACCAATTAATTATATCTTAGGGGGCAATACTAATGAATAATAAGGAACCATTCTCAAGTAATCAGGAGATGTATGACCGTATCAACTATTTGGAACACCGAGTGGAGGAACTAGAGGAAGAAAACGATTATCTAAATAGTGAACTTGAAGATGCTTATGAAACTATGGATATCATGGAAGAATACGAACATTACGATGAAGAAACTCACGATTAAGTGTTGACAAAGGATACCAGAAATGGTATCCTTTTATTATAGAAAAAGAAAGGAAGTTATCATAATGAATAACGATTTAGAACGTGGGGATATTTACTACATTAATTTACCAGAACAACCATCATGGAGCCATATCCAATCTGGGAGACGGCCTTGTGTAGTTGTGCAAAATAATTTAGGAAATCTGCATAGCCCCAACACAATTGTAGTACCACTAACAACCCAACACAAAGTACCGTTGCCAACACATTTTATTGTTAAGGAAACACCTAGAAAAAGTTTAGGGCTAACTGAAGCTATTGTTACCGTTAATAAAGCTGATTTAGTTGAATATATTGGTCATATTAGCAAAGAGGAAGAAAGTAAGATGGAACATACTTTAAAAGTATGCTTAGCTTTATAAAAATTTAGTTAAAATTAAACAATTTGGTTGCAAACCTGCTAATACTGTGTTATAATATAGTATTGATTAAAATGTGGGGTGTAGCCAAGTTGTTTTATTTATATAAAGACCATGCAGGTGAGTATTATTTTACAGATACTCCTAATAAATTACTATATTGTAATCGAGATGGACTATCAGATAAATTCATAGGAGCTTCCTCGGACCCTGAGGATTTGATAGTTAATATAATAGTTCCATTAATAGTAAGCCAAAGTGTTAACAAACAGGAAATTTATAATAATTGGCCTTTTGAGGGTTATAAGTTTGAGCAAGACAAGTACAGCTCGGCACGAACGTATATTGGGTTAAATTTAATGGTAGCTAAACGCATCAATCTTAAGAAGAAGTTAATGGATAAAGTTTTATACTTATCAGATAGCCAAGCTACAACTATCATTAATGATTTAGGATTAGAATTGGAGGTAGCATCTGTTGAAAATAACCATAGGTAATAGCTATGCCAAAATTTATTTTGATACTGAAACTGATAGATTTATAAAATATATAAAAGATAGAATCCATGAAGAGTTAGACCCATTAGACCCTAACCGGTTTAGGAAGGCTTCTTTTAGAAAGTATCATACATGGGATGGTCGGGTTAACTTATGTGATTTAGATAATAACTTAGTACCTACGGGACTAGTAAGCGACCTACTATTGCTATTACAACGGGAACAGAATAAGAATGCCTATATCAAGTATTCATTAGAGGATGTTAGAGGAATAAAGATTGCACCTAGCAAATCTCTACCAGAAGAAGTTGTGATGCAGGGTGAAGGGGTTAGAAAAGTAACTATTCGTGATTATCAGCTAGAAGCAATTAAGTCTGTTTATGCTAATCAAACAGGGATTGTACTAGCTGCAACTAACGCCGGTAAGACATTAATTTCTATTACATCTATTGCTAAAGTTTTACCAGAATTAGATAGCACTGACAATGTTTTGTTTATTGCACCTAATACTTCTATTATGAATCAAGTTCACAAGAATATGGAAGGGTATTTAGGAGTGCCTGTGGGTCTATGGGGAGACGGTAATCGTGACCTTAAGCAAGTTACCTGTGCCACTATTCAGACGCTTAACAAAGCCCTTAAGAACCCTGAGGATGCTGTTAAGCTAACTTCTGCCAAAGATAAGCTACTAAAGCGAATGGCAACTGTATATGCTAAAGATATTCTTGATTCGGTTAATCCTAGGCAGTCGTTAAAAGGGTATGCTAAGAATTTTAAACCTAAGTATAAGTATGAAATAGATGACAAACAAGAGCTAGCTTCACTTGCAGTTTCTTTGGATTCTGATAAAGCTGTCATCAAATATTTTGAAAACTTTAAAAAGCGATACAATAAACTAATTTCTAAGAAGAACGCCAAAGGATTTGACAAATATAATGTGGCAGTAGAATACTTATCACATGTAAAGATTGTTATGGTTGACGAATGCCAACACGCTTCATCTGACTCATATCAGGAAGCCTTTAAATTCTTACCTAATGCTCGTTTGAGAATTGGGTTGACCGGTACCTTAGATAAAGGTAAAAAGGTAGAGATGGCTAAGATTAAAAGCGTTCTTGGGGATATTATATATGATATTGATAATCACCAAATGATTGAGCAAGGGGTATCTGCAAGACCTCATATCAAGCTAGTTGACTTTAATAAACCAGTCGATTTAGAAAAACAAGTCAATCGCAGCATTCCAAAAGGGACCCCAAGCAACCAAGAGAGTCTAGTTAAATACCAGCTGACTTACCAAATAGGTATAACTAATAATGAAGACAGGAATAAGCTGATAGCTGAACTAGGAAGTAAGTTGTCTAGCCTTGATAACGGAGCTGTACTTATTGTAGTTAACTCTATTGAACACGGAGAGAACATCGCTGAATATTTAGGAAAAACTGATACCGAGTATGCTTTCATTCAAGGGAAAAATACTACAGAGGAGCGCACCGACATATTAAACCGGGTTCGCTCTGGAGAATTAAAAGTTCTTATTGGTACTAAAGTAATGGACGAAGGTATCGACATTCCAAATATTCGTTATATGATTTATGCTAGTGCCGGAAAATCATTTGTTCAGACTCTTCAAAGAATTGGTCGTTTACTCCGTATATCAGCAGATAAACATGAAGTATATATATTTGATATCATTGATAGGAACGCTGAATATTTATTTAATCAGGCTAAACAACGTGTTAAATATTATAAGGACCAAAAATTTGAAGTTAAGTAAAGGAGGCCAAGTGATGAAACCTATTCTAGTATTAACTACTGGCGATGTGGCATTGCCAGCATTAAGAGCTTATTTTGGCAAGATTGAACCATTTGATACCTATGTAAATGATTTACCAACTAACTATAGTGATGATAAAGATGAATTAGAGAAGGTGTTCTATTGTACAGAAACTTATTATGATTTATGCTTAGACCCCTTTAGAGCTAACCTTAATATTCCAAACATTGAAAAGCGTAGACAGCTACCATATGTAATTGTCAGAATACTAGATGATAAACCTTCTCCACAGATGATTGATAAAATACTTTTAAAAACATTTAGATAATATGTTGACATAGGATACCAGAAATGGTATCCTTTTTAATATAGAAAAGGAAAGAGGCACATGCTATGGAAACTATTGTAATTTTAGCTATTATTTTGATGGTGTTACTGATGTTATTCACTAACCTAGGATGGGGAACGTTGATGCTTATGGTATTAGTAAATGCTCTAGTGGTGGGATTGACATTTTTATTAATAATTTGTACCAGCAAACTCTAGAAATAAGTGTTGACAGCCATAATAAAACGTGATAACATGAACTCATCAAATATAAAAGGAGATATCAATATGATTAAATTAAGTAAATTATCAAAATCTGTTAACGGTAAGGAAAGTAAACGATACATGGAAACGACTGGATTGTCCCTTGATAGCATTAAACAATGTGCTAACTTGTCAGACTTACTAAGCGTTGACCCTAATTATGAAGGACTAAAAGTTCATCAGTCAAAAGGTAAGGTACAGGTTAGTGTTTACAACCACCGTATGCTGGGTTCGGCTGTAACTCGTTTTGACAAGCTTGAAAATTTAGAACCATTATTATCTACTATCAAGGACTACTACTTAAAGAATATTAATGAAAGCCGAGTAAATCTGTCAAATAAGCTGTTTATCAGTAATGTATACGGGTACTAATTATGGATAAATATATTAAGAAGTATAAGCGCAAAAGGTATCAGGGGCCTTTATCATTATTAGGAGAGGTTATTGGTATTAATTTAATTATTATGTTAGTTCTATTTCTCCTATTTATGAAAACTAATTTTGTCTGGGAACTAATAGTAATAACTGAGCTAGTAACAATTCCAAACAGTATTACATTAGTTGTAACTCGAAACCGAAAGAGGGACACAAACAAATGGTAATTAACTATATGGACTATATGGCTAAATATGAAAACAGTTTGATTAAAAATGGTCAAGTAGTTTTTGACAATATTGGTCAAGCTAAGGTACTACTAAAATTGACTGAGTGGCAATTAGTAGACGTACAACGCCATCGACCACGAAGTAGTGATTCTAAGCGAGAGCAAGCACTAAGTATCAATTCACTAAAAAACAAAATTGAAGCAATGACAAGTATTATTGAATCTGGAGAAGGAGAATAAGTCATGAGCATGGTAAACCACCCAGAGCATTATAATCATGGGAAGCTAGAAGTAATTAATATTATTGAAGACCAGCTAGAAGGAGCCCCTATTAAGCCATTTGAAGGCGGCCTATTCTTTAACGTTGTTAAATACATTTTGCGAGCACCTTATAAGAAAAACAAGATAGAAGATTTGAATAAGGCTAAATGGTATTTAGAACGATGGATTAAACTATTGGAAAAGAGTGATGACAATGAATGAGTTTAATGATTCTCACTATGACAAGAGTGCTATTATGAGATACGCTATTAAGTTCCCGGGAGGCTATCTATCAGAGGTGCAAGCAATTTATACGTCTACGCTGTGTTCTGAATATCTATCTAATAACCCGCTGGATGCAATTAGGTTAAAGTCACTGACTGACAGCGAAATTGAAGTTGCCAATAAGTTAATGAGTATGTTTGGTGGGATGCTAGTTGTTATTAACGGAAGTTATACTGTCGACACTGTTAACTATAAACAAATTGAAAGGGAGGCGCTTAATAATGGCTACCACTATTGATATTGATGGAAATTACCAAGTTGTTGTGTCTAATCATAGTAACTGGATGTTACAACGCAGATTGGACAATAAAGGTAAAGTGTTCACTACGGTTGACTCTAAGACTAAAGAGGTTAAGCCAAGTCCAGCTACAGTTGGATACTATCCGAGTCTAGGTAATGCTTTAAGTAACTATGCTAAGGAAGAAGTAATTGCTAAGAACAAAGATAAAGTTATTAGTGTACAAGATTATATTGACCAATTAAAGGTAAATATCAAGTATGTTAATGGACTACTAGAAAAGTAGGTGAATGCCAATATGCGTAAATTCCAAAAGATTAATGCTTATGAAAATGAACAATTGTTTGAAAATAAGTTATCTAATGAGAACAAAGAAGTTATTACTATTGAACCGGAAGACACTTTAGTTATTACTGAAAAGCTGGATGGTTCTAATGCATCTGTAGAGGTACTTGATGGCGAGGTTAAGTCTTACTCTCATAAAGGGGAATTAGACGCTGATAAAAAACTAAATGGATTCTATGGATTCGTTAATGATAACGCAGATTATTTAAAGCACATTGGAGATAACTACATTGTGTTTGGCGAATGGTTAACTAAGCACCGAGTACAGTATAAGGATGAATACTATCACAAGTGGTATCTGTTTGACGTGTACGATAAAGCGTCTCATAAGTATCTAGGATATCATGAGGCTGAAAAGCTATATAAGGATGTATTATATGGTGTAGATGGAATTGAAATGGCACCTTTATTAGAGGATAACGTTACTGGAATTGGGTTCAATGACTTACCTAAGATTCAAGCTAAATATTCTGATAAGTCTAATTACTCAGCCAGTGGTAATATGGAAGGTATTGTAGTTACTGATTTAAGCAAGACAGTACCTACTTCACAGACTACTACAGGCCCCTTGCGGATTAAGCTAGTCAATGCTACCTTTAAAGAGTCCAAGCACGTTAAGGAACACTCAGAGTCTATTAGCTTAACTGAGTGGATTAATAATAATGTAACCTTAGCCCGAGTATCTAAGAAGGTATTAGAAGGTCAGGATGAGGGCGAACTTCCTAGTGAGTTGTCATTTGACTGGATGCGTAATGGTAATACTAATAAGGTGGCGACTGAGGTGCTGCTGGATGCTATTGAAGAATCGCCGGAGTTACCAGCAGAGATTAAACAATTAATTCGGGTATCACGGGCACAAGCTCGTAAGTATGTAGCACTAAAAGTTAAGAATATGATTTAGCGAGGTTAGCATAATGAATGATAAAACGGAGTTAGCTTCAAGGCGTAGTGATGGAAACACTGGGGTAATTGCTATCCCTTTTAAGGTTGACTTTAACAATAACAATTTATTAACTGGCATTAAGCTGGTTGTGTTCAGCACGCTAGAAAACGAACAGCACCTTATTTGGGTATCTAGAGAGTTTACTAAGGATGAACTAAAGGATGGTACAAATTATCTTCATTTAAGCTCACCCTTAGTTATCTCAAAAGGCGCCTACCAAGTATTAACAGTTTATAAATAAAGTATTGACAAAGCATACTAGAAAAGGGTATGCTTTTATTATAGAAGAGGAAAGAAGGATAGTTGTATGAAAATTGAAGTTTGGAAAACTTATCCGGAGTTTTCGTTTATCGAGGTTAGTCCGTTCGGTGATGTTCGTACGCTAGATAGAGTGGTTACAACTAAAAGAGGAACACGTATCATACAAGGTCATATTCTAAAACAATGGCGTAATAAAGATGGCTATATGCAAGTATCGTTCAACGCAAACGGTAAAACGGTCACTATAAAAGTCCACCGTCTCGTTGCCCAAACGTTCATTCCGAACCCTGATAATTTGCCACAGGTGAACCATAAGGATTGCAATAGAACTAACAATAATGTTGATAATCTTGAATGGTGTGACGCTTCGTACAATCGCCAATACACAGAAAAATACGGAGTGTCAAGCACAGAATCGAGAGGCCATTCCTTGTATGCAATCAACTTAAACACATTAGAAGTGTTTAGGTTCAAGTCGCAAAGTGAAGCGAGTCGGGAACTTGAGGTTAGCCAACCAGATATTACTAAAGTTATTAAAGGCCAATATAAAACGGCTGGTGGCTATTGGTTCACAGAAGACAATGGCAACGGCGTTGAAGCCGACAAAGATAAATTACGAAAAATCAAGGCTGATATTAATTTCAAAGGTGGCGTGTTTGCAATCAATTTGAAGACACAAGAGGCTTCACGGTTTGAATCGCAGAGTGAAGCGAGTCGGGAACTTGAGGTTAACTTAGGGAATATTAACAGCGTTATTAAAGACAGACTAAGCCAAACCAAGGGTTACTGGTTCACAAACGCCGATAACAAGGCAGTAGAGACCACCAGAGACAAACTAGGCGACATTGTGGCCTCCAAAGTTGAAAAGTTGATGAAGAGAAAAACAAACAACATAAAATAAACTTGACAAGAACATACCAGTGGTGATATAATTTTATTATAGAAAGGAAAGAGGCGTTTAATATGACGAGAGTAATTAGGTTCAAAGCTTGGAACGGGTACAGGAAGATAATGGCTGACTATGTATCAGCAATCCAGAATGGCGATACCCAAGGGACACCAAGCTCTGTTAACGTTATTGTAAATAGGAAAAACGAAACTTGGGACATTAAGAACGATGATGTTGAACTGTTACAGTTTACCGGACTGAGAGATGTTAATGGTAAGGGAATTTATATTGGCGATATCGTCAATGTGTGGTCTGATGCAAGTGAATTAACAATGGAGCCAATGGTTAATGAAGTAGTTTCATAAGATTCACTTGGGCGACCAGGTGTGTTTTTAAAACCAGTAAGGGCACATGTACTTGAACCATGCCTGTATGACTCTTGGAGCTTTCAATTTGAAGTTATTGGTAATATTTATAAAAATTCTAGTCTTATGAAGGGTGGCAAATAAAAATGAGAGCTTATCGTAGAAATGACAAACCAATAGAAGCCCTAAAATTTGATGGGAGTCAGACAAGTCTATTTGGCTATGAAGTTATGCCAGATTCCTTAGTTGATGCACTAACAGGTGAGCCAGCTTATTATTCAATATTGATTGACGATTTTGAACCAGAACCTGATGCCTTTCCAGACGATAATGAAGTTTCATTTGAAATTGGTGATTGGGTTGTTAATGAAACAGACGAGATTAAAGTTATGGCCGATAAAGAGTTCAAACAACAGTATGCCGAGTTACCAGTAATTCCACATTATGTTGCTGAATATATTGCTGACATGAAGTCACAAGGTGATGACATTTGGGACGCTACGCATCATTTCATTAGAGACGACAATCTAGCTGAGTATATGGAAGACAATTCTGAAACGTTTGTCCGTGCGTGGCTAGATGGTTATCAAATTGAGGAGGGCTAAGACATATGCGAGAATACAAAGAAGTCGAGTTTGACAATAGTGTACTTTATAAGGGAATTAGTTCAATCATGTCTAATGCTGAGGCTCGTGAGTATCTGGCTAAAGATGCTAAGCGCCTAATTGATAAAAGTCCTTGTGACGAAACTAAGTCTGACTTTAGCTACATCATGAAAAAGGTTATTGATAATGCTGTTTTTCGTGGTAACCCTGTGACATTAGTAGATATTGATAAATTGAACTCTAAAACTAATATAAAATGGATTGTTAGCATATTTCATGCATTAGGCTATTTAGTTGAGCTTAGTAATCATGGACTATGGATTTCTGTTAAATAATAGAGGATGGTTAGATGTTTAGAGATATGGTTAATAAAAACGACCCCGTAGCTAAGAAAGTATTAGCTTATCAAGACAGCAAAGAGTTTAAGAAGGAGTTAGACCTTTTAGCAGAAAGAGTTAGACTAGGGTTAAGCCAAGAAGATTTTAAAAAGTATAAAAAGTCTAATGAAAAATGAATCTACAAAATGATTAACAAGGGGGTTATATTGTAACCATGATAATTATTATAGATATATTTGTTGGAATCCTAGCTATAGCCGGGGCAGCATTTTTATTCTGGGCTTTCGCATGGATGTTAAAGTTACTGGGGATGGCATTTAGGTACATTGTGCCACATTCAGGTATTGTTAAGATTAGGAGTTGGCTAGCTAGTCAGAGGTGGATAAGCAAGCTAAATGATATTATACTACTATTGGTTGTGCTTGCATTTGCACTGTTTACTCTGTATGTACTAGGACAACTTTTTACAGGAAAGCCATATATTGGTTGACAAGCAGTAACAATAGGTATAAAATTAGGCCATTAAATAAAGAAAGAGGCAAAACATTATGAACTTTACAACATTATTTCAAGACGCAGGACACAAGGTTAAATTTATTGACAAGAAGAACGGTAAGATTAAATCATCCCCACTAGGTATTTCATGGACGACATTCTTTTTTGGAGTATTTGCACCACTATTCCGGGGAGATTGGTTAGGGGCATTTGGCGTATTCTGTGTATTAAGTGTAGCCGGTTATGCTGTTAGTCCAATTACAGTATTGATTATTCAAATCGCTGTGGCAGTATTCTATAACTATATCTACGTTTCACGCTTACTAGCTAAAGGCTATGAATTGTATGATGCTAATGATATTGAACTAGTTAAGAAGCATGGCTATAATGTGGATAGTGATACCAATGAATAGTGAGCGCAAGCGTGATAGAAAGGCAGCCAAGAGACTTGCTAAGTTTCTAAATGATAGTGGTATGTATGCTAACAGTAAACAATTTGTTTATTCACAGCATATAATTCAGCTAGAAACAGAGTTATCTATTAGCCAGAAGCAAGCAGCTAGGTATACAGGATTAAGCTTATCAAGATTTTTAGACTATGAACAGGGTAACTCTTTAAACTATATAGGTTATGAAGATATTATTAAAAAGCTAGAATTATTAAAAACTACAAGTAAAGAGGTAAATAAGTAATGGATTATTATAAATCAATCGAATCATGGGCCACTCATCGTGGTCTAGATAAAACGAACCCTGATAAACAGTTAATTAAACTAGTAGAAGAGATGGGTGAGCTTGCCGAAGCTCACAATAAAGGTTATCGAGACAAACAGATTGATAGCATTGGCGACATTTTCGTGGTATTGACAATCTATGCATTGCAAAATGGTTTGCATTTAGATGAATGTGTCAAAGAAGCATACAACACAATTAAGAATCGAACTGGCAAGATGGTTGACGGCGTGTTTGTTAAGAACAGCGATTTGGAGGATAGTTCATGTTGACAAGCGGAGAACAACTAAGAATAATTGCTAAGACTTACCGAGAACGGCAGGTTAAGCCTGAATTATGGAATAAGATGTTTAAGGTGATGCAAACTAGTGCCTATCAAGGCAAACACTCAGCGCTATTGTTCTGTAGTGGCTTTACTACTGATGAAATTAAGCATATTACGGCTAACTATAAATACTACGAGGAATATGCTAAGACTCAAAATGTTGAACTAGATTTAATAGCACCAAAAGAACTTATCTTTGGGGAAGCTAAATGGTACTAGGGACGAAAATGAAACTATCTTACTGAATAATATACAAACTAGGGGTGTAAGAAAATGACAAGTAGTATTACTGATTTAAAAGCTAAGATTGAAGCCACTAATGATGATAACCCATATAAGTCTCTTTTGATAAAACAATTGAATGTTCTAGAACAAGAAACATGTGAGTATTGTCATATGCCTTATAAGAACATGGTTGATGAAGCAGGCTGGGACCTTGGGATAGACTCAGATACAAGTTGTGGAATTAAATACTTTGACCTAGTAATGTCTACTAGCAAGGGGTTCGCTAGTACTCCAGCTAACTATTGCCCTAAGTGTGGTAGAAAGTTATTTTAGACTTGACAAACAATTTTTAATATACTATTATTATTTAATAAGGATAGACGGATATGAAAATGACAACAGAAATTAAACATAAGTATTATGAGTTTAATGAACCAGAAAACGACTACTATGCCTTAATAGCAGCTAATAGTCAGGGAGAAGCATGGGCTGATTATTATGAGGATGTAGTAGGTAAAGACTATGATGATGACGCTTCGTGTAAAGAAGTGTCATCTCCCTATGCTTGGAATACGCTGATTAATGCTGCTGACTATAATGAGAACACACTTGAAGAACTTATTAAACAGTTTGAACAGTATGGACTATTACTAATTTCGTCAGACTTAGGATAATCCCAGAGACAATCAATGTGGATTTTGTAGATGCAACCAAGTTACTTAGGAAAGGTAAGGAGGATTAGTATGAAGACAGAAGAATTTATTAAAATAGTAACCAAGACGCCGGGTTATATTGTAAAAGTAGGAGAATGTGAAACTAGGGTATCTGGTGAAATCGGCGGTGATACAGTTGCAGCAATTAGTGAAGAATATCAGAATATGGTTGACTTACACTATATGTCTGGTGTAAGTGACGACTTGTTTGATGCTATTGTAGCCTATGCTAAAACCCCTATTTCAGAGCGTAAGGGCGTTATTAGAAAGCGAGTAAAGGTAGTTTCAACGGATGAAAACAGTTACCTTCATGTTGATGTTTTTAGTTGGGGTCAACGGGCATATTTAGGACGTTTAGTAGATGAGGATTTAACTTCTGTTATAGATGATTTTTCGCCCGAACAAATTGAACAACTAAAAAGTCGTGATGACGTCGCGATTGACTGGAACAAAGTAGCTTTAGAGGATGTTGATTAGGAGATTATTATGGAATTTAGTGAAGCAATGGATGCATTATTAGATGGCAATAAAGTTAGACAAATTTACTGGTGGGACAATTATTATATCATGATAGGTTCCCATGACCATATTATTGATAGCCTTGGGAACATCTACACTATTGACAAGACAGACCTTATGCTTAGTTGGGAACTATATCAGTCTAAAGTTACTGTAGGAACACTGCTAAGCTATTACGGAAGCCAATATCGGGTTGTTTTCAATAAAAAGGGCAAACTAGACATTGTTAATACTAAGACTTGGGGAGTATTTATCGGAGATATTCATATGGATAAAATTGATGACACTATTAAATCATTGGGTATGGAAGTTATCAATGATGGCTCTACTGACTAGGAGGACTAAAAATGAAGCAAATAGATGAAGAAGCACTTATTAATGGTTTAAATTATTGGGGTGAAAAGGTACTAGGGCGCTCTAAATTTGGGGAAGAGTGTCTTTGGTCGAATGCTGCGCAAGGGGTTATATATAACTTTGACCAGGGATATAACGAAGAACTAGCTAAAGACTGGTATCAAGGTGACAAGAATGAGAAATATTTAGATTTTATGAATAGGCATAATAGTACGGTCACCTACTTATACATTAGAGATGAATACGGTTTAATTATGAATGTATGGACTATCCCAGAATTAAAGCATATAGCGTTTCAGGCTCACGAATCCCAAGTAGCATATTTAAACAAGCTTAAAGATGACATATATAAATGTGAAAACTTTAGACAGGTTATTAATTACTTGAAGAAGCTAAATAGTTATGATATACCCTCAGAGTTCCCAGCTAGTGACTTTACTTTGAGGGATGGGTCTTTTGAGAAATTCTTAAAAGATAGTGTTAATAGAGCCTGTGAAAAGTTTGGAGAATCTGTTGATGTTTCAAAACACAAGGATAGCCCATATCCCTATCGGGAATACCTAGGACTTTGGTAAAGGAGAAATCAATAATGACTAAAACGGATAGTGAACTATTAGAGCAAAAGAGGAAGTTAAACAAACAGCTAGACAAAGTTAATAATGAACTTGCAGAACAGCAGCATGAGAAAGATTTAAAAGAATGGGTCCCTGTTAGTATGCAGGAATTTTACGAGTATATGGCTGACTTTGCTAAGTATACCATGGAAGACGTCTATGAACCGTGGGAGTTTAGCTCAGAAGATATGGGCGGTATTATTGAGATGGCTTTAAAGGCAGGCATTAGACCTGACAATCCGGATGTCAAAGATAAAGTTTTGACTAATCAAATTAAACTGGCAGATGAAGCTCGTGAAGCGTTATATAACAAGGATAAATCCCTATGAGTTTAAAAGACATGGTCAATAAGAACGACCCACTTGCCAGAAAGGTACTAGCGTATAACGAAAGTGACGAGTTTAAAAAGGAGTTGACTAATCTAGCTGAACGAGTTAAACTAGGCTTAAGTCAAGAAGAGTACAGAGCATACAAGAAAGACAATAAGTCAAAGGAGAGCTAAGCATGAAAACAAGTGAAGTAAAATCAAAATTTTTAGTACATGCGTCTTTAGGGTTTATTAATTTAACCGAAAGCCAATTTACAAGCATTTTAGACACTATTGTAAGGTTCCACCCGCATTATTTAACTTCTTATTCATTTCCTAAAAATGGAGATACTGTTTATGACATTACACTAGATGTCGCAGTGGTCTCTGCTATTGATGTCTCAGTAGTAAGGAACACACTTACTCAGCTAGCTAGAACGTATTCGCCAACACTGCTTTCTTCAAACATCTATGTTAGCGATAATACTATCAAGGAGGAATTATTATGACTTTTAGTGAAGCATTGCAATGCCTGTTGGAAGGTAAAAGGGTTTGTTGTAAAACCTGGGCTGGACATGACTATATTGAGTTGGTTGATAACAAAATTGTAGATGAACAGGGTTTTCCATATTCTATTGGTGATAGACTATATGAAGCAGAGTGGAACCTATACCAGCCTAAAGTTACTGTAGGAGCGCTGCTAAGCCATCTAGAAGACCGGTATCGGGTTGTTTGGAATAACCGTGGCAGGTTAGACCTTGTTGATATTAAAACTTGGAGAGTATTTATTGGTGATATCTATAAGGATAGACTTGATGATGTTATTAAATCGTATGGTATGAAAGTAATTAAATATAGTAATTAGTCAATAGGAGGATAAGCCATGAAGTTAAATGAAATTACTAGTAATAAGCTGAATTTTGACAAGGTATTGAACAAGCATTGCGACCATCCTATTGATTCCTTCAAAAATCCTTTAGGTATTAAGACTTCTTCTGGACCTAAGCTAGTAGAGAGAAGCACATATGAGCTTGGAACGGGTATGGGAGTAGTCGATAAGTCTGGGATGATATTGCACTGCAACAGCAATGATTTTATTATTGTACTAGCAGACGACCACACCTATTCTATTGTTAGTATGTCATGTTGGGCAACTTTAATTGAGGATATTCCTAATACTTATGTAGATGATGTAGTATATGGGCTGGGATTCATAGCAGACAGTCCTACAGTACAAGGAGAAATTAGTATGAATTTTAATGAGGCGTTGCGCGCTATGCTGAAGGGCAAAAAAGTTAGAGCCGACTGCTGGGAACCGAATGAATATATTATGCTAGATGCTGATAACAACGACTTTATTGATGAAAATGGAGACACCTATCTTTTTAGCGATTCTAGTACGTACCATGATTGGCACTACAGTTACTCTATGGCGGGTACTGTTTTAAAGCATAATAACGGCAACTTCTATAAGATAGTTGTTTCCCCGGATAACACCTATTCGATTGTTAATACAGAAACCTATATGGTAGTAAGGGAACACATTAGAGAAGATATGCTCAAGATACTGCTTAGGGTTGAGGGGTACACTCTCCTAAACGTGGGTGACTAGAATCTATAATTAATAACGGAGGGTCCAATATGACAGTATACCTTGTTTATCAAGAATGTGAATATGAAAGTTACAACGAAGACCATACAAACCTAATGTGTGGTATTCTAGGTGTGTTTTCTACGAAGGAAAAGGCAAGTCGTTATATTTCTTGCTTTGAAGATGCTGAATATTTTGGAATCCGTATAGTTGAAACCAAGCTAGACAGCCCTCACGAGGAAATGGATACGCTCATGTGGTTTCATGGCCGGACTTGTAAAGAATAAAACTAATCTAGGAGGATTAACTATGAAATTTAGTGAAGCATTACAAGCTATGTTAGACGGTAAAAAGGTAACACGAGTAAACTCAACAGGATATGGTTATATTATGCTAAATGATGATGGTGATGTTGTAGGTAATACTGGAAGTCCGTTTAGTCTCAGTAAGAAAGATTTTATTGCAGATTGGGAAATTGCTGATATTCCATCAGCAGGTGCACTATTAACTCAATATGGTAGCACCAGTAAGTATCGGTTGATTAAGGAAGCTGACGGTACTTATGCAATCCTAGATGATAAAACATTCGTTGAAATAGCCAAAGGTATTGATGAGGGACAACTTGTTAGTATGTTGAATTTTCAGAGCCTTTCGATAGCTAGTAAGTCTGACAAGAATGAACTTGATGAGGTTTGGAATGTTGCTAGGAAGCATCACAATAGATTAGCTAATACAGAGGGGGATAACTAGTTATGGAATTTGATGAAGCTCTAGAAATGGTATTAATGAATGGTACAAGAGTACGTGGGGTTAATTGGCCTAAAGGTTCTTATATTCATTTAGATGCTTTTAACCAGGCTGTTTATAACAACGGCAAATACTACCTGCCATGCAGGGCGGATATGACTCAAAGTTGGGAAGAGTATTCTGAACTGGGGGTTGGGAGTAAATTACGAAAAGGGGATGCTTACTTTATAGTAATCCAAGAAAGTCCCTCGTTCGTTTCAATTGTTAACACAGATGATTGGACTGTTGTTAATAAAGATATCGAAATAAAGAAGTTAGGCTATCTTGTGGATAGCTTAGGGTTCACATTAGTTAAATAATTTGTTAAAGACACAAAAGGAGAGTAATTATGACATTTAAGGATTATTACACAAAAGAGAACATTTGTAGTTCAGACACTGTTGCTAAAATCGTTGGTAAAGATAGTAAAGATAAATTTGCTATGGTTAAGAATATGGATGGAAATACTTTTTGTATTAGCCGGCCATTTACAATTAATTCTGACTATGAAGGTATTAATAAATTAGTTATTATGTCTCACTCAGATGGGATGCCGCTGCTAACCAAAGTTGCAGAGTAATAATACTGATAAAAGTACAATTCAATATTAGTATTCTAAAGGCTACTCTTAATTGAGCAGTCTTTTTATTTACGATAGCCTTGATTAGGCCAAAAATTTTATGGGGGCGTTTTTAGGATTTGTTTATATACCGGTATTTAGAATTAGCTGCTCATTTATTTAATGGGGGGAGGGTATATGGCAGTGCATATGGGAGTTCATTATAGTGTTCAGTATACCGTATAATATGCTAAAATTTTGGGCTAAAATATTTGTGCCTAAGGTTGAGCGAGGCAGGTAGACAAGGTACCCCTATGTATGGGGCTTGACAGGGGGGAGGGGGTGTGATACATAACACTATACGCCGACAATGTCAAGGGAATTTTATAAAAATAATATAAATGTAACATTATAGCGGATTGCATATACCGTGTTAATTTATACACGAATTATAATATAATTTTATTGTAGCACGCTGTAACGTGTTAATAATATCGTTAGTATAGCTGTATGCTTCATACATAGCGTGTAAGAGTGTTAATCTATATATTAGTGTAATTACACCGGCCTAGCTTAAAATGGATTAGAACGGCTTACAATGCGTTATATAGCATTGTGCATGATATGCTATTATAGACAACAAAAAACGGCCGTCCTAATGGATAGCCGTTAATAATTATAATATTGTTAGATAGCTGTTAGTGTCCACTCCAATAAGTCTAATTGAATGTCTAATCCTTTAGTTTCGTCCCGTGTAGACAAGTAACGAACTTGGTTACCCTTAGTGGCCTTGATAGTTGAGCAGTTGTTTTTGCGTGATGTCATAATGTATAACTTCCTTTTCTTATTTAATGACTTAAGTATATACCCTACTTTTTAAGTTGTCAACAGCTATTTTAAAATAATTCTTTAATATCTTCAGTACTTTCTAAAATGTATAGAACCCCGTTAATTTCAACGCTAACGGCTAGTTGCTCGGCTTTAATAAAGATTGCACGAATTAGGTCACTGATAACCCGAGTAGTGTCCTTGTTAAAGTCCATAGTATTGAACTGCATAACGTTAATGTTATCGGTGTACAGCCTGTTATTGTCCGTCCAATTGCCTCGGGCTGTATAGGTAGTGGCGCCCCCGATAACCGTTAAGGCGGCTTTAATTTCAGGGTTTAAGTCAACCTTTACCCCGTCATTGTTAGTTACTGGTACAAAAACTTTAATCGTGTTCTCTAATTTAATCATGTATAAAACCCCTTTGCTTATTGAATGACTTAAGTATAAACCTCATATTCTAACATGTCAACAACTAATTGAATTTAATTTATTTTATTTTGCCGGTTGATGTCTTGTTTTTCTACTCTTTAAATATACCATATTAGGCAATTGAATGCAACCACCTAATTGAAATTAATTTATAGCTATCAAAATAGCCTAGTGAGGGTTAATTAAGTGCAGTCCTACTTTATTAAGTGGTGTACCCTTGGTGTAGTGTTGATTGAAATAGCTAGTCAATGTGTTAGTGTCTAGTTTATCAGGTAAGCCATAAGCAATATAGAATAACAATGGTTCGACAAATTCAACTGGGTAGTTAGTGTTATAGGTATTAAGCGTGATAACTTTACCTGTTAATAGCCGTAGCTTGTCCTTAACTGGTGTTGCATATGCTTGTTGTTGCTTGTTATGATTAGTCATTAGTGTACCACCTTTCAACTGCTTTCAACTCTAATATAGCATAACATAGTATAATGGTGGTGTCAATACCTCTATAACGTCCATACAAGCCCTGTGAGACGTTTTAGACTATGCCTAGTGTAATTATACTACCCCTAATATAAAACGTCCGTAACAAGCTTATAGTGGCGTATAAACGGATGTATATAAAAGGGCTACCCCCATGGATAACCCTAATTGCTTTATAGTGTATGATAAATAGCCATGATAACTTCAAATGCTAGCTTATCTTCAAAATCATCACTGTCATCGACGATAGCAACTAGTAAGGTTTCCAACGTGTCATCATTAAAGATTGATGGGTGGTGTGTTAGTTCAGCTGTATAGTCGGTAGTATCTAACATGTATTCAAGCGAATCATCAACCACAATTGTAAAATGATTAGGCTTGTTATTATAAACTTCCATATGGGTATCGGTGCTGTTATTAATAGCGGTTGCTTCTCGTTTTAACGATTCCCGTAACCATGCTTCGTTAATGCTATTTACCGTGTCTAATATGCTTGTTAAAATCATAATGTAATTCCTGCTTTCCTTATTTATTGATTATAGTATAGCAGGTATATGGCTACCTGTCAACTACTTTTCAAAATTAAATTTCAACTGGTGTAATCTTCATTGCTTCAGACAAATGCATTCGTCCTAGAATGCTATTAAAGTATGGTTCGTTATCTTTAATAGTGTAACTAATTTTAGCATGGTGGCTTTTAGGCGCTTGTGCTTCGTCCAGTACACTGACGCAATAGGTCACGTTTTCACCTGCTTCGTCGATGTCTGTAATAAGTAGCGCCGTTGTGTTAGTAATTGAAATGCTTGCAAATGCTTCACGTTTTTCCATAATGTAATACTCCTTTTCCTTATTTAATGTCTTAATCATATGCCCTATACTCGGGCTTGTCAAGAACTATTTAAAATAATTCGTATTTATTAGCTTTGAGATACGCCATCAAGGTTTTATAATCCTTATTAACCCCATCTAAGATAACGTTGTTGTTCGTAAGACTGCTACATGGTTCAAAGCTACTTACTCTCTCTAATGAGTATACATGACCAACCGAGCCAACAACTACCGACTTGCTGAAGCCGTTCTTATCAGGTTGAGCAATAAAGCGGATGGTTTCCTTGTTGAGTAATAGGTTTAATACGTTAATATCTAATTTCATAATGTAATTTCCTCTTTTCTTATTGATTGACTATAGTATATACCCTAGTTTGTAACCTGTCAACAACTATTTCAAAATAAATTGGTACGGTTTTATCGTTATTTTAAGGAATGTTATTATACCGGCGTTTATAGTCGATGTAGCCTATGGTGAGTATTGACCTATTTTAGAATTGGTATAGCTTAAATTAATTTGCTAAAAAGGTTGACATTTACCCCATATAGCTGTATACTTAGTATATAAAGTAAAGGAGGTTAATAACAGCTCAATAGTACCAGCACCACAGCTACACGGTCTAAGCTATACCGGATATGATTAGGGAATTGTTAAGTTAATTTTTAAAAAAGTATACACTCCTCGTACAGAACTAGTAAGGCTTTTGGACTATGTAGCCATGGTAACCGTACTATGTAGTTTTATCTTTACCTCCTCTTTTATTGTATAACTAATTATAACATGTATTTAGCCACTGGTCAACCCCTATATGAAAGTATATAGGGTTATTTTTGTATGCAGCAATAGGCTACCAATATAAGCGCCCTATATAAGCCCCCTAGCAGCCATTCTAAGCCGTTTATATTGCCACCAGTATAATTACACCTATATACGGCTAACTGTTAATACACGCCCATATATAAGCCGTATATAGGTAGCCTATACATGTAGCCATAATAAGTTGATATAAACCAGCATGATATGATTGCATATTGGTTAGCTAGTACAGTGATTAAGCAATCGGCTAGTTGTATACGTGATTGGTTAGCTGGTCAACTAACTAGGCTGGCTGTGTACTGTAATATTATTAGTAAGATAGGTGAACCTTAGGCTCGTATGTATGTATTGCCTACCTATTGACTATATATTGTAGGCTCGTATATATATCTATATGTGTGTATTGCTAGGCTCGTATATATATCTATATGTGTGTATTGCTAGGCTCGTATATATGTATGTACTGTCTACCTCTTAGGTATGTATGTATTGTAGGCTCGTATGTATGTACTAATGTACATTGTCTATATATTGCTATCCCACTACCTATTGCCCTATATACTGCCATGCACCTATAACGGCTCGTATACACGCTTATATACACGCTTATATACACGCTATTCAATGACCATACAAAAAGACTAGCCATGATAGACTAGTCCTTAATTACTCTAGTAGCGTTTAAACACTCCGAATAATGTAATTCCTACAAAACTGATATAAAGTACACCGGCAATAATTTCAGGTAACAATACAAGCCACCATGACCAAGTAATAATACCTAGTAGCTTACATACTACAAATACAATTGTTAAAACTTCAGTAAATCCCATTTTTTAAATTCCTCCAATTATCCTATTCTAACGATTCCATACGGTTCGTTGAGTGTTTCTAATTCCTAATGGTGTAAAGTGGTTACGTGGGTCTGCATTGCGCTTCTCATCACTTTTAGATACACGCCGAACAGTAACACTATACTTACGAGGCTGTTTAACTAGCCATGACTGTTTAGCATTTAAAGCCATGTAATACCATCTTACAGCTTTACCAGTCTTAACGGTTACTCGGTACATGTTTTCAGTACGTCCGGTATTGGTAAGCTTAACAGCGTGTTGCTTAGTCCGTGTTAAGGTATAAGCATAATTCGGCCTGCTAGCATCCGCATTATATGCGGTAACTAGTGACAATGTAACCCCGGCAACAACAGCAATTAATAATTTATATAGTTTCATTTTAATTTCCTCTTTTCTAGTCAACATCTAGTGCAGTGTCTAGGGCGTCCATCAAGGTATCAAAATCTAATTCGCTTACGTCGGCCTCATCATAAATCACAAAATAATCATCACTATAATCAAGTAAATCATATAATGCTACAACTGCTTCCTCATAGTCAACGCTATAAGTTTCATTTTTTAATTTATGAATCAAGTCAATTAAATATTCTCTCAACTCTGATACGGTTAGAATACCCCAGTTATTCAAGTTATCTAGTTGGTCGTCCGTTAACTTATCGTTTTCAATTAGTTGTGTTAATTTTTCACTTGCTGTCATGTTTATAACTTCCTTTTCTTATTTATTAACTGAATACAGTATATCAGGTTTATTTATCCATGTCAACATATAATCGTTGACCAATTGTAAACACATCATAAATTTCCGTATAAGCTAATGCTTGCATATCAGAGGTACTATCACCGGAATAAAAAGATTCGATTGTTTCCATTATTGTGTCATCTTCCGCTATATTCAACTTAATAGCGCCAATAATATCATTATCAGTTAGCTTAGTGACCCGGTCAAACTTATCAAGTGCACCATTGTAAGTTCCCGGTGTCAATTCAGCAATCCAACCATTATAAATCAATTCTTGTAGGTCTTCCGTTGTTGCCCCTGCGTTATACTTTCCGTATTCCTGAATATCATCATACCGTGTCACGTTGTTCATTAGGCCATCTCTAATTTCATTGCTCATAATGTATTAACTCCTCTTCTTATTTAATGTCTTAATTATAAGCTTGTTATTTTTAAATGTCAATAGCTTAATTGAAAAAACTTTCAAAGAATTTTGATTGCTTAATGCTGGGGAAAAACTTGTCTGCTAGCTTAATACCCCCATAGATTGCAAGTGCTAGCTCAATGATTTTAGGTAATGTTTCCATACTGATAATAAGCATGTTATAACGTCCTTTCCTTATTGAATGACTTAAGTATACATGATAGTTGAGGGCTTGTCAAGCGTTTATTTTAAATGTTTCACGTGAAACATTATTGCTTGTTCCTTGCTTATCAATGATTAAAATATATCATTTAATAGTCTAAGCTGTCAACCCTTATTTTTAAATAATTGTATTTTTATACCATATGCCTACAAGGTTATATAAGCCGTTTTAAGCCATTTTAAACTAGTCCGGTATAATTAGCCACAATCACAGCTAGAACCGAAAGCATAGACTTGTACGAATGTCAATCAGTTTAATAAAAAAACTAGCCTATTAAGCTAGTCCGTTGCGCCCTATACTGTTTCTACACCATCAACGCCACCATCAAAACTATTAGCAAGTTCGTCCTCAACCGCATCGTGTAACGCGTCATAGTCATCAATACCAGACAAGTCAAGTTCTAGCTCGGTCAAAAGGGTTTCTGCATCAGTTACCCTAAGCGTGTATTCAGCATATACATCACCAGCTAGGTCCGAGTAAAAGGCTTCCTGCATGTCAAAAGTATCATCTTGTAAAAGTTCAATCGCTGTTCCTAATTTCATAATATAAAACCTCTTTCTTAATTTGTTATAGTTAGCTTATCATATCTATTGCAGAGTGTCAACAGCTTTTTAATTAATTATATGGCAAGTAATAATCCGTTTCAATATCCTTTTTAGTCAAACCACTAACGCCAGTAGTCTGATAAATAAATTCCTTAATGTGACGCAACGTAGTGGCCGAATAAGTCCCGTTAACAATAACTTCGCCCATGCTCCATTTTGCAACAATAGTATCATAAGATTTTAAGTCAATTGTTTCATCATTATTATGCAAAGTGAACGCCTTGCGGTAGAATGATTGTGCATGGTCTAATTGTGGTTGTAATTCGAATGTGTCTAAAATTTTCATAATGTATTATCTCTTTTCTTATTTAATGTCTTAATTATATATCTTAATTGATAACCTGTCAAGAACTTTTTAAAACTTTATTTCTGATTGTCTTTATACTTTTTGTAAGCATAGATAGCAATTACAATAATAAATACTAGTTTTAATGTAGCCATATTCTATAACCTCCTTTACTTGAATAACTATAGCATACGGTTATTCTCGCAACTTGTCAAGCGTATTTTGAAATAAATTTGTTAAATCATCATCAGCCCCCAAAAAGTCCGAGAATGATGGTTTTGTTACTAGTTTTACATTTCGCTTGTTATCCATTAAAATAGCCTGCTGAATAATCTGAAAATATAACACATAGTCAATTCCATCACTCACTAACTTGACCAAGGGTTTGCGATATAAATTTAGTTCTGCAATGTTCTGAAAATACATGTCATAAGTGCCAAGGTTAACTGCCCGGCGTCCGCTGTCGTACTGCTGTACCTTGTAAAGTTGCATATGGCTGTTCGCCGGCTTTCCAATTGTGTCTAGTTGCTTACCATACTTGTAAATATCTTGCTTAATCTCGTTTTCAGTTTTACCATGGTTCATAAACTCTTTGAATTTCACAATGTATTACTTCCTTTCAGTTGTTTCACGTGAAACAATAGTATTTTGTTTCTTGACTATCTCACGTGTATAGCATAGCATTATACTATTTTATAGTCAACCATATAATGAAACTTTTTTAACCTTAATTTTCCCACCTAATGGCCGTGCAATCTCTAGCCAGTAGCTACTATAATTAGTAGTATCAACGTAGTTCACTACTTGTTCCGGTGTAGGATTGCAAGCAATTATAACCCCGTTATCATTAAGAGGTTTATAGCCCCTCAAAACGTACTGTAAGCCCCTGTTATATAACTCGGTGGCTTGCCGGTATAGAATGTTAGGCCGGTTATATGTTCGGTTGTCATAGGGTTGAAACTTAAAACTACTGACATTGTTTTTATTGATAATCATCATTATACCTCCTTAAAAGATACATACATAAATGTACACAAGCCAAGTTATTGCAGTAACATATCGGTTTAACGTTTTAGCTGTCTCATCATTTTTTACATTAGCATTAATCAGCCCTTCAATAACTCCCGCGACACTCCCAATAATTGCTCCGATAATAAACATTTTGATTAAGAATAACATAATGTAAGACCCCTTTACTTTTTTATTTTATAATATCATCAATTACATATCATGTCAATACCTATTTCGATATTTTCTAGTGTCTGTTGAATAGTCCACTTAATAATAACGCTAACCCTATCATTAATAGCATTCGTCCCGGGTACCATAGAATGTAAACAACTATCATCTTGCCTGCATTCCATAGAATGTAAAAGGCTGCAATCCATAATAGTAACTTTATCCATTTAGGTAACTTATGCTTTTTGCTTGGTGCTGGTTCTCTATCGTTCATAATGTAGCGCCCTCTCCTTTACTTGAATGACTATAGTATATAGCTAGGCGTTGTTAGTGTCAACACTTTTTATTAAAATCGTTTCAATTATTTTTCCTACTATATAAGGTGTTAAAACTGTATTTGTATCTCAATCAAGCACAACACTAGCACGCCCATTGCTCACCCACCAGCACGCCCATAAATTTTTTAAAAGAAACTTTTTGAAAAAATTACTCATAAATCCGGACAGGATTATACTTATTATTTGCAAATTTCAGATACTGAGGTGGGGGTAAAATTTTCGGGGAAACTTTTTGAAAAAATTACTAATAAATCGGGACAGTTTACAACTAAGTATTATAGTTCTTAAAATAACCTAGTGGGGGTTAGTATTATACCCACCTCCTTTTAGGCATAATAAAAATGACCGCCTATTAGACAGTCATTGATATTATTGTTATAATCTTAGTGGTAGAAACTTAATTAGAATAACAGTATGATATGGCTGAACGATTTGGATAGTAGCGCTATCATCTTCTACATATACTTTATATTTACCTTTAGCATTGTAAGATACCATTCCGTATATATTTCCCAGGGAGATTGCTTCTCCAAATACAGTATTTAAACTGAGATTATTATAGGATAGCTCAGTTGTCTGTGAGGTGGTATTAGTGACGATAGTTGCACGCCATAGTTTACCAGCCAGCCGATGGTGGATAAGATGATTAATTGTGTTTCTTTCTTTTCTGCCAAGCTCATGCTCGTTCAAGGTCAAGGTATTGATAGGCAGCAACATGTTAGTTTCTTTAGTGAAGAGAACTCTTAGAATTACTCCGCTGTCTGTTTTTGATTCAAATAAGGTATAAGGACCTACTTCACTTAGGTCATATAAACGATTATGATTAGTAGTCCACATAAAGAACTTGCTATCTGTATTTTCATCAAATTCAATTTGACCAGCAATTTCCTTTAGTGGGTTCGGAACGTTCTTATACACCTCTTTGCTTAACTCTATATCCCATGATGCCGAATCCTTATTCATGTGTAATTTATCAATAACAACGATTGTATCCACTAGATTGCTCTCTAGCCCCTGAATGCTTGCTCTGATAGGCTTAGTCTGCTTGATATCTTGTAAGTGCTTAAACCACCTATTATTGCCCTTGTATTGTGTATATTTCATTAAAATTCACGTCCTTTATCTTTAGTATAGCATATGGTAAACAAAAAGACAAGTCCTATTTAGACTTGTCCTTACTATTTCTACTGACATTTAGGTAGCAGGTATTAATTTCTTTCTCAATGTCAGCATTAATTCTTTTCAATGATAATAGCTGTTGCTTGTTCTTCAAGCATCTCACTAGTTTTATTAAGTCCTTACGACTACCCATTACCCAATCAATAAATAGGATAACTGAAAACAATAGGATAAACTCAGGGTTGTAAAACGATAGCCCTGTAACTAGCAATACTCCCATCCACAATAATTTCATCAGCACCCACCCTCTAAAGAGTAATATAAACTTACTATTCTGTGGGAGATTCCTTTTTATCATTTTCCTTGTAATCTTCAATAATTTGAGTTTTTAAGTTGATATTCTTCTCAATATCGTCAAGTTTTGATAACAATTTATTGTCATTTTTAACTCGTTCGCGGATATCATCTAAATCTGAACTAATAACTTGATTAACTTCTGCTTGTGCTTTTACCCAGTCTGATAGGAAAGCATCAACGTCAGCATATAATTGTACTTCCAAATTAGCCATCCGAGCATATAGAATCAAGTAGATAAATAGTCCTAAACACAAACCACCTAAAATAATATATAATCCCAACATTACTCAGCCTCCTTAAACACCTTATCACCATCCAAAAATACATCGAATAGACCACTCTTCTCTAAGTCCTGTTGTAGTCGTGGTAATAGCATAACCAAGTCACTAATAGAATGTGAAATGACCTTCCCAAATCCCTTAGCACCTATAATGTTAGCCAGTTCTTCTTTTGCTTCGTCAGTGTTTAAAGCTAAGTCTCCAGCAGCTTCGGTAATGTCATCAAAGTCTGCTTTGTCGTCAACTGTAAAATCGCCAGAATTAATAAACTGACTAACTCGTTGGACAACTCCAGAAGTCTGTAGTTCGACATTATCCGTTTTATTTAAAGCATCAGTTAACTGATTAATAGCTCGATTACTATCAAATTCTAGCCGCTTAGCACCTAAACCAGCAGGTGTAATAAATCCTACTAATTCTGGATTAACTTCTCCAATAACCAACTTTGCTTGTTTAAACATTGCAACAGGTAGGCTAATAACATAATCCTTACCACGATAGTTTGCTACCATAAAGTTGTCATTAATCCAAAATTTAATCTCACCATACTTAGTAGCATATGCAATACTAAATTGGGCATTCTTATATACCTTGGGTTGTTCTAGGTTATCAACATCAATACTAGGAATAACTGTTTCTTTATCAATCATAGTGATAGACCTTCCTTTTCTAATTGCTTCAGTAATTCTTTACCTTCTCGGGTAGCACCAGCATTATCAATAATCTTGGCAGCTCTGTCATTCATCTCAGCAATCATCTTGTCTTGTTTATCTTTCTCAACATACTTAGGAATAACATCAATCATTGCTGATACTATAGATGAGTTGATTAGTTGATACTGTTTCAACGATTCTGCTGTTAATCCTTTTGACTCTTGGAAATACCATTTATTATACAACTCAACTGCTTTTAATAGCGTTGGCATGTCGATTACTCGTGTAGCCTGTGCTGTTGCAAATCCTTTATCCATTATCATTTCTAGGACTTGTCTACTAGAATGCACATGTTCTACTGGGACTGCTTCTTCTGGGATGTCATAAGTTTCCTTAGGTAGGTTATTGGCCTTGCGAGTGCTCCTAGGATTATCCGTGTTAGGGTTGCCAACAAACCCCTCTACCTTGTCCGAATCAATATCATCAATACTCGTTTTACGGCGTTTGTCTAACAGGTCATCAATAGGTACGCCCGTTTCCTCAGCTTCGGTAATCTTAGCTTTTAACTTAGATAAACTGCCTTTAGATAACTTGAACCCTTCTGAATCTAAAAACTTTAGTATATAGTCATATGGCTTATGCTCTTGCAATAAAGAATATACCTTTGTAAATAGAAGGTGATTCTCATACAAATCCAGTAAGCTGTTGCGTTTTGCCATGTTTTAAAACTCCAATCAATATAAATTTTTAATAGATAACCAGTAAAAGTTTTGTTCAATATCCATAATATTCATGTCTTTTTTGAATAGTTATCCCTTATTAGGCTAACAATTGTGAATATTAATGTAACCCTTGGTATAATCAATTTTATAAGTTGTTTCCTTGGGGCTACACAATTAATATAATGAACAATTGTAGGCGTTCTGTTATTCCTAAAGTGAATATTACAATATTATATCTAAAAATATGCACAAAACTGTTATGTTTTACCTATCAAAAACAGACTAATTATTCATCACTATCTGGATATAACTCGTCTACATATCGGTCTGCAAGTTCATTAAGCAAGTCGGTTGCATTAGACTTATCCTTTTTAACTCGGTTATTATACTCCTTAGCTAACTTGGCTAGTAAAGGATTTTCCATGTTAATCATTTCTTTTGGAGCTTTCCCCTCAGCCTGTAGCACAATTGAGTTAGCGATAACCCCTGTTGCTGGTTCTAGTTTTAATAAGAACTTCTTGGCATCATCTGATAACACAGAGAAAATTGCTACCTCTTCTAACTCTGCTAATTGGAACTCTTGGCTGAGACTAGCCAATTGGTCTTCACTAAGATGCTTAGAATATACAATTGACTTTCCTTCCTTGTCTAACTTCTCCGCTTCTTCTTGTTTCAATAGTATCACTCCTAATTAATTTGTTATTACCATTTTAACACATGTATAAAGTAAAAGCAACCCTTATATAGGATTGCTTTATAGTTTATTATTTAGGTGACTTAGTGGTTGTCTTAGTGGTTGTACGGCGTTTACGTACTACTTTCTTGGTTGTAGTAGTTGTTGATACCACTTTTTTAGTCGTTGTTGTAGCTGTTGTCGTCTTGTTGGAAATAATTCCCTCAATGGGAAACTGGTAAATGAAACTACGTGACCCTCGACTTTCTTCGTATACATTAAGTGATTTACCGTCTTGTGCAAATTCTACTACTAGGTCAACAATTTCCTTATTTAAGTCTCTAACAGAGAATCTTGGGTGAGGTAACGTGTTAGTATTTTTACCTTTTCTAACAAGTTCTAACAAGTTCATAAATCCCTTATCATTAGAGTGTGCCTTAAGAACCTTTTCAACTGCTTCTTTACGAATATATCCCATGATGAAATTCCTACTTTCTTGTAATGTTTTCTTCTTCTAATAATATAACGTTAGTTGTGGCGCTCTTTGTCATAGTCCCGCCACCTAGCAATAGTCTTGCGTTGCCCATTCAAACTATTACCACCAGCATGTCTGGACTTAATGTTAGTGTTTTTGGCCCGATACTCGGATGCTGTTACTCGATATTGATAGGTGAAACTAATAGTATTAACATTATTGAGTGATTGAATCAGCACTGTAGCTTTGCCTATAACAATCTTACCCATACCAACCCAGTAATTATACGTAACCGAAGTGACACTTGAATCCACTCCTGAGCGATAAAGGCCAATTAATTTCTGGTCTAGGTCATGATATCTACTGATTAATTGAGTAAGGTACAAGGGAGACTGTTTGACATCTAAGTCAGTGGCTTGGTTAATTTTAGTGGTAAACCCTTGCAGATAGAACCCCTTGGACTTAGTTAGCCACTTCTTCCAGTCTGATTGGCTACCGCCAATTCTAACTAATGGTTCATCATTCATTATCTTCACCCCCACGGTAAAAGGATACCACATTGGTGGACTATTTCTCCTTTTAAATTTAAGAAGTTTCTGGGAACATCACAACTTATATATCCTAAGCTAGCAATATACAGAGGTCATAACTATCTTACCACGGCTAGTCCCTAGCCTTACATTGTGTTTCTACTTTGCTTCTTCCTTTAAAATGTTCTTAGCAGCATTAATGTCTCTATCATGCTTAGCACCACAATTAGGACAAATCCATTCTCTAACGTCTAGAGTATGCTTTCCGTCATCATAGCCACAGTCAGAACAGATTTGACTGGTCTTATATGGATTAACAATTACTAGCTCTTTACCATACCATTCACATTTGTATTCTAACATTAAACGTAGCTCTCTCCATGATTGATTAACAATTGTTCTAGCAAGCTTATGATTCCGCATCATATTACCAGCTTTCAAATCTTCAATCTTGATAACATCATACTGGTTTACTAGCTCGGTACTAATCTTATGAAGATAGTCTTTTCTTTGGTTAGCTATCTTCTCAGAATACTTAGCTACCATAAGCTTGGCTTTCATATAGTTACTAAAATCTGATAACTCTCTCGGTTCCAGCACATTATTGTGTTTATCCCAAGCTATTTCTTTCTTAGCTAAAGCCCTTCTACGAGCCAATCGTACTTCCCAGTAGTGTTTTTTATCAGCTAATAATTTGTCAAATCTAACTGTTTTATATTTATTACCATCACTAGTGATTACTAAATCTGCAACACCCATATCAATACCTACCTCTTGCTTGATTTTCGCTAGAGGTTTTATCTCTATTTCAGTTAGGACACTAACATAATATTTATTGGTAGCAGATTTACGGATAGTTACGCTTTTAATCTTACCTTTAATTTCTCTACCAGAGCGATAGTACACAGAACCTAGTTTAGGTAACTTGATATGGTGGTCATCTACTAACATTATCCTTTGGTTGCATCTATAACTCTGCTTTGGGTACTTTTTGCTCTTATACTTGGGTTTGCCTGCCCTATGTTCAAACAGATTTTTAAAAGCATCTGATAAGTCTTTACATATCTGTTGTAGACTTTGCGCAGGCGCCTCCGTTAACCACGGATATTCTTTTTTCAGTGGCTTCAATAGGTAGTCCATACTAAAAGCGTTAACAAACTTACCACCATTCCTGTATCGTTCTAATTGCATATCTAACATTTTATTCCAAACAAATCTAGTCTGTCCAAAAGTTAATAATATTTGTGCTTCTTGTTGTTTATTAGGGTAAATTCTAATTTTATACGCTTTATACATACTTTCACCTCCTTTCAATTTAATATATGTATTAAACATACCATTTTTGGTATGCTTTGTCAATTATTTTATTCAATTAGTTTATTATTATTCATCAAGTCTAAAGCCACACTTTTCATGTGTTCCCCAGACTGTAGCAAGTCCTTAGCTTCCTGTTTGCGTAAAGAGTCTCCTTGCTTTTGTAAGCTTTGCACTTGTACGAGAGTATCTCGCAAGATATCAGTAGCTTGTGTTAATTTAGATGCCGATACAAAGGATTCATTGCTCTGCTTTTGAGCCTCTAAAGTAGCCTTACGAACATTATTGGCCCCAGATACAATCATCTTATTAGTCTGCTCAGTCATGAACTTCTGAACCTCAATAGCCTGCTGTTGACGACTAGATAGGATAGCATCTGCTGCTTGCTGTTTCCACAGTGGAATTGCAAAGTTAATTGAGCTCTGTAAGTTATCAATGACTGTTAAGTTAGTTTGCTTTAAAGTCTTTAGCTTAGGCGCTCGTAATAACGCTAGTTGGCGAGAAGCAATTAGATTATTAAGTTTACGGCTCAAAGCTGACTGCATATTCTGGTATTCATTAAGCTTAATTGTGGCCTCATTAATTTTATCCTCGCTATCCTTAGTCGTTTTAATGTAGTTATCTAACTCTGGAATAATAGACGATTCTAGCTCATTTAATTTGGCCTGAGCAATATCAACTAGTTCATTTAAGGCTTGAAACTGTTGCTTGTTCTGCTCATACATCTTGTCTAGTGTTTCATTGTCATGGCTCAGCTCAGTCTGGGAATCTGATAGTTTGGTAGAAATAGTATCAATAGATTTGTCTACCGCTTGATTCTTAGCTTGGATATTATATACAGAGTTCTTACCTTTGCGGAACAAACGGGTAATAATGTTACCACCCTGGTCTTCCTCTTTGCCGTTTTCACGAATAATTTTCATTAAGGCGGTAATTGCTTCACCAGTTTCCCCCGCATTCTTATTCTTGGTACTTTGGGTGATTTCACTAGTTAATTCACCAACGCCACGTTGGACATCTAAGCCAAACTTAGCAATACTGTCATCAGTTAATTCTAAGCTGTCTACTTGGGTGCTAACTTCATTATTCTCAACTGTTGAGTTTTCCATGTTATCAGCATTAATAATTAAATTATTCAATATTCTTCATCCTTTTCTTCTTTAGTATTTACAAATTTAGCAGTATTAGTATGAAATACACTATTAATAGCATCAATATTGTGTTGCGCTGCATGCTCTATCTGCTTATTTGTGCCATCCATGAACTCAGGGTATACCGTAAAGTCTTCTTCTCTTAAAAACTTATCAGAGCGCAGTTTATTGGCGTATGCTTTTTCAATCCTATTGTCAATTTGTCTTTCATACTCTGGGTCATTAGTTAATTTCTTTACTTGCTCATAAAGGTCTTCGGCTTGGTCACTCGTTACACCTTTCGACTCACCCATGCTTATGTTCATATTAACAAACTTAGCATCTTGACCTGAAACAATTGGAACCTTCCAATCGCCATTCATGGTATGTCCTTGTTCCCAAAATTTACGAATAAGTTTACGCATAGCTTCTGCTTGGGATTGTGGTTCTACTATTAGTAGCCCAACTTGACTTTCAACTGACACTTGCATACTGTCATCATCACTATTCAGCTCATCAGCTAAGTCTTTAAACTCAGCTACACTTATAGGCTTACCCACATGTTCTTTAAGAGCTGATTTAGTAAACACAATACTAGTTGTTGGTAGCTTACTAAGATGATTTAATTTATTAATATATACTGCTCTATTATACCCATTTGTATTATTAATGTCAATACTAGTTTTAGTAATCACTGCCAATTTTTGAATACGGTCCAAATAGTCTAATGAGCGTTGCTGTTTATCTAAGTAACTGTTAGCCTCGTCAAAGGCTAAGAAACTATCCGGCACTAAGGTAGGCGTTACTGTAGGGAATACACCAGTACCATTAAGCTTAGTGAAGATAGCTCGTCTTCCCTTAGTTAAAAATTTACAATCTCGTCATAATCCTTGTCTCTTAGCTTAATACGTAATTCATTGTCATTATCAGTATTAATAAGATATTCCACTATTTTCTTTAGGTCATCTATTGTAGGGTTATTTGACAAGACAGATTCTAGTGTATCTGCACTATAGTAACCCTTCTTAGCTCCTAACAATAAATACTTAATGACCGGGTTCAGACGGGGATACTTCTCAACAACTAGCCAGTCATAAAATTTCTCATATTCTTCTTGGGGATTGTCAACAGTTATACCCATCTGTTTCTTTAAAAAGCTAATGGTAGACGAGTTATCATCTCTATACATACCAGAAAGTGTCTTATTAATGTCTACAATCCGCTGTACTAATTTGTTAATAACATCTTTTGCATCATTTTTCTGTTGCTTATACACATCTTTAGCTAGGCTATCCTTATTATCATAAATGTCTAGTAAAGCAGTAGTAGCCATCTTTAGTTGAAATACAGACTCATTAAGCTTACCCAAATGCAATAATAGTTCTGGGTGATTGCTAGTAAGCTTCATACTATCAGAAATAATGTTCTTAATCTCATACGATTCTAGGTAGTCATAAGAGTCTTCCCAAGTGCCAAAGCGCTTATCATTAATCACTTTATCATAGACAATATATAGGTCATTTAAATCACTCTGTAAGCCTTTGTCATTTAAGTCATTATTGCTATTATTGTCACCGATATTCATTACTTTCTTAACCCATTTAAACATTAAGTAATACCCTCCTTCTATATTAAAAGGATACCATCTCTGGTATCCCTTGTCAACACTTATTTTAAATTCTAGTAAAACTGATTGAATGCATAACTGTCCTTAACATCTCGCTTTAATAAAACCTTAGTAATCGGGTTTTCAGAGGTATCGTTCCATTCATCGCTATTACCCACATCGTCATACTTAGCACTTCTAATACCCTTACCATTGTTTAGGAATACAATAGTCCCATCAGGTTTAACAGTTCCTTTACCTAATTCGAGTTTAGCTGACCATTCCCTAGGTGTTTGATTGCCTTTCCCGTACACTGACATGGTGCTTTCATCATTAGAATTAGAAGCCTTTACTGTAAAGGTTTCACCATTCTTAAAAGTAACCATAGCTTTGTAGCTTTCATAATTACCATCAGCTTGAATGTTTAAGTCACTAATAGTATCTTTAACACCGTAGCCTTCGTTAATTTCATTAGCAATTGCTAACAAAGCATCATAGTTTAGGCTAACACTAGAGGTTAACCGCTGAACCTCAGGGATTTTATCCTTGTTTTCATCAGAAATTGCATCATTTAACAAAGCAGTAACTTCTTCATAGCTAGGATAGTTGAATCGAAAATGATAGTAGAAACGACCCGGACGGTTAATTAGATACTCATTAATCCGTTGCAAATTGTTCACAGTTGCTACATAGAGATGCTTAGCAGATGCTGTCCCATCTAACAATGTTAAGAAGTCATTTTGAGTAGGACCATCACTATCATCACTATCAGCTGGGAATCGTTTTTCAAATTCATCAATTAAAACCAATGCTTCCTGCTTAATCGAATCTAAGAAATCAGTAATACCGGGATAATTGTTACCCACATTAATTACTGGGATACCTTCTTTAATAGCTTCCTGAGCTACCATCTTAGAGAACAAAGTTTTACCCATACCTTTAGTTCCTGATAGCATAACGCCTAAGTTAGAATCACGTTTATTAAAGTTATGAAAAATCTTCTTAATCCGTTCTGGCTGGTTGCCATATACTTTCTTGTTACCAATAGCAAAATTATCTCGCTTAGTTAACCAATATCCTTGCCGCATAGAAAATTGCACTTCGTATGTTCCTACTGGTAAGTTATCTGTTACTACTAAGTCATCCCCGGCCATTAATCGGAAGGTCGCTTTATCTGTACTAATTACTTTCATTATTTGTTTCCTCCATTTACTTTTAGTAATTCTTTACCAAAGTGGAACCCATCTACACCAAATTTGTCGCCATCAGCTACACTTTTAGCAATCCAATGGCCGTACAAGTAGCAATCACGCTTAACCTTAAATGGTTCACCCATCTTATCAAAGTCCGGGAATTTCTCTTTATCTCTATTTTCTCCTGCTGAGTATGCATTCCTCATATCAAGCACTCTTTCAACGACATCCCCAACATAGATTGGTTCACCTGTGGCATCATTAATACCGGTGTAATTTTTAAGGCTCTTTGTTTTAACAGTTTTAAATTTATTAGTCCTACCATAATTATGCATAATTACCCTACCCTCTCTTCGGATGTGATTAGCTTCCTGCATAGCACGATTGATGAACTACTCGTTGCTAAAGTAACGAGCTTCTGGGAACATTACAACTTATATACCCTAAACTAGCAGTATACAGAGGCTATAACTATTTTACCACGGCTAGTCCCTAGCCTTACATTGTGTTTCTACTTTGCTTCTGCTTTTAGAATGTTCTTAGCTGCATTGATATCTCTATCATGCTTAGCTCCACAATTAGGACAAACCCATTCTCTAACATCTAGGGTATGTTTGCCATCATCATATCCACATGATGAACAAATTTGACTGGTTTTGTATGGGCTAACAACCACTAATTTTTTACCATACCACTCACACTTGTATTCTAACATCAAACGTAGCTCTCTCCATGATTGATTAGCAATCGCTCGTGATAGCTTGTGATTTTTCATCATATTGCTAGCTTTCAAATCTTCAACCTTGATAACATCATACTGGTTTACTAACTCAGTACTAATCTTATGAAGATAGTCTTTCCTTTGATTAGCTATCTTCTCACTGTACTTAGCTACCATTAGTTTGGCTTTCATATAGTTGCTAAAATCTGATAACTCTCTGGGTTCTAATACTCTATTGTGTTTATCCCATGCTATTTCTTTCTTAGCTAACGCTTGGCGTCTTGCTAACCGTACTTCCCAATAATGCTTCTTATCAGCTAATAACTTATCAAAGCGGATAGTTCTGTATTTAGTACCATCACTAGTAATTGCTAAATCCTTAACTCCCATATCAATTCCAACCTCTTGTTTGGTTTTCGCTAAAGGTTTAATCTCTATTTCAGTCAGAACGCTAGCATAATATTTACCTGTTGGTGATTTACGAATAGTTACACTTTTAATTTTTCCTTTAATTTCTTTACCAGAACGGTAGTACACAGTCTTAAGTTTTGGTAGCTTGATATGGTGACCGTCTACTAACGATATCCTCTGGTTACACCTATAACTCTGCTTTGGGTATTTTCTACTCTTATACTTTGGTTTATTCGCTCTATGTCCAAACAGATTTTTAAAAGCATCTGATAAGTCTTTGCATACCTGCTGTAAGCTTTGATTAGGAGATTCAGTTAGCCACGAGTACTCCTTTTTTAACTGCGTCAATAGGTAGTTCATACCAAAAGCATTAACAAACTTACCACCATTCTTATAGCGTTCTAGTTGCATGGCTAACATTTGGTTCCAAACAAATCTAGTATGACCAAATGTTAATAATATTTGTGTTTCTTGTTGTCTATTAGGGTAAATTCTAATTTTATATGCTTTATACATTTTATCACCTCTTTTCAATTTAATCTATGTATTAAGCATACCATTTCTGATATGCTTTGTCAACTCATTTTTTATAATAAACTAAATAGGTTCCTTTTGCTAACCCTACCATTACCTTGTCATTAAGCAACATCTTATAAAATTTATCGTCAGACACGTTCAAATGGCTTTGAAGACCCCTCAGAGCTCGCTCAGGACGTTCTACCGTGTTACAGTACCAAGTATACTGTTTGGACTTAAACCAGCTTATAGCCCCTCTCAGAGCATCGAATTGTTTGGGCTGAGATAACAGTTCTTTTAGCTTTGACTCTTCATCAACAAGTAGCTGGTTGATAGGCTGTGTAGTGGTAGTGGTGGTGGTAGTGGTTACCTTAACCTTACGTTTACGCTTACGGGTAACCTTCTTAGTAGTTGTACTAGTTGTTGTATCAAATAAATCTAGCTGTTCCATTATTTAACTCCCATCAGCTTTCTACCACACATTGGGCAATAGTTAATAGTGATATTAATCTGTTTACTTTCATAACTTGTAAATAGTTGGTTACCATATACAATCCTCAACTCAATCCCTTCCCTACTCATAAAAGGCATTGTTTGAGTACAATACGGACAATTTTTATTTCTATTAAACCAGCTCATTATTTAACCTCACCAAACACTTTATGAGCTTTATCAGTCATCCTAATTTTATACATAAAATTACTCCTTACTTGTCATCCCCACCAATATACTTAAAAGTCCCGTTAAGAACCCTATCACCCTTTTCCTGATAGGTTTGTTGTAGTTCACTAACAGTATTAGTACATACCAAGCTACGCCCTTCTTCTAAATTAATCAACGTATAGAGAACATAGTCATCAATAGGAACCTCAGCTACCATAAACAAACCGCCGCCAATGAGGTCATCTTGGATTATGTCCCCTACTTTCCAATCCTGTTTAGCAGTATTATATTTATCATTATCGTGTTTAGCATTATCATAATCAATTTTCATTTTATTAATCCTCCACATTCAAGTAAGCATTGTCAATCTTAACTAAATCTTCTTTTCCATTGTAATGTTTCAAAATTTGTTTTACCACATTTTTATTTGAATTATCTGAGTTAATGATAGTACGATATTCATCATGATTATGGGATAGCACAGAAATCCCGCTTTCTAAATTAACTAATCCTATTTCGTGCTTGTAGCTTGCAATTAAATAGTAATTTTCAGAAATATTATCATATAAAACATCCCCGAGCTTCCAGTCATCATTACGGTTGTCATTAATTTTCATTTTATTTTTCCTCCAATTCTACTAAACATACAGATTCTGTGTTATACCAGTTAGGGGTATATCCTTTTTCAGTCATCCACTTGGTTACGAGTTCATTTAATTCATCTTGTTCTTTACTTGTGGCTTCCGGGTATTCCTCATCAATATTGCCTTCACTGATACTATAATCCGCTAGCCCATCTAAAATCATATCCCCAAAATCAGGGAAACAAGCTGGGGTAATCTCTAAAATTGTTAAACTGTCAACAGTTTCGTCTTCATCAGCTAGATATTCGCATACTAAGTCTTCATAGTCATCAAGAGTCTTGGAGGTATCAGAACTTAGCTGTTTTAAAATTGAAGTAGCAACACCCTTTGCATCATCTAGCGTGTCATACTGTTCACCATCTAAAATTTCAACGTCTTCATTTAACGCAATTACATATTTACTCATACTAGTATCCTTCTTTCTTTTTCTATAATAAAAGGATACCATCTATGGTATCCTTTGTCAATACATTATTTTAATTTAGTCACTCACAATTTCAACAATCTTATTATGGTCTAGCCCAGTAGCTTTCAAAGCTTGTGGTAGGTCAATATTACTCATTTTATCTCGATTTTCAAAGAAAGGTGCAAACTCTTTACCAGCAACAGCTCTTAATAATCGCTTAGCTTGTTCATTATAACTGCGGTCAACTAGGTTATTCCAAGCGTTACCCTTATAATACATTGGGTTATCTAAGGCCACTTCTAGCTTATTACGAAATTCTTTGATTGCTAAGAAATAGGCATTTTTAACCTTAATCTTAAAACCATCAGCAAATGTCAATACCCAACCTTCATAAGTAGTTGGGTCAATCCCTTGATAGTAACTACCCAATGGCAACTTGTAGTTAGTTTGTTTAGAACTATTAATTAGTTCCATTAATTCCCTGTCATTAGCAATTTCATACCGTTCAGCCATCTTAAAGTAGCATTTGTCAGTTTCCCCTAGTAATGCGGTTAGCAAGTTAGTATCTGTGAAATTACGTCCACCAGTAGGCTCATACTTATTTTCAATTACTTCTAACAATCTAAAGCCAACCTTACCATGAGTATCCACTAAGTGAGCATCTTCGGCTTCGTTAAGAGACTCCATTAAAATCGTCTTATTCTGATGCAATTTTAGCCAGTCTTCCATGAATGTATACCTATCAATATCGTGCAGGTACCGACTAAAGTTATGCCAGTCAACCTTGGCTAGATTAGTCGAGCCACTCTTGGTAAACATACGGGGCTTCCCGTCGTACCACCCTAGTAAGGATAAGTGACCATCGTACTTTTTAGCAGCAACCACAGGGTATTTAGCATTCTTTAGCACTGCGGTTAGCTTGGTTTCAGGACGCTGGTCGAGAACAAAGAACTTGTTAAACCCACGTAGTTGCACATCACCATTGCTGTCAGTAAATAGACCTCTGGCAGTTACACTAAACTTATTAAAATTATCACCATAAAAAACTTCTGGGGTAAAGTTGTTAGCAGTTAATCCACTAGCATCACGTTTCTGTCTAATCCCTTTGGTTCTTTCCATAATGTCTTTAACCTGTTCATTACTAAGGATATTTAAATCAATATCGGCCTTGTCAGTAGCGTAGGCATAGTCAAAGTCGTTATTTTTAACCAGCTTAATCTCATGCTTATCACCCGTTAGCACTACCATGGCTAAGTTACCCCCAGTATCTACTTGTTGTTCTAGGTTGATGGTATTATCCCACTTAGCCTTGTTAAGCTGAACATTGCGGTGGCCGTGAATTTGAATTGGGTAAACCGTGCTATTACTATAATCATGATTGTATTGTTCTAGATTAATTTTAAAACCACCAATACCCTTAGTAAACACAGATTCATCTAATAGGTTAATTTCTTCTAAGCCAATTTTAGTATCCACAAATAGTGGAATGCCTGTGGTTGTCTTTAAAAACTCAGGGGTTGTAGGAACCCCAGCATGGCTGAATAAATACTTTTGACCATGATATTCAATATAGTAAACATCTTGTAGCTTACGGACAAACTTACGAATATCTTCCTTAGTAATACCTGCTTTATATAATGCTGGAATTGTTTCCTTACGAGCACCACTATTAGTGATAGGTAGTCCTTGGTAGTGGTGTTCTAAATGATACTCATGGTTACCTCGTAGTAGAACCATATTAGGTAAATCCTTGCGTTCATATAGCCACTTGAATGTTTCTGCTGGTTTAGTTCCTCGGTCTAAGTAGTCCCCTAAGAAAACATATAACTTATCAGGGTTATCAATTGGGTCATTGTCTTTAAGAGCAGCAGTTAATACTGTGTAGCTACTGTGAATATCCCCAATAACGATAACTTGTTTATAGTTGTCAACATTGGAGCAGTGCCAAGCTAATGATTGTTCTAGCTCTTCGGGTTTAATCATGTTCCAGTTGTTAGGGACAGTGATATTCTGCTGGCGATTCCAGAACTTCTTCATAGTATCATAAGATACATCCTTGTGCTCTTGCACTCGGTCAATATTATTATTTCGGTCTAATAATTGTTCAAAAGATAATCCGGTATTAATAAAATCAATTGTAATCAAACGATAATTGTATAGCTTACATAACTTTTTAATAGTTGAGAAGGGAGACTTAAACAGAAAAGTTGCATCAACTGCAATAGTTTCACCGTTCTTCATTCTATCCTCAACCAGTGTATAAGTCATATCCCAAATCTTTTTATTAATGTCATTATTTAACCCAACAGTAATTGCATCAGTGTCAGGTGTATAATTAATTTGTGGTGTTGATACCAGTTTACGTAACTCATCAGTAGCAACCACATAATCTTTTAATGGTGAATGCTTCAAAAATGTACTCTTGCCAGATGCTGGCATTCCTACTGTACAATAAATGACTCTCATATTTTATTCCTTCTTTCTATAATAAAAGCATACAATTTCTGATATGCTTTGTCAATATTTATTTAAAATACTTTACCTAAATATGGCTTAGCTGGAATAAGGTTAAAGTTAAAAGTCACTAATTCACTCATTGTGATTACTTGGGTACATCCTTTGGCTACCATTAGATTAAGTTCGGTAACTTCTCCTTCTGGCTTATCTGGAATAACAACCACCACTGGCTTGTGAATAGCCATACCATATCCCATTTCAAACGTAGTCCCGGGGTCTACTTCATCAGGGTCAATAAAAGCTACCACTAAGTCTGTGCCAGAGATACCTGATACATCTCCTAGATAGGTGCCAGCTTGCCATTCTTGGTCTTGCATTAATTCAGGGTGGCTATCAACGTCTAGCCCTTTATATTGATGTTCTAATGGTACATACGAGTTGTCAAAGTCAACTGTAGAATTAGCAATTAAAGCTTTCTTTCCATCGGATAATAGTTTACACTGTACATCATTAAACCAACCTCCGGCATAGTAAGCTGTCTTTTGATTTGTCATTATTATTTTCCTTCTTCCCAATAATCTTTTGTTGTATATCTGTCAATATAATCTAGTTTATCCGCTACTAATCTTAGCTTCTTAGTGTTACCTTCCATTAGCATAGCATTAAGCTTTTCTGTCAACGTTTTATGGTAGTATGCTCGTTGCTCGATATGTTTTTCCCAGTATCCGGTGAACTCTGGAATATCCGATAAATAATACATTTCTAAAAAGTTTGCTCGGTATATCTTAGGGTACTTACCAGAAGATTTCACCCACTGATAAGAAAGGTTATCAGTATGGGGATTAGTACTGAAATAGAGCCTCTGAGTGTTTACCTTAGTAGCATACACTTCTTTCTGAATCACTTTGTCCTTGTCTGAATCATAGTAATTAAGGTATAATTTTTGACCTACTTTTGTGTCCTTAACTCTCATTTGTTATCCTCCTCCCATAAAATTCTTTCGTAAACGCTTGTTAAGTAGTTAGTTGAATGGCCCCCACCAGTTAGCTGGTTGGATAGTTTATTAATATCGCCTTTACTTCTTAAAATCTGTTCTCGAATCCAGCTCCACGGCTTGTAGGTTGAACCCTTCAAGTTATTACACTCAATACAGCAAGTTACTAAATTATCTGCTTCTGTTCGTCCGCCCAGAGAGTGGGGTTTTAAATGGTCAACTGTAAATAATACTCCTTTATTGCTGTAAAGGTTAATATGCCCTCTGTACCCTTTAGTACATGATGACATACTAGGATTAAACGCTACTCCTTCTAGCCCACAACAAATGCATTTGTTAGAATATTTTAAAGTGTCTAGTCTTTTACTAGTTAAAGACAGTTCTACAAATTCTTTATCAAGGTGACTCTTTAACTTGGGACGTTTAATGTAGTCTACGTACAACCCCTCTCCTAGCTGAGGTGTTTCAATAATGTCTCCAATAGACATATTAATAAACTTATCGGAGTTCAGAAACTCAGCCATCTCATGATATGGAAAGCTATATCTGCTCATGTAAATTTGTTTACTTGCTAAAATCCGCTTGTCTCGATTTGATAATCCCATCAGTTGTCATCTACTCTCATTGTATTTGTTTATGTATATAAGGGTACCAGTTAAAGCACCCTTTGTCAATACTTATTTATTACTTTTATGAACCCTTATTCCTAATTCATTTAGGGTACTTCTATTACCTAGATAAACAGTATATTCCTTATCCTGTGTTAGTATTTTAGAACCTTTTATAGCTTGCATCGTTTTACTCCGCATGATTTTCTGGCTATTTTCAACCTTTACATAGTCATGATTATTCTCACTTATCTTAACCTTGTCAATATTAACTTTAGTTATTTCAGCGCCGTTATGGATAGCAGTCACTCGATTACCAACTTTAGCTACCTCAGTAATTCTGATGCTTGTACTAACATCTCTGTCATAAAGCACTGAAAGACTTACAACAAACATTAAAACTATTGATGTAACTACTGTTAAGCCAATCAGAATATCTTCAAAGTCGCCACTATGAGGGTCCTTAAGATATCCAATAGCATTATACCAACTAAACGATAAAACTATACAATATGCAATCATAGCTACTACAATTATAAATGCCAAAATTTAACCTCCTTAATTAGTATGTGTGAACCCCTTGCCTGTGCTGTATAAATCTCTAATAGTGTCTGGACCATCTAGGTATACTGAATAATGTTTATCGTGCCCGAGTACCTCGCTGCCAAACATAGCTTGGAACAGTTTAACACTAGTGATATATTGTTCATCAGTAATTCTAACAACATCCTTATCACTATAGGGCTCCGACTTAGTTTTACTTAGGTCAATTCTAATATCCTTATGCCCCTTAGCAGCAACAGTTACATAGTCACCCGTTCTAGCAACCCTATCAATTGGATAACTAGTATGCACAGTTCTTGACGATACCACACTGCCACCAATTAGAAGATACAGTGTTGCTACTGTAGCTATGAGCATTGCTATTGAACTGTCTAACAGTGACTGTCCTACCTCGTTATTAGGATTAGCAAAACGTTCGAGGGCTGTACACCAGCTAAGTGCTAAGGCAATACAGTAAAAGGTTATCAATACCGCAATTATGAGTGGTTTCATAGTACCCTCCTTAGTATGACAGCAAGCTAGCAGAGGTACTATAAATATCAGCTTCCTGTGTTTGAGCAGTGAATACCGGCCATGATTTGTAGTTATTGTTGCGTACTTTCATCAAAGACTCACCCAACAAGTTTTTACCAGTATAACTATCCCATACCGTATCTACCTTGCTAAGACCGGCACCAATACCCCAAATGCTATCATAAGGGGATGCTAGTAACAGCTTACGGTTACCAGTAGCTTTAAGCAAGTATAGACGTTCGCTATCATTAAACTTATCGTCTAAAATAGAAATCATTACTCGACTACGATAATTTTCCCATAAGTTAACATCACCATTAATCTGCTTGTTTAGGTTGTGATAAGCCATAGGGGTATTCTTAGTATCTAATACCTTTTCTGCTATGGAGTAATCTCCCAACAATAAAGCTTTTCCATATACTAAGGCTTGTTGAGCGCTATGTACGCCCTTGTCATCATAGTTAAACTCACAATCATACCCATTGCTAAACACACTTTTATCTGAGAAGAAAGCAACATAATCATCAGTTACTTTGCAATGTGGTAATAATGTTTTTAGCTCCTCAGTTTCCAAATTCAAGTTCATATTAATCCCTCCTATTGTTTATAGGTATATCATATCATACTAAGATGTTAGTGTCAATATTATATGTAATAAAAAGAGCCCTCATCAGGCTCAATTTAATTAAAACTTTTGTTCGTATTCTTCTGCTAAATCAGCCATTACTTTTTCAGCATTATCTTTATAATCATCTTCGGTAAGCTTATAGATAACTTTCTTAGTGAACTTGTATAAGTCGTCATCTTCAATATACCCAGCGGTCGTTAGTACCCGAACAAGCAACTTAGCTTCTTCATCGCTAGGAGCACCTTCTTTATAATATGAGTCAAAAACTTCATCAAACAATTCTAATAAGGTATCATCATCATCATCAGTGAGGTCGTCATCGTCATCTTTGGAATCATCCTCTTTTTCAAACCCTAATAATGACATTAGCTTATCTAACCCTAATCGTAATTGGAATTGAGAGTCCAATTCATCTTTAGCCAATTCTAGCATCTTACCAGCGTCTTCGGTGCCTTCTTTAATTTTATCCTTTAGATTACTAATACCTTTTTGCAAGTATTCATCATCTAATTGCAACTTATCAAGGTAGGCTACAATTTCGCTATTAGACAACTTACTATTCTTTAATTCTGAAAAATACTTATCTAAGAACTTTAAGTAGTCATCATTTTCTAGGTCTTTAGTGTCTAATTTGGTAGTCTTGGCTTCTTCGGCTAGCTTAGATAAGGTTTCGCTTACCTTAGATGTATTAAAACTAGATACCGCCTTAGCAATTGCTTCCCCTGCTGAGTGAATAGCTCTCTTGTAATTAGGTTTAGTTACGGGTTCGTCATCACTATCATCATCGTTGCAATTAGCTTGTAAATCATTAGCTAGTGCCTTGTACTTATCCGCAATATCACTGGCACTCATATGCTTACCCTTTAAATCCTTGATAGCTCCATCAATCAATTCAGCTACATCTGAGGTATCAGCTACATCTCGTAATTTTGCCAACTTAGATAAACGACCATACTTTGTAACTGAAAAATCACTAACAATGGCTACTAACTGGTCTAAGGTTGAGGGTTCCTTATCAATCGGCATTGGTACTGAATCCTTTACTTGTGTGTACAAGTCATCATCAGTGTCTGGAAAATCTAAGGAATGGTCTGTATAAGTAGACGTTGCCATGCGATTATTGATAATATCCATAACTGATGGTTCTAAACCGATACCTACTCGGTTAGGGTCTACGGTTACCTTAAAGTGATTGTCAACGCCATCTTCAATTTTCACTAACTTAGCTTCATTATCGCCCAATGCTAGTACATGGTAGTCATCTACCTTTAGCCCGGCTACTGAATCCGGTGACAAACGTTTTCCAATATTTTCAATAACTAATGACCCTACAGCCAACTTCTTAGTGGTTACTGGTGCACTTTGATTAACAAATTTCATAATTTAAAATCTCCTCTTCATTTGATGAACTAATCATAACATACTAGTTTGGATAATGCAAGCTTAAACTGCTTTTTTAATTTTTGCATTGACTTCTTCAAACTTACTGGTTAACTTAGCCTTTTCGTCCTTATTAGCTTCTACTTGCTTCTGGTATTCAGCCATCTCTTTTTTAACCTTATCCATACGAGGGCTATCAGCTAGAGGTTGCATTACACGGAATTGCTTCTTATACTGCTTATCCCATCCAGTAGTATCACTGCAACCACCAATGCTCTTAGCAATATTAATATTATTTAACTTAGCCCATGCGTGTAAAGCCTGTTTTGATTCATCATGCAAAGGTGCATTAAATGGTTCAAACACTTGACACATTGTCAGCGTATTATCATTATTCTGACGTAGTTCAATAGTGACCCATGACTTAGCTTGCTCCTTACGTAAGAACATAATCAAGGATTGACCAGTAGCAACACTATCAACATACCCTGCCACACAGTTACTTTGTTGTTGGCCTTCATCAACAATTTCTTTCGCATCGTAGGCTAGCATAAAGCTGTAGTCGCCATTAGTGCCTTCAAGATGGTTATACTTGTGGTACTTATTGATAATACCATGATTATCTTCAAAGTTGTGTAAAGCATGTGTATTACGAATAGCAATATCATGAGCTACTTTTAAGTAACGAGGGTAACGCACCCAACTATCGAAATCTTTAACTAAGTCAGCATAGTCTAGATACAAGCGCCCAGCCCCTCTAACGCTATCAATTGCTTGTTGGTGGTATAAGCTACCATAAAAGTATTTAACCGTATGCATCCACGCTTGTTTATCATTAGTAGCTAACATCGAAGCTTGATAAATATTAGGCACACTATACCAGAAGAAATCATCGTCGTGCTGGTCTACCGTCCTATAAGGATTATCCATGAACTCCTCGTATAAACTTTTGAACCACTTATCGGCGTCATGATAACCTCGTTCATCATCTACTTCATGAGCATAGGTACGTGCTAATCGTAGTAAAGATAACCGTTGATTAAAGTTCTTGTTGCTGTCACCATACACCTCTACACCGTCACGGTATCCCATGTCCTTTAGCAACTTGAAGTTACCTTTACTAACTCCCCACGCCTTACGTAGATTAAAAGTATAGCCCTCATCATTTCCATTGGCACTAATATATTCACGGTGCTTAGCATTATCTAATGATTGTACACTACGAATAAAGTAAGAATTAGTATGTTCCTTAAAATTGATATAAACTTGCTCAGAAGCTGGATATTTTTTAATTGCTCGATAGATGCCTCGTCCTAAGTTATCACTGTATTCATCACCCATATTAGCCAGACAATTACCAACAACTACTAGCATATTTAACCCCTGTTCTGATAAAGCTTCGGAGTTACTAAATACATCACCTAAGTTCTTAGCATTATTAGCTAATTTCTTACCTGAGATACCTTCTAAACTAAAGTAAGTCTCTGGGAAGTTAATAATAAACCCGTAATACTTAAATCGGTCTACTTGGCCTGAACGCGACTCTAACGAACGAACAACCCCAGAGTATACACCACGTTCCTTAGAAAACAGATGAATATTGTACCTAGGGTCAATGTAGTCTTGTTGCTCAATCAATGAATCAATGTATGCTCGCTTATTATTTTGGGTATCAAATTTTTTCATATTATGTTACCTCTTCCTTTATTTAATAAGCTTAGTATACAGTTCAATAACACCAATGTCAACACTTATTTAAAATAAAAAAGAGAAGACAATTTAGTGTCTTCTCCTGTTATGCTTATTGTAGCCATCTTTAAAGGTTACATCATGGGTGAACTGGTCACCATAATTGTATAACTGTAAATTTTTATTAGGGTCAAACTTTTCAGTGATAAACATCTCACAAATAATTCGGATACCTTCATTCTCTGGAATCAGGTTATCGTACAGTGAAATCATTGCTCTCTTAGTCATATCACGCCTTAACACGCCATACTGAGAATTTCTACTTAGCATAGCTGTATGAACATTAGTAGCCTTCTCATTATAGGTATTCTTAACCACGTTGCTCGGATGATTAACATAGGCCGACAAAATGGCATATATTTCGTTTTTCCAAAGCATCGACAGGCAGGCTTTCATCTTAAATAAAGGGTTAATTTGAGGAGCCCGATACATACCAGTAATGATATCATCATTAAATTCTGAATAACTAATGATTCCGACAAATGGATAGTTCTTACTAGCCAATAGCTTTTCTACTTCCTCTAACTTAGAATCATGACAGAAAACAATAACATAGTTGCATACTCTAACATAGCTATCCAACTGTTTTGGCAGTCTTTTTAACGTGTCATACTCTGTCTTAATCTCGTAACCAATGATTCCTTGTTTTTGAGTAAAAGCAATAGCATCAGCTATTAAGTTACCATAATTCATGCCCTTTTCAAATATAACTTTGGTATCTCCTAAATCACCTAATCCAGATAACAAATGACGGTTGCTAAGAATAGCTTGTTTGACGTCATCTTCCATAATACGAGCCATAAGCTAGCCCCCAAATACATCAATTGAAGGCATCCCAAAAGTATTATCAATTAAATCGGACAGATAGCCAACTAGTCCTGCAATTGGAATATACTGCTTCTGCCATGCAATATGCTTTACACTGATAAATACTCCAGTAGGAACTGTTGCTGGTGGCATATCTTTTTGATTACTTATGTTTGCTCTTAGAATTTCATCGGGGTTCTTCACGTATTCCATAAATCCCATTCCATATTCATTAGTAAATGAATCAATTCCGGGTTCTTCCTCTGCTAGGAAAAGAGGTTTTGCTACCAGAGTTTGTGTATGCTTTTCAGTAATCTTATCTTTACCCTTAGTAACTAACTTTGATAATTTTGTTAGGCCAATAACTCTAGTTTTGTCAACCTGACGATGAACAACTTTCTTATATATCACTGATAGGTCTTTACTTATGGCATATTGAGACAAAGACTCCTTACTAATTTCATAAACTGCTAAATAGGGAACACTGGCACCTTGTACACTAATTTCCTCCACATAATAGTAAGGATTAGAATTTATCATTACTACTCCTGCTTTAACTGTACTTATTTCCGCCATTGGCTATCACGTGCCTTCCCAGAAGTTAAGTCCATAAGATGTTCTAACTGTTCAGGTGATAAAGACCCATTAGCAACGTCTTTCTGGGCTTCCTTGATAATCTTAGCCTGTGCATTCTTCATTCGCTTAACTTGTCTGTCTGAATAAGCATTCGTTACCCAAGAATAGATATAGTTACGAATAAATAATGATATAAATAAGCCAACAAAGTAAAACACCACGTATTCAAAAGACGTAAAGGTACCCTTCTCGGCAATAATAAAAGCAGTTAACCCACCTGATAGGATTGCTCCTACTAGTCCCTCCATTATAAACCCAAACTTGATACCTTTCTTAATGACATCACTAGTAAGTTCATTACCCACTTGCCTAGCATAACTATCAGCATTTCTGATAGCAGTAATTGTAGACAAGTATTCAAAGAATACTGTTAAGATATAGGTTATTTCTACAATTAAGAACCATTTATTAATTAAAATATCCATTGTTATTCTCCTTTAGGAAGATACATACTGTTCAATAACATCTGTAAATGTTATTGGCTATATAACAGTACCTTTAATTTGTGCTTATTCAATTGTCTACCTCCTAATTTAACATGTCTTCTGGCGCCATGGAATACGGCATGTCTGTGGTTTCTTTGCAATGAACGTGATAATCTAAACCACCTTGGTTAACCATTATTTAATATGTGTTGCCTAGTATCTCGGCAATATTTAGGCTATTCGTAGTGATACCACTAACCCCCATATTTACATAACCTTCCACAAGATTACTATAATCCACCGTATATGTTTCTACGTAGATGTCTTCCGATAAAGCAGCTTCAATCATTTCTTTTGTTAATGCTGGAGTGTCTACATCTAGGAAAACATCGTTTTCAGTTGTTTTTAACGCTCTCGCATCATCTAAGATAGTCCCATCAAAAGTACCCGACAACATGCCTATTCTCGATTTTGGGTACGCTGTACAAATATTTGTTAATGCGGCAGTGGTAAAACTTATCCACGATACATTTCTTATCATTCCTTGTTTTCTAACTATACCGACTAATTCCTGTGCTTTTTCAACTGTCACAAGTTCATTGATGTGAATATAAGGATGCAAGTTTAATTTTTTACAACTCAAAATAAATTCTTCAAAAGTGGGAATTAATGTTCCTACATACTCACTACCTTTCCAGCTTCCGAAATCCAACGAACGCGCATAACTAAAAGTTAAATCAGCGATTGCTCCTGTTCCGTCAGACGTGCGGTCTACCGTGCCGTCATGTAGTAAGATGGGTACGCCATCACTCGTCCATTTAACATCTGTTTCAACATAACTAAAACCCATTTTTTTGGCTAACTCGTATGCAGGAATAGTGTTTTCTGGTGCTACCGTGTTATATCCTCTGTGTAAAACTGCTTTAACATGAGCATTTAGAGGATTCTTAACTACACTATCAGGAATCGTAAGTCCAAAAGGCTTTCCGTTTACGTTGTATGCACAAGGGATAGATAATGCTCCAATAGATGTTCTAACCGCACAAACGAATATCCAATTATCTTCGTTTACTAGTTTTCCATAGGCTCTTACCGTAAAAACCTTGTTGAAAGTGTCATAATATATTTTTAAAGCACTGGACGGGTCAATAGTTAAGTCCACAACTGTCTCAGGCAAAATATAATATTCACCAGTTGACAAAACCAAAATAGTATCATTGTAAAAAGTTAATGTTCTATTAGACGTATCCATATTAGGGAATTGACCGTTTGAGTTTAAAATAATACGTGAAACTCTTGAATTTATATTTAAACTCTTTGTCGGTATTGATTTCTCTTTTGAAACTGTAGGATAAATGCCGTCAATTGTGCAATCGAAAACCAAGTTTATTGTTTGGTTATCTGGATAGCTATTAACAGTTCCTAAAAACAAACAATTTTCATCATTCACGCTTGTATAATCATTATAAGGTAAAGCAAAAAAAGTATTAGTTATTGTGTCAAACATTATTTTTTTTTGTCGGCTTCCAGTACCAATCACATCTAAAACAACATCTGCTGAAGTTTCGAAATTTCCCTTGCCGTGAGTAACAATCGTACCTTTATAAATGGTTAAAGTCCCTGCTGCCGTATCGTAATTAGCTGGTTTTTTTGTGCAATTAACTGATGTGATATTGCCAAGCACGGTTCTTTTTGCATATGTGGATGCTTTATCAACTAAATTAATGGTATTTACTGAATTTTCACCAATAACCGCTGTATCGCCTTTGTCGCCTTTGTCATCCATACCCTGTAATCCTTTGTCAAAGTAGTCTATGAGCCCTGAAAAATCTGCTCCATTTGGCTTAGCTAAATCTTTAAATTTATCTTTCAATTCATCGCTTGTTTCCTTATCATAATATGCCATATTATTACCTCTTTCTTAATTATTTTAATTGTATCATATTTGTAGTAAAAAGGCCACCTATTGAAGGTGGCCTATTATGAGTATTGCTTAGTTGCTTTAATATACTGAGTATAATAATAAGATGCTTTATCTTTGCTGATGAAACTGAAATCATCATCAAAAGGCTCTCTCATATTATAATTACCTTTGTAGAACAATCCTTGGTTACCATCAACTACTCCAGCATCATGATAAATCTTGTTCTCTTTGAATGTCTCTGCACTATCAGTTCCCCACGTGAAGGCCAACTCATCACTAATATGGGGGTTAATACCAAATAGAGGCATATTCCATAAAGTAGCATACATCTCTGCTACCCAATTTTGAAAATTAGACTCAATCCTTGTGGTTGCGTGGTATAGTTTGTAAGAGTCTTGATATACTTTCTTAAAGTATTCAGGACTAGGGTTTGATAGGATATATTGAGCACCAATACAATTAGCATCAATACTCTTAACATCATCAATTGTAATTCCAACTATTTCTAGCATAGCATTAATAATCTTTTCAGAATTATCAACATAACTTAGGTATCCCATATCAAGGTATCCACCACAATCTGAACCATACCAATTTTTACAGTCAGCTGGTAGCAGACTAAAATCAAGTGGCTCCCTGATAATTATATCAGAATCTGTATAGACATAATCCTCTAGTCTAGCAGAAGGATTCTCATCTAAATAACGATAAACCAAGTAAGGCTTTATACTAGGAATATAGCTTTTGTCTTCTCGATTATCCTCATACACATGTACATCTACATGGTAATGGTCCCTAATATATTTAGGAATATGGCTATCACTGTCCGAGAACAGCACTACAATGTCATTGGGATTAACCCCAATTTCTAACAAACTAGTGATATAAACGGACAATTGCCATTTAAACTTAACAGTTGCGTTCTGGCTTGTTAGATACTTCATTTAATTACGCTACTGTTGTCGTACTAGTAGTAGTCGTAGTTGGTTTTACCGTTGTCGTACTAGTTGTAGTAGTCGTAGTCGGTTTTACCGTTGTCGTACTAGTAGTTGTAGTAGTTGGTTTTACCGTTGTCGTACTGGTAGTTGTAGTAGTTGGTTTTACAGTAGTTGTACTAGTAGTTGTCGTTACATCTAAAGTAGTGCTTGTAGTTGTCGTAGTAGATGACTTAGTTGTGAAATCAGGAATAATAGTCTTAGCAGTTTGTCCTGATACCGTTACATACCAACCGGTATATGTGGTATCTGGAGATAATCCAGTTACTGTAACCGGAGATTCTTGGGCAGATACTACTAAAGTATCATTATCATTGTACACATCAAATTTAGTTGCCATAAACAATTCTCTCCTTAATAATTATTCTAGTGTGACATTAATTGTTGCTGAGCCTTCTGTTGTTTTTACACTGCCCACTAAAGATGGGCTAATATATGCTCTCGAAACAGAAGATTTAGAAATCTTAAATGGGCCCCCATCAGGGTTATCATTTGCTCGCTGTAGTTGTAGTGGTTGTAGTTGGGGCTACCTTTTTAGTAGTTGTGGTTGTCGTAGTTGCAGCTGCCTTAGAACCATCAGCATTATAAACAGCATTTAGAATTTCGTCTAAGCTTAGAATATAAGGGTCATAAGCAGTTACATTGATTCCTTTAAAGAATAGGCCAATAGCCTGAATTAAAGGAACACCCGCATCAGCACCATCATATCCGCTTACCCTAACACCATTATAGGTATCATACAGGTTGTCCTTATGATGATATTGAACCCATGAAATTTCCTTCTTACTGTCGTCAACAGTAGCAATCAACTTACCCTTGGTAACATCTTGCAAGTCTTTCTTAGTTAACCCTACCTGATAAACCTTGTTTGACTTAACTGCCAAAACAATTGGGCCTGCACCCTCATCAAAGTATACATCAGCACTCGCTGATGGGTAGTTATTGACGATAAATTTACCGTCTAGGTTTGCCATAGTCGTATCTTTTAAATCCATAGTAGATTATCTCCTCTTCGTGCCTAAATTTATTATATTACTTATCCTTACACCTAGTAATATAAGGGTTACCAAATATGTTAATCATAGTATGTTATTTCTAAATATTCCTTTAGCTCTGCATACTCTTTCTTAACATCACTGATAGGAACGTTTAATTGCTTGGCTACATTCTCCTTAGCCCTTATTACACCGGGGTCATTTTCATAAAATTCTTTTACTAAAGCAACCTTAATCGGGCTTAGGCGTGCTCTGGTGCTTAAATCATCAATTAATTCCATCAGAGTACTATCAATCTCGTTGTCTCTAGGAACATGGACAACAGACCTGATAGCTTTTGGGGTGATATCACCATCTTTGTTCTTAACATCATTGCCTTTGAACCCTATAGAAGTTGTGTCTCCAGATATTTGCTTGCTATTAATAATACCCTCAATAGTGGTGGTTTCTTTCTTTAGGGGGCTGATATGGTCTCTACGCTCTTGCTCAGGTTTTGCATAAGATTGACTAACTCTGAACTCCAGCATCTTAACAATATAACCCGGAAAGTCTACTTCGCTACTGATATCGTATTCTTTTACTAACGAGATAAAGGCATCTTGAATGAATGAATATAGCTCTTGACGGTCGGCCTCCGATGATAGGAACCGTCCATACTTTCTACCTAAGCTCCTTATTAAGTTGTCATACTGCTTTAGTAATTTTTCAGGACTTCTAAGAAACTTTATGTTAGAAGCACCTTTGGGGGCATAATAATTACCCACAGAATTGAATACATTTTTACTGTCAGAGTTATAACCGGTGATATTCTTAGCGATAGTTATCCCTCCTTATTCTTCGTAAGCGGATTCTACTCTGTAATCCTTTGCAATAATAGAAGTATAGTTGATTGTATATGGTATCTTTGTATCACTCAGCTTATTATAAACATATCCTAAAGCAAAGTTATCGTATAACTTAGTGATAGTAACCACTGCTGCTGGTTGAGGACGATAAATATCCTGATATACCAATAACACTCGCTTGTGTTTTTTTAACTGAATCCCCAAACGTTCCTTAACAATTGCTTTCTGGTTATAATTAGGGGAATAACCAGCCCCCTGACCCGTTTGCATAACGTCTAAAATGACGTCTGCTTCATTTCTTCTAGTCAAGTGGCAACCCTGCTTTCATATAGGTACGATAATTATAATCCTGCTCATTATCAGGGAGCTGTTCCTGAATGTCAGAATAATATTTGCGTAACCCTTTAATCTCTGGGAATTTGTCAACAGTCAACCGAGCGTGTAAGTTAAACAATGGTGGGTAGCACTTTGGAAAGTAGGTTAGTAATACTTTCTGCCACAATTCTGTTCTAACCTCACTGGCTTCATCTGTCTTTAAGTATTCAGTCCATGCAATCTTTCCTTGTAGCTTAATCTTTTCGCCATTATCAGTAACATAGGTCATCCAATTTGAACCTTCTACTAATCCCAAGTCATTTGCTGAGGTAATCAAATTACGTTCAGCATCAAATCCAGTCGCCCCAATTAGGTCAACAGTTACCTCATCAGTAGCATTATCCCCAATCTTTGATTTTGGCACTGACACACGAGTTTCCTGACCAATTGCTTCCTTGTCAGAAGATTTGGCTTTAATCTTAGTGCTCTTTTTAAATAGGATTTGGGTTGATAATAAGTGGTACCAGCCCTTTCCACCAACCGTTTTAACTTGTGCATACTTTGCATTAGGGGCATTAAAATCGTCCCTAGCTTGGTTAAACGCAAGCAAAAAGCCGTTGTTTGCAGCTAAATTAACCTGAATTTTACGGCCAATGACTGTTAAAGCCTTAGCTTGTTGTCCCACCAATTGTTGGTCTGCATCTGCTTCTGCTGCCATCTTTGGCTGAGTCATAGCTACGGAATCCCAAATGAACATAGTAATTAGATTCTTGTCACGGTCATGAATTTTAGCGGCCATATCAATCATCTTTTCACCAATATCTTCAATATACAAAGGCATCATCTTTTTATTCTTTAACCGCTTAGGCTTAACAGTCAAAACAAACCTAGGGTCTACACCCAATTCCATTAGCCTAGAAGCACGCTGAGTAGTTTCAACGTCAAAATAAATTGGTACAATACCCATCTTTTGAGCATTGTGCATAATTAAACCAGCAAAGGTTGATTTTCCGGCGCTAGGTCCCCCAAATATTTCAGAAATTTCACCACTGGCTGGGATACCGGCTACTAAGTTTTTATCTAGCGCCGGAATTAAAGTGGGTACCCAATCCTTAGTTTCTCCTAGGTCGTTATCTGAAAAAGTAGCTAAGGAGTCATCATCCTTAGCTAAATCTCCAAACAAAGACCCTAATTCATCAGTATAACTTTCTTTAGTAGCCTTCGTCATATTAATCAATTACCCCCTATTATAATCCTAAACTAGATAATAAGTCGTCAACGTTATTGTCAGCTTCCATGCCATTACCCATATCAGTAGAAGCACTAGTTGCCTTGTCATTTGATTCTTGGCTTGCCTGAGGTGTTTGTACCTGTGGCTGGGTATTAGCTGATTCTTGAGCTTGTGGTGCTGTCTGAGAGCCTTGTGGAGCATATCCTTGGTTAACTACCTGTGATTCTGGGGTACTGTCTTCATTTAAATCTACCTTACCCGGGTTTTCTGGAACTCCACCCGATACCGCCCATGGTTCTGGATAGGCACTAGCAGTTTTAGTGGTGTCTGGTTCTGGTGAATTTGATGCTTGGCTATCTTCTGAACCTGATTGTAAATAAGGATTGCCAGCATAACCTGCATCTTGGTTCTTCAATTCAAGCATACGCTTAGCTACAATATCCTGAACTTGGCCGAGAACACGTTCGTAGAAGTCTGGGTTGGCTACCATCAATGGTTGATTAAACCGGTATGGGTCATCGAAGTATTTATAGTCTTCACCACTAACATCTTTTTCCAAGTAGTTATAATTCATAGTTGGTACAATAATGTCTGGACGTGGATTGACGCTCCATTGATTACCATGCAACTTTGCTTGTACCGGGAACGTATCACGGGCAGATACAAACCCTAAGGAGTCTGCAAATGGTTGCCCATTAACCTTATAAGTCTTATCAGCCATGATGTCAAGTAAACTATTATACACAGCCCCTGATGCTGAAAAGTTACGAATGATTGGTCCGTTAGGGCCGGCTTCCATAGTTACGTTACCATTGGCATCAGTTACCATCTGGATACCGACAAATTCGACACGTGTTTGTACTCTAGTATTTGGTTCACCACCACCATAAGGTTGCTTGTTTAAGCCAATAGCATCATATGTGCTATCAACATCATGCGAGTCACGATATTCATAGTTAAAATGTTGTACCTTCTTAATAAGTTGTGCTAACTTATCGTCTTTGTTATCCATATCTAAGATAGGGCTCATTGTATATTCGCCGTTAGTCTTAGGCAAGGTCATTTGTACTCGTTTAGTAGTAACTGCGAACCACTTATCACCCAATGGTAAAATACGAGCAAATAACCCATTCTTACCATTTACAAATACCTGCTTACTCTTACGTTGTGGGCCATTATCACGATTGTTACTGCCACCTTCATTGTTAGCTTTATTCAATTCAGCTTGGAGTTTCTTACTAAAGTCCATTATTAATTACCTCATTTCTTAATATATACATTATAACACGAGATGCCAAAAATCCCACTTTTTCGTAGAATTACTGTTTATCAGGATTACTTGGTACACCAAATGAATTTTCTTGTCTCATTTGTGCAGAAAGTGATTGCATTAGGTCTTTACGTTGTTCAAACGCCTTTACTAGACGATTAAGTAGCTGAGCCTTATAGTTGTTATTGTTAAGCTTCTTGCTAAGTTCTACCATGCTCTCATCACTATCTATCATATGGCTAATAGTTCCCTCTGTGGGTTTACGCCCATTATTTGTCGCTTTTAAACCATCATCATTAGCATACTTAGCATATAGTTCACCCTCTAGTTTTCGTTGGTCAACTTTTAAGTTTTCAACCTTTAATTTTGCTAGTTCAGCTAATCTAGCTACTAGAAAATAGGTGTTAGCTTGGCTTTCAAATGGTAAGTTATTACGATTGAATCCTAACAACTTTTTGGGGTCAATAGTTACAATTTCGCCTCTCTGGTTACGATAAGAAATTTCTTCAATCTCCCCAATATTAGTAATGTCAATTGCCATTAGTTATCACCACCTTCAAATCTTAGGTAACTCAATGCTATGATTTTCGTCTTTGCGTTCATCTAATCGTTTAATCTGGTAGTGATGACCATACTTGTTTGTAATCTCACCATAGCTTAATGCGGTAGAAAAATCTGAGTAGTTAACTCCTACCTCTTGACTAGCCTCTAAAACAGAACTATATACCTTATTAGTATCTCCATCATACACCGAAACTCTTCGCATATTATTAGTCGTCAACGGTTTTTCCTTTAAACGCTCAACCTTTAGTACACCATAGATTAAACTCCCCTTACGACTAGCAATGCTAATTGCACTAACAGAAATATGATTCATATTGGCAGCTTTTGCTAGCGAACTATAGGTTGCTGACTTCCCAGTATTAACATTAGTCAACCGAATACTAATTCCGCTAACATCGGTATCATCACAAGGTACTGGGTCGTACTTATCTTCCTCATAATTAACCTCAGGTAGCTCTAGGCCAAACTCCCGTTTAGAAATTTCATCAATTAATTCCTCAATCTTATTAAATGATTCATTGAATTTATTAATGGTCTCAGACAATTCATGGTGAAGACGCTTAAATTCATCTAACTGTTTGCTATAAGTTTTGTCCAACTTTGTCACCTCCAAGTAAATTTGTTTCTGTCATACCATGGTAATCATCTAAAAATTCTTGAATGCTTCCATAGATGCCTCGATAATAATTCATTGGCTTATTGACAGCATCAATTGATACATAGGTACCAAATAAGTTGTCATATATCTTGATATTTCTAGCTGGTACAATATTATTTAGGGCGGCAAATACATTGCTACTGTCATTCATTATAATAATTACTCGCTGAGCTAGGTAAGCTACCTGGTCCACAGTGATGTCAATTGGCAATACATCCTCATCAGAGTCATGTCCCATAACATCTTCAAAATGGCCTTTTCCTACTCCATCAAAGAACTTGTTTAGCTTACTGGCTAGCCTTTCTTCCATGAGACTATAGTTAAACTGTAACCAACCATCTAGCACTTTATCAGCGTATTCATAGATACCTTCTAGCTCATTATTATACTTAAGCTTATTAGCCACTGTCATGGTAGAGCCTCCTTAAATGTAAAGATATGTCTTTAGATGAATCCCGTCACTTGCTACCTGTTGTTCAAGTCCTAATCCTTTTTCCACATAATCATCTGCCCTGATAACTTTGATACTTTCATCAAGGTCATCTAGGTAAGCTACTAATTCATCAACTGTTTCAGCACTAGCAATTTCCTTATTACGTTCCTTCATAAATTCATCTGAATAGATAGGGGAATCAATAAAGTAATCACAATCATTGTCGTTTTTTCTTATGATTTCTTTTACCCGACCAAAGATATTGCTATCAAGCTTAATTTTAGAATAAACAGTTACTCCCTTCTTGAAAAGATAAGTAGTTGCATCCTCTAATTGATAATTAGTATTAATATCTTTCCGTTTATCTTGATAATGTTTAGCCATTGCTTCTGAATAACTCATAATTAATATCCTTCTTTCTTTTTCTATAATAAAAGGATACCATGTCTGGTATCCTTTGTCAACACATTATTTTTTATTAATTTCCGACTTTAGCTTATTAATAAATTCTTCATAGTGAGCATCATTGTATGCCTTTAATTCCTCATACTTTTTGTCAAGCTCATGCTTGTGCTCTCGATAAAACTTTTTCATAACTTTGTTGACTTCTTCTAACTGGTTATCATCCTTCATATTGTAGCCTTTCAAATACTGGCTTAGCTTCTTCAAGTTTAGCCTTCTTCTTGTTGACTTCCTCTTCTGGTTCAACTTCGTATTCAATTAACTGGTTTAGCTTAGTCATTGCATAGTTATATTGGCAATACCCATAGGCACTAGCGAACTTCTTATAGTCCTCTAGGTCAAAGTCAACATCGTCATTGTAATTTAATCCTACTTCTGGTTCGGCTCTAAGTGGGAATCTAAACTTATTGTCTGGTAACTGATACTGTTCTGGCACATTATAACCAGTAGCATCATTATTAACTAAGATAGGTAAGTCTACATGCTCCATGCTCCACTTAACAATCTCAATTGCCTTAGCCACTTCATCTGGATGACAGTCAATTACAATGGAGTCATGAACAGTGATGGCTAAGACTGACTTCATATGATATTTCTCAAATAGCTCTCTAGCCTTAATTAACCCTAATACTAGCAAACTAGAACCAGAACCTTGAATGATAGCATTGACTGACTGCCTAAGTGCTCGTGATGACTTCCCACGGTCATTACTCTTTAAGTCACCTAAACGCCGTCTAAAGCCAACCATAGTCTCTACATAATAGTTACGTTTAGCTTCTTCGTGTGTTCGTTCAATAAAGTCTCTAACCCCCGGCATAGCTCCTAGAATCTTGTCAATTGTTTCTTGTGCTTCATCTATGCTGATACCTTGCTTAGTAGCCATACCGCTGGCAGACTCACCATATAATAAGCCAAAAGTTTATGGTAACGATTAGTTTTCACCTATTTAAGTTACCATGGACTATATCCTATTCTTATACGTTACTATAAGAACCCTGCCACTTCCACATTTGCATGTGTACTCTACTCCGTTCTCAGCTAATACCTGTAATATTAGCTTACCGTTTCGATAGTCTCTACACCTTAATCTATCTATCATCCACTAAAAATTAACAATATATTTCGGCTTGTCTAGGTCAACATTAGAAATTTCCAGTACAAACTTGTTTTTATACAAGCATTTACTCTTACCAGATTTTAACATCTTATGAAACTTAGACCCACCGATTCCTAATAGTTTTTCTACCTTGCTCTGGGTTAAAGACTTTACCCTGATAGTACCATCAATATTACTAGCGCTATACTCCTTAAATCTAGAGGGTTTATTATTACCTTCCCAGAATATCCACCCCATTGTTGTTGTAGGGGTAAGTTTACGGTTCTCACTAGAGTTTCTAGCTAATGCTCTATTAATTGCAGTTCTATTTATTCCCAGTGAGTCAGTTGCTTTTGTTATTTCATTAAAATTGTAAAGCGTTTCTTTGTCATAACAATAAGCATGGTAGTCCTTCCATCTCGATGGCTTTACTTTCTCGTTTTCATTATTAGATAGCCAAGTACATAAGTTCTTATTATACATTTTACCATTTGGGTCTTTACAATCCTTATCGAGCTGTAGGTTCCCTTTTAAGAACTCCATAGTATTAAAACCATCTATTGATAGGGCGTCTCTAACAAAATTTTCTGGGTCATTCCAGTTTGGGTCATAAGAGACTCCTCGGCCACCGTAAACATGATATTTCTTATTATTAGGATTAGTACATTTATCAACTACTCTTTTTTGCAGATTATGCAATTTATTGTTTAAACTCTTAGCATACTTATTATTGTCTTTAATTAGTATTTTTAAGTTATGATAGTTCATATTATCTTACTCCGCCCTTTCAATCAGCAGAGATAAATAGATTCTTGGCTCGGGATTACCACTATCCACTAGCATGGACGTAGGCTCTCTTATCGGCTTTCTCGTCCTCTTTTCAGAGGTTGGGTATTTTTATCTTACTTTAGCCATGCCCGACTTCAACAGGTTTTCCATATCCCATCGCTGGGGTACGCCGCAACTTAGTCTACGGCTTTTGCTTTCGTTCGTAAATCCTTAGTTACATCCTCTTCCGGTATACCATAGGCAACACTAGCATTATGCTTATGAACATCTTTATTATCTAGTAATGTTTGCGTTAAGGAGCGGTCTTTAGAGATAAGTGCCATTACATATACTTCCAGTGATTTAAAGTCAATATTGGCAATAACACCACCCTTAAAACGGGAATGAATCATTGACTTAACTGAATACTTATGATTAAACTTGCGGGGGTCTGTTTCTGGCCTAGTAAGGTTCTGAGCATTAAAATTTCCTGACGAGCTAAGGCGGCTTGTAACTGTACCAGTTGGGTTAAACCTAGTATGGATTCTCCCATTAGGGTCTTGTAATGCTGGTAACTTAAGCACAAAACCTGACAAGGCAGTAACAGTCTTACTATACGTTACTAGCAACTCACCTAGCTTCTTATCATAGTTATCACGAATATACTCAATAGCCTCGATATTAACTCGATAGTTTTTATAAGTTAGCTTATCTTGTGGAATACGGTGCTTAACAGTAGTATCAGTTAGAAAGTTTGGTTCTGGTGGTAAGGTATACCCCAATACTTCATACAGAATATATCCGAGGTCATTATTCGAGTCTAAATTAACTTTATACTTTGGCTCACCAGTCTTAGGGTTGTTACCGTTGTACTTACCAGCCTCTTTGATGAAAGCTTTATCTTCCTCAGTTCTATCCTTAGGCTTAACACTTGCCATTAGTTTAGCTCGCTTAGCTAGGTTATCAATTCTCTCTTGCTCTACCTGCTTAATCTCTGGAACTATCTTATGAATAGCATTCAAGGTGTTTTCTTTACGGTCACCATAAGCCTTAGCCAGCTCTTTGGCCTTGTTATTGTCAATTTGTAAACCGTTATGTTCCATATGGCATAAGGCATCATCTAGCTTAGGATACACATTGAACACTAAGTTTACCCAATTAGGATTAGTTTTAACCTTCTTAAACAACTGATTATAAATCCGTAAACAAGCATCAGTGTCACCGGCAGCATACGGGTAAATAATTTCTAATGGAATCCATTCATAGTTAAACTTGCTACCATCCACTTTGTTAACTAATCCGGGGTAATTCGACTTGGCTGGTAATTTAGGCTTGCGAGGCTTACCTGTTTTTAATGGATTAGCTTTAGCCTCATCAATTAATCGCTGCTCCTCTTCCTTATACCAACGGTCATAATCCTTTTGTACATAGGATTCTTTAAATTCATCTAGTGGTTCTTCATAACCACCCATATCCGTATATAACCAAGCTAAATCCTTCAACCCTTTGCTGACTGTGCTTTCTTCGATAACGCTAATCCAGAACATGATTAAGGTATCCACACACTTGCGAGCATGTTTTAGCCCATAAGTATCCATAAACATCTTGATATCATATTTCCCATTGTGTAGAACCTTCCACTGGTCCGCTTCAAATAAATCTAGTATCCACTGTTTTATTTGGTTAAACTGTTCATCTGTCCATAAATCTGGGACTAAATCATGCTTTAGAGGGATACATACTCCTTGGTGCTCTTCCCATGACAATGATAGAATAATAGGCTTAGCACCCTTGTTGTTAGTTTCCAGTGTATTAGTTTCGGTATCGACTGCTACAATATTATATTTAGGCTTAGACAATGGGGGTAACCCTAAAATGTTAGTAAATATTTGTTTAACTCTACTAAAGTCTTCCACCAGTTCATACTTACCTACGTTAGGCTTTAAAGCTTCCTTGCCACCCTTTAAAAATCGTTTAACTAGACCAATATCAACTTTTAACAGTAGTTCTTTATTAGGTGAAGTTAAAATATCTTCTGGGTTAAGCATTGGGAAAACAGTGTAAGTTCTATTCTCTAAGGATAAATCATAAGGGCGTCCTCTTAGGTCATTAACCCCCTTCTTACCCAACAATGCTAAACAAGATGTGCCACCAAACGCTAATAGTAAATCTGGATTAGTTTCTGCTATCTTAGCTTTTAATCTATCAAAGGAAGGCTTACCAGATTTAATTGAGATAGGTGCATAGCTATTGTCTTTATATACTTTTGGAATAGAATCATACGCAAATTCTATATCAACATCTTTTAAATCAAGTCCTAATCCTGCTCTAGGAGCTGTCAATGTCTTATTTAGTAGCTTTCCAGCCCTAGTAGACATAAAATTAAAATCATACTCTCCATTAGTAGACTTCTTGAAATATGATACTCTAGGGAACTCTAGTACTGCCATTACTTTAACCATTAAATTACCTACTTTCTGTATCTTCCGCCCATTTAAACGGCTTGATACATAGTTTTTATTTATTATAAATTATATTTTAGAGCAACTGAAGTGACACCAACCGGTACCAGCTCAAACCGATATTGTGAATTTTCATGACCTGTCTGTTCTTCATAAAGGTCATCAAATTTGTTTTGGTAATCCTCTACATAATCATTGTCAGCATATTTCATAGCAACAATATCATTAGTGCGCCCAACAATCATATAGTTCTCTGTATCATACAGAATTAGTGTAACAAAGTCCTCAGCATGTGAGTCCATAAAGAACCAGTCATCATTCATGTTCTTAAATATTTTATCTAAATTAGATGATTTAGTCATTATTATTTCCTCCTTCCATTCATTATAACATAAAAAGCATACCATTTCTGATATGCTTTGTCAATAATTATTTACAGAATAAAATTCAAATTTTATTGTGGTTACTAGGAACCCTTATTCAACTTGACATATTTTAATTTAATATGTCTTCTGGTGCTGGCGTCCAAGGGGTAGCAACACTACCTTTTTCTAATTTAAAATGGCTTAAAGTCCCAGTTCCAGAACCAGAAAATTGAATATATCCCATACTTCCGGCAGTTTTTACATTTTTAGGTACCACAAATGTTCTTGATACTCTTCCTGAACCTGAATCATTATTAGGATAATACCATAAATCAAAATATATTATGGTGTCCGCAGCTATTCTTGCCTCCCACACTATACGGTTATTACCACTTCCGGCAATGAATCCTGAGTATTCATAGTCATATGATGCAGTTACAGTTTGTCCTTCTAACCCTTGGAATAATTGTGTCGGATTAGCATCTTCATTAGAAACATAACCATTGTTACTTGTCCCTGTAACAGTATGATTACCAGTACCTGTTAACAGGTTACGTCCATATACCTTAACACCGCCTTGATAAACAGCGTCAACCACCTTACCATCTTTAATCCACGTTCCATGCGTTATATCTGCCAAATTATATCACCTACTTAACTGGTTTATTTTGTATATCTTTCAATAATTTCATGGGCGTATACTTTACCCTTTTCCTAGCCGGAATCTCAACATATTTACCTTTGCCACCATGAATCTTGTCAATACCATCATAGTGTCGTCTACTTGATTTTGTTTGTGATTCTAGTTCCAGCAGCTTGCCAAGCTTAACTTTGTTACCAGAGTCTACCTCATCAGCCACTATTACTTCTAACTCTTCAATCAGTAATTTTATATCCCTCATTAAAAACTCGGGGTACCGGTTGTGCAATTCTCTGGCTAGGTCGTCCCGATTAATAGTCTTTTTAGCTACCAATTAGAACACCCTCTTCCAAAATTGACTGGCGCTCCTCCTCTGACTTACATTTGATATACAACTGAATCTTCCAACGTGCTAAAACTTCATGAGTTCCTTTAAACAGTTTCATTTTCTTTTTCTCGCTGGTTTCTTCAAGGTTAAAGTATACTCTATCAATTATATACCTAAGGTCGTTCATGTTGAATAACATTTTGCTAATATTTGGGATGCTTTCACCATCAGCTGTCACCATCACACAAGTTTTAACTACTTCCGAAACCGTATCCATATTAGTTAACTCTTCTCTAGTGTACCCTTCATGGTACTTATAGATAACTTGGGCTCTTCTATTACTACCTAGAGCAAATAACATTGGAATCGGCAATACACGCTCTACCATTATATTAATATAGGCTTTGGAACGATATACATCATTTATAACCTCCGGCTGAGAACTGGAAGCGTCTATGATAAACAGATATCCTTCTCCTTTATTCTCATTTAGGATTGACCTAATCTTATCTTCGTTCTCTTGTGTTACTCTAACTACTTTTTCTTCATGCGGGTCTATATAGGTATTTAAATTTAAGGCCCTAAACGTATTATTAATATTTAAATTTTCAACTAGTCTCATATTCTTACATTCCCTTAATCTGTATTTTGCAGTTTTGTTGCTAATCTAACTGCGTGCTTGACTGATTTACTTATGTCACTCGGGTACAAATAATCTTTTATACTTACCTGAGTTACTTGAAAGATTCCTTCATCTTCTGCTTCTAGTGTAATACTTATTCTTTCCGATTCAGCATAATAAGTATTACCGTTCTTAGTTACTTCAATTACATTATCATTTAATTTATTCTCCATGTTCAATTAAGTCTCCTTTGACCTGACCTATTAGTTTGTCAACATCAGTATTAGTTTCTCTAATATTGGTGTCTTCATTAAGATAATTCCAGTCTAAATCATTATACCATTCCCATAGTTCACTAGGCGTTGCTAGTAATAAAGAGTTTAAATTTGTAATAATCATGTCAAACTTATAAACCCTTTTAGTCATGTCATCTTGATAGTACATGCGCCTAAAGAAGTATGGTGCCTGCTTGGTTATTAGTAGGTTTTCTAAATTCTCAGTATAAGGAAGAACAACATATGTATCCTGCCTAGATACCTTAGCTACTAGCATAGGGGCTCGATTGCTACGTCTTGCATCACTAACATTCTGTTTTAGAAATAGCTGTACAACAGAGCCGTTGATAAATACATTCCTTAAATTGAAATCATCATGAAATTTGCATTCTACACTAAATGGAAAGTTATAGTCTACTGGTGCAAATAAGTCGCCTGTAACCCGCACGTCACTAGAAAACTTGTCCCCCTGAGCACCAGAAGCAAACGTTCTATTAAACTTAACTCCAGACCACTTAGTAAATGCTTTAGCCACATCTCTTTCAAAATTTGAGCCCTTTTTATGCGCTCCAGAACCGTTCATTTAATCACATCCTAACGTTTATTTATATGACTTAATTGTACTACTTTTCACCTTTAATATAAGAAATTTATAGAATCAAAAAAGAGCCTATCAATTAAGATAGACTCAATGTCTTACATATCATACATGCTTAAAATATCTCCAGTCATAAACCAAGCACATAGGGCACATACCAGCATACCTATTAGGGTCGTCACAGTGAGCCAAATTCCACTGGTAGCTATTCCTATCCATGGTAATATTGCACAAGTGGCATTAACAGCACCACCAATGAAAAAGAGCTGAAAACTGGCGAATAGTGCTTTTCCATCAAACTTTACAAACTTAATCTTATTGAGCCTAAGCAATATGGGAGTTGTTACATAGATACCAATACCACCAGTAAAGCTACTCAATACAATCGTTACTAGTCCTGTTGTAAATAATGCAATTGGAACTAATAAAGCAAAAACTACTAACCAGTAGATAACTATTAGTAGCACTATATTAACAATCAACTTGATGACTTCTTTTTTAGTCATTTAGTCCCACCAGCCTTGAAAACGCTGGTTCTCTCTTACATATTCGGTGTAAGCGTCCACTGCATTATCTTTAAGCATCTTAGAAGCCTTATACATTTCATTAGCAACCTTGTGGCTATCTACAGCATGACCATGGGCATTGTAAGCCCTAGCAACGCATTCTAGGATTACCCCGTGTAAATATGCCTGACTAGCATTTAAATGTCTTACAAGCTCAAAATATGGCTCCTGCGCCTCCCATAGCCTGTTTAGTAAGGTATATCTATCTTCTGAAGAATTAAAGATTAATATACCATCAAAGTTATCTTCTAGTTCTTCTAGTCTAGATAAAAAGGCTTTATCTTTAGTCTCATCTACATAGTATAGTAAATCCATAATATAGGCGAAGTCCCACCAATTCCAATTATTAGTAAACTCGTGGTACTTATTTTGGCTCATTAAAGACCTAATACGCTTTAACTGTGGCTTGGTTAGTCCAGTTTGATGCTTAGCTGTCTTATTCTTAATTCGTTTATTCAAATTCATCACCCTTAAATAATACTGGAATGGTATAAATATTACCATCTTTAGGAACGATTGTAAAACATTGTCCCGGTGCACTAAATTCAGTTGGTAATGACTTAGCATAAGAATCCATGCCCTTTAAAGCTGGTAGCCCAACTTCTTGGCATAAATCTCCAGACTTAATTTGGAAGGTGTGGAAATGACCATAGATTAAACAATCAACATGCTTTCCACCAGCTTGGAATTTATAGGCATTATCATTCTTAGCCCGCTTTACCTTCTCACCATGCGTCCATACAATCCGCTTATCATTAATGGTTAAATCAATTTCGTGCATATCATCAAAGTTGTCAATCAAGGTAACATTTTCTAGTGCACCAGTAGTTTTCTTAATTGTATTGATAGTATCCATCACAATGTAAGCAGCAGAGTCAGAGGGAATATTACCGGCTTTATCCTTTTGATTAATTCGGTCATGATTACCTGCAATTGAGCCAAATGTTACTTTGAACTCAGAGTTTAGTTCATTTAGTAAGGACAACATAATTTGAATAGCTTCGGCAATTTGATGAGAAATATCAAACTCAATACTAAATAATTGGTTAGGGTGCATGTAGCCACCAGTAATAATATCCCCAATGTTAATTACTACGATATTGGTAATACCATTGGCACGAGCATAGTTTAAAGCTGTGTCAACATATGCTCGCAAACGCTTTTTAAGAACAGATAAATTATAAACATTATGGTAGCTACCGACCTTTAAATCATCTAGTTCCCCAATGTGTAAGTCACTCAAATTTAATACTAAGGCTTGGTCACTATCTTTTACATCTGCTGGCTGTGTAAACATTGATAAGTCTAGGCTAGCTAGCATGTCTATAATAGCTTCCCTATTTTTATCCGCTAACATCTTAGAGTAAGCCCCAACTCTTAAGTCGTTCTTAAATTCTTTCTGACTCTCTTGTAGGGCTACCTTATTAACAACTGTTGGTGTTACATGGTCATATACCCTATCTGGATTGCTAACATCTAAATAGTCTGTTAGAGTTTCTTTACCAGAGCCAACTGCTACATAAGCATCATATAAAGGTTGTTGTTGTTCCTTTAATGCTTCTACTAGTCCTTCGATATCTTCTCGCTTTAGCCGTTCTTGACCTAACTGCTTTAAATACCGGTTGATTGAGGAAATTGTAAACTTTTGCCCTCCGTTAAGATAAGCTTCTCCAAGAACCGCACCATAAATTTTGTTAATATCTTTTTCCAAAATTATATTCCTACTTTCTTTAGCTAAATAGTCCAGTAAAACTAACTGGCATAATTGTGTATCCAGTGTATTGACCGACCTTTGAGTTAACAAACCCCAGTCCATTCAAAATATCAGTTGCAAACTTGTTATCATCTTTTATAGTACCACTTACTTGTTTATTTAAGGGGATTACTAAGACAAGAACATTATCTCGGCTAACATTAAACCCTTTTGGCTGAATTATAATATCATATATGCCTTTTAAGTCTTGCATTTTAACAATCTTAAATACACTTAAGTCTATGTCGCTATTGAGAACAAATACTTTGCTATCAATGTTAGGAATAGACTTACCAAACTCGTATAACTGCTTATTCAGGTTAGGTTTTATCTTAGTATCATAGTACCAATCCGACAATAAGTAGTCGTCAATCCCACCTACCTCGAATAATCCATCTGCATTCCTACTTAGTGGAATCATGCGGTAGTTATTTCCGGTAATCTTCGTATATTCCAAACAACCAAGAATACTAGATAAAGACTTATTAATATCCACTTTCTCGTTACAAGATAGTTTGTGCAAGCCAGCCAGAGTATCCTTATCTTTAAATTCAGAATCTACAGAGGTCAAGCAAATCCCTATTATAGTAGCATAGTTGTCAATAACAGTAATCTTGGGATTATCTGTGGGTTTACCATGAAGTGCTAAGAACATAAAATCGTCACACTTGCTATTAGTAATTTCATCAATCTTTTTATTTTGAACATCTGAGCCCGTATAAGAATAGCCAAGGACAATTATCTGGTCGCCTTGCTCAATAACACCGGTATCAAAATCGTTAAAAAATTTGTTCTTATAAACAATGACATCTGTGCCTGTATCATTCTCAGACAGTATCTTTGCACAAACAGCGCTAACGGAATTGTCAGCTTGAACAATTAAAAACCTACTCATTCTATCACCTTCCTATTATAAATAATAACATATCAGTTAATTTATGTAAAGTAAAAGAGGGAAATAATCCCTCTTTATTGTAACATTTCTTAATGCTAAGCAAACATTTGGTTATTTAGTCCTGATGAGGCATACATTAAATCTGCTGATGCTACTAGCACAACTTTGTTTAATTGTTTGGATAAATACTTATTATATTGTGAACTAAGCATGGTCTTTAAATTATCCAACGTGTGATTGTTTTTATATGACAAAGCATCATGGTGAATGCGAGCAACTAAGGACTTGTCGTTCAATAGTTCTAGCTGCTCTTTAGATAAAACCGTATCTTCCTTAGCATGTACAAACATATCTAATACTTCTAAGTCATCCTTAGTTAATAGTTCGCCATCATATAAGTAGAATATTGTTTGGGTGTCATCGTTACCTTTAATAACCCACTGTTTCAATACCCCTAATTCGTATAGCTTAGCAAGATAAGCATCAAAGTCTACCATGCTATCAAGAATTGAGTTAGCGTGTTTGTAGTTACTATGTTTCTTAGCTAGCTCAATCAGATTAGAAGCTATTAATTCGCTATTAGCCCCGCCCCCATAAGTTACAACGGCTGGTTTATCATCATAATTAGGGATTATATTGCTTACAATGGCTTCCTTAACTAGTTCAGCATCATCTAAAAAGTCTTCTTTGTTTGTTCCCGTTAATTCTGTCAAACTATATTTAGTTAATACGGTATCAACTGACTGTACTTGGTTACTACCAGACTTAACAGCCTTAGCTAGCTTAGGCAGATTATTAGACAAATCCATTATTCGACCCCCTTTAGCTGTGATTCTATTTCTTTCATAATCTTATCTTGCTGTTCTTTACGCTTGGATTCAACCTTATTTTCGGCGTCCGTCCAATCCTTTTCTGTAATACCAACCTTATTAAGCAATACTCCAATAACTTCGATTTGCTTAGTTAAATCATTAGTATTTTTATTATATGGAAAAGTTAAGATATCAATTGCATCAAAGGCTTCTGCTAGAGTTACCCGCTTTGTTAATAAAGTTTCTAGTTGTCGGTCCTCTTCTGGAGTCCGAGGGTGACTACCAGCTTGGTTGTTATAGGTAGTTAATCCATTATGCTTAGCTAATGCGTTTAATACTTGTTCTCTAGTAATTGATTTATTTTGTGCCATTTTCTTCACCCTTGTCTAATTTCATTAGTTTTTGTGATTCCTTTAATATTACTTCATAGTCCTTCTGAGTTAATACTCCTTTTGTCACTAGCATACTAATTAGTACCCCTAATGAATCAACAGATAAGCGAGCATACATGTCTGAAACCCCTAGCAAGTCATCTATAATCAAGTTAAGCGTGTCATAGGCTTCATCAAACGTAATTGGGTCATTATCATGCTGCTGTATCTGAGAATTTGGAATATCTCCAGTTGCTTGTAGTTGTCTACGTAACCTGAAATAATCTTGAAAACCAACTTTAGATAAATCCTTTGCTTCTAATGACATATTATATCACCTACTTAATATCTATTTCAGCTGGGGTATCCTTAATGTCATGTGCCATATACAGACCAGCCAATTCGTTATCGCTAAGTAACCCAAAGTCGTTTAGCTTAGATTCAATATATTCAATCACATTTCTGCGGTCTTCAGAATTATTAACATAGTCATACTTATCCATGTCAATGGTAATAACTGGGGACTGCGCATATGACTGATACCAGTTATCATATGTCTCCCACACACTATGATAATAATCTTTTTTATCATCATCTATCGTTTCCATGTCACGCCCACGAGATTCAATATGTTCTAGCATGAGCTCAAAACTACCCTTTAGATAAATAATTACATCAGGAAATCCTCTAAAGGGATGTCCTGAAACATTGGCTTGCATGTTCTGTGATAGTTCCTGATACAGCCTAAATTCTTCCTTTGGAAATTCCCCACGTTTATACAAGTTAAACGCCATTAACCCATCAGATAACAGACTAGAATCGTATACAGTATTCTTCATGCCCTCAGTTTCTGCTAAATGCAGACCTTCTCTTAATTGCTGATAACGATAATTTAGGAAAGCAACTTGTAGCGGGAACGCTAATGATAATCGACTATCTTCACCAGCTGCATAGAACTTATGGAGCATTGCCATATCATCTACTTTTTCATAGAAGGCTTTAGTATTTAAATCTTTTGATAGAAGTTCTGTTAGAGCTGATTTCCCCATACCAATTGGAGCATTAACATAAATCATATAATTACCTGTCTTTCACTATTTAATTACTATTATTATAGCACATACATTATTCAGTAACCCCTAAACCTAAGAAGGAACTTAGGCTAGGGTTAGTTGATGACTCCAATAGCTCTTCGCTAATAGACTCACCTAAATCATTAGCATCTTGTCTTTCATATGGATTATTAACTAGCCATATTTGTTCTCTGTTAACCCCAGCCTCTAGAAATCGTTTTCCTAATTGTACAATCTTATAGTTGGCATCGTTATCTAAAAACAAATACAAATTTCTATGACCCAGTTCTTTAACAATCAAATTCAATTGAGCATCAGTTACTTCCTTACCAAAAGTCGCCAACCCACAGTAACCATCTATGTGGCTAACAGTAATTGCATTAAAAACACCCTCACAAATTACCACATTATTGTTTCTTTTTATGCTGTCATAATTAAATAAAGATTGAGAACGAGCATACTCTTTACCTAACTCGGCATAGGCATTAAATGACTTAATAAACGGGTTGGGGTCAATTGAGCGTGTATTCCAGTATACAGGCTCATCATTCATCTTAGTAATGAACACAATACTGTTCCTAATGCTTAAGGTTCCCCTTCTGGTTCTAGCAGTTCCATTTACACAAAACCCAATATTATAATTTTCAATATCAGATTTTGTTACCCCACGACTGTGAAGATAATTAAAATATGGAAAAGCAACTGGATTGCTCCAATTGCTGGATAATAACTTAGTATTCGTTGGTAGAGAGGGCATTACTAAGCTTTCGTTTTCTTTACTATCATACATTATAAGCATCAATTTTTCTGCTAATGAATCAGATTGACTAATAATTGCATTTGGTTTTGATTCTTGAACATACCCATACTCTTTTGCAATCTCTTTAGCTTCTTTGAATGATATATGGTAAAGTTGCATAATAAATGAGACTGCACCAAACCCAGACTCTGAGCAATGGAAACAATGCCATACTCCCTTTTCACTAACATATAACTTATTCTTAGTCTCACCACACAAGGGACAGTTAAATCTGATGTCTTCACCATCGTACAAAATTTCGCCATCGCTTAATGATTCAATTACACTTTGTGTAGCTGACATCCTGTCATCCCCTTAAAAACTTCTCTTGTGCCCTAACTACTTTAGACATAAATACATTCATCCTATAGGCCACGCCAAGTTCAATATATAGTCTTAAGTCTTCATCTGTAGCCTGAGATAGGATTTTCTTCTCAATTAATTCACTGTTCTTGTCAACATTATTTTTGTCTACAATTCCCAAATCTTGTGCCTTAGCTAATAGATAGGACTCTAATTCGTTCAATAATTTATTTATCTTGTTAAAGTTTAGCTCAACGTCATTACGGTTATAATGCTCTCCCCACGTCTTTAAACCTAATTTCTGTAACTTGTATTCGGCAGCTTCATTACTATTAAGTATAAAATTTGTTTCTGTATTAATTGGCTTTTGTTCTTTAAAGTCGTATAGACGCTTTAAGTACACATTATCATGTGGAAAGTTATCATGAATATACTTAACAAGCTTCTTTGGAGCGTTATGATATAATTTAAGAATAATATCCTTATATGGGTCTTCATAGTGAAAATCATAATAAAAGTATAGTGGGTAAAACACATTTGCATCCTCTGCTGGAGCAAAGTATTCTTTCTTATGATGATTCATAGTTTCAGAACTTAGTCTAACCATCACTCTCCCATCTTCAACAAACATCTTAGTTTTTAAACCATTTTCTATGCACTCGTTCTTACCAAGAACTAAGCGACTTGTATTAGTCAACATAGCTAATTCCATCCTTTTTCTTAATTGTTATTGAATTTGTGAACATATCCCGTAAAGCCTGATTGTGAGAAATAACTAGGATAGTTCCAATATTCTTATTCCGTTCTTTTAATAATTTCATAACTTGCATAATTCCGTCTTCATCCAACCCATCAAATATTTCATCAAAAACATTCAGGTTAATCTCTGGGTTTTTAGATAATACATAATCCTGTAGTGATAAGGAAATAGCTAAGTTTACCCGCTTCTGCTCACCAGTTGATAATTCATTATAAGCTGAACCACCATCAACTGATGAAACTTCAACTGACATCTTATCAGATAAATTTCCTGACTTTGACTCTGACTGTGTACTAATATTAACAGAAATAGTACCATTTGTCAATATTGATAAGTAGTAATTAGCTTGTGAATTTAAGTATGGAGTAACCAAATCTAGCACATGTGATTTAACCCCCTTATCGGAGAATACTACTTTTAAGTCATTAAATTGTTTTTCTTTAGCTTCTAACTTAGAGACCTTGTCAGTAGATTCCTTGATATGCTTATTTAAATCTTTTTCACTTTCAAAATCGCCATTGTTCTTTGGTGCTCTCTGCTTTAGTTCTTCTAACCATTGTTTAGCTTGAACAACATCGTGCTTAGAACTATCTAGCTTATTGCGCCTGTTAATAACTTTGGTAATGCTGTTTCTAACAGAATTAATATCCTTATTAATTAATTCCAATTTTGGCTTAATACTACTATTAAACTTTTCAATTTCACTCAACTTAGTATTTAGAAGGTCACTAGCCTTCTTAGCAGTTAATAACATCCTAGTTGATTCGTCATAGCTCTCTCTAGCTTGCTTACCATCATTAGTAATTCGTTCTAATTCCTGCTTACGATGCTCCTCGTCTAGCTTATGACCACAATGAGGACAACGAGGTACACTCGCATTAGCTAGCTCCGTATATGCCTGCTTAGCTTTATTAAGGTTGTCTTTGCTAATCCTTTGCTGATTAGCAATTTGTCCCGCTTTAGATGCAAGTGCAGACAGCTTGGCGTTTACTTCTGTACTACTCTTAACTGTATTCGCTTTATCAAATTTATGTTGCAAAACAGTCAAATCATTCTGATAGTTTTCTTCTTCCTTATCTAAATCTTCATCAGTATACCCAATGTTATCAACAGCTTCCTTGCACTTGGTAACTGTTGCTTCCGCCTTAGCTAGCTGATTAGCATAATCTTTTTGTTCTTGCTTAAATCTATCAATATACTGCATCATACTGTCTTTGTGGTTAACAGCACTAGATAGCTCATTGTTAGCCTTATCAATATTTAGCTTATTAGTGGCTGCGTCTTCTTTAACAATATCTAGCGCTCGCTTATAAATAGCAATATTAGTAATATCTTCTAGAATTTCTTTACGCTCTTTATCAGTTGCTTCTGAGAACCGGTTAACACTTGACTCACCAAATACTAAGGAATTAAGCATAGTAGTTATATTCATACCAATAATATCAACTATATACTCATCAGTTAGCTTATTAGAAGCTTTAGTAATCTCTTCGCCATCACGGTATAGCAATACTTTATTCTTATTATCCTTATCCTTTCGATAGCGTGCAACTGTATATTTAATACCCCGATGAGAAAACTCTACAATACAGTGAGTATTTTTACCTATTTTGTTGTTAACGATATCATCTCCAGCAGTACCTTTTGGAGTTTTACCATATAGCGCATAGATAATAGCGTAATACAAACTGGATTTTGCTGCCCCATTAGAAGAACCATCATCCTTATCCATGTTAACACCTTGGATTAGAATAAGACCTTGGTTGTCTAGTGACAATTTAACTTTTCCAATTGACCTAAAATTCTGAATATCTACAGATTCTAATTTCATTTAATTCACCTCAAACAAATAGTCTTACTAGATTAAGTATAACCCAGTAAGACTATTTTGTCAAGTTTATTTAATTAGGGACTTTAACTTATTAGGAGCAAAGCCAGACCACTTGTTAATTACATTGTTTTCATCATCTGTAATAGTAACTACTGGGAAACTCATGAACCCATATTCCATCAGTCGTTCACGCACTACAGCATAATCAGCTTCTTCTTTGGGGTCGAACTCTTCATAGTCATAATTAATGTTATGTTCAGATAACCACCTTTTAGTTAACTTACATGGAAAACAATTTACTTTAGAATATACCTTTACGTTCAAAATCTATCAACCTTCCTGTGCCTGAATTAAATACTTTTCTGCCTGTTTTTCTACATCTGGATAATACTTCTTACAGTATGCCCTAACAATATCAGCATCAGAACTATCAGAAGATATATCTAGTCTCGAATCATGCTTAAGCTCCTGCTTAGTTTGTAATGCTACAGGTACCTCAGCCTCTTTGATTAGCTTACGCATGGCTTCGGTATCCTCTGAGTTATGGGTTACAATTCTAATATAGTTATTTTTTAGCTCTTCATCAAGAGTACCTTTATCTTCATAATGGCTCAAATCAATAGTTTTAAACTTTGGTGAATTTACAGGGATAAAGGTTTCTTCATACTTATTACCTTTTGTAATCAAATAGAACCCTTTATCTTGCCCCTCATCATTAAAGTTTAAAGGTACTAAATCACCAGTATACATAACGTTATCTGCTAACTTTTGTCGCCAATGATAATGACCCATCATGACTAAATCCATCTCGTTATATCGGACATCTTCAAGAGTATAGTTACCACCAAGTTTATGAGTCCACTTACCAGACTTAGCACCTGACATACCAATATGAGCAAACATTACATAATGTTTATCTTTGTCAAGCTTAATTTCTGAAATTGCTTTCTTGAAAGATAAAGAATCCTCGGTATATGGTACAAATATTAAATTATCATCCACATCAACATGGTCATGAACTACAATTGGATAATCACTAGTCGAGTAAGTTTCTAAGATGGATACAGAGTTTGGTGGAACTGGACTATTATCTTGCTGGTCATGATTACCAACTACAATATCAAGCTTAAACCCTTTTGGTTGTCGATGAATACCCTTTAAGATATTCTCTGTAACCGCCTTAATTACAATTGGCGATATAGAGGTCCTCTCATTATACAAGTCACCAATAATAATCATTCTTGAAGCATCCTTAGACAACGCTTCCTCATACATGGCATTGAGGGCTTCGAGAATCGTTTTTAAACGTGACCCGTATGGTTTACCCTCAACTGGTTTAGAAAACGCTGTATAGTCACTGGCGTGGACGTCAGAGCATACTACATAGGTATCTTTATTCATATATTAAGCCTTCTTATTTCCGCCTATTAAACTAGACATAATTTCATTTGCTTTATCTTGCATTTCGCTATTACTAGTGTCATTGCCATTGCCTTTGGCATACTCTGCTCTACGTTGAGCTTTCATATTTGATGCGTCTTGGTTGATAAGCGACATGTGTTCTACCTTTTCGGCATCAGTTTCATCGGTTAAAAGCATTGTTCCCTTATCAAATTTAAATAGCATATAATCATCAGATACAAACCGATTACGAATCTTATCTAAATAAATACGCATGAAACCGCCATCACGTTCTTCTTTAGTCCCGTTTAAAGTTCCAGCGAATGCAGTAGTGTTAATCTTACGGTAGGAACCTTCGATTGACTCTAACGTCATAACTTCTTGGCTACCGGCAGAACGGTTCAATTGAGTACCCGTAATTAGAATAACATTTTCTTCCTGCGCTAGTTTCGACAGATTTTGGAATAGCTCTTCACCCTGAACAGCTTCGTTATCTGATTTCTTAGCTGTACGCATTAAGTCTGCATAGTCAAGTACAACCACATCGAGTTTTAATCCTTTTTGGCGTTCTGATGTGTCAATACACTGTCGTAAACCATCAACAGTTAAAGTATTAGGCGTATATCGTTTGAACAACAGGGTTCCTTTATCTGGCTTATGAGGCTTAGCTAAAACATTCTTAATGAAATTGGGGTCAATTTTACCATCTCCAGTTAACATGTCACTCGGTGTCACTCGATAGTGCATTCTATCAAAACGCATATATGAATCTGCCATCAGTTCTTCCAAACTAACCTGTAGAACGTTATGACCAGATACCATACTGTAGTAGTAGGATAGATTAGATAGAAATACTGTTTTACCAAATCCAGATTTACCACCAATCATTGCAATTTGGCCTTTTTGTAGCCCACCACTCATCACATAGTCAAATGTTTTTAATCCAGATGGTATCTTTGCTTGGCCCAAATCATTAATATATGTTTCTGCCTTCTTACGAACATCACGATAAACATCAACAACAGTGTCCGCACTACCATTGATGTCTAATGAGTTGATATCATCAAGTTTTTCTTCAACTCTCTTAGATAAGTCATCTGAGTCTCGCTGCGCTTCTTCTAGAATAGCAGCAGAAGCTAAAGTCTTCTTAACATATTTATCTAGTGACTCTTCGATTTCATCAGAACTATCTGGCTTAGTTTCCATAACATCATTAATAGTCTGGGTAATATCTAGCTCTTCTTGCTGTGTTAATGGGTCTTCATGCTTATGGCTTCTACGTCTGTTTTCATCTTTAAAGTATCTATCAATTCCAAGCTTAATACTTGCTTCTGAAATCGGCTTTGTGTCCGTTGCATAGTATCTAACTAATATATTACCTAGAACCTGATAAGTCGGGTTAGTCAATAGTGATGGTGTGTTTCTAGCTAATACTGCATTAGTAATGTATGAACTGCTTAATGCTCTCACTAATAATTGTTCTTGTAATGTTTTTGTACTTTCTGTCACGGTTGTTCCTCCTAAATATTAATAATTGGCATATCATATCTGTCCAACAATTGTTCTCTTAAATCCTTAGGAAATACCTTTCGAGCCTTCGTTCTAATTACCAAGTCCGAGCTAAAGTAAGCTATAATCTTACGCCCGATATTGATAATAGCATAATACTCTGACACTTTGTCAGTTTGTAAGTTGTCCCTAATTATTTTAAGCTCATCACCATCTGAAATAGTTGCTGCATACACAGAGTCATAAGTCTTCTTTAAACCATATAATAGAGAATGAAGGTACAACTCATTGTCTGTCTCATCAGACCTAATATCAGAAATAGCACTCATAGAATATCTTGATGTTCCAAATAATAAAATAGGAGTGTTCATAGCACCTAGGTAGCGATAGTTACATAGTTGCATTACATATAATGACATCTCTGGATGCCTAACATTTAATGCCTTTACTAATCTACGACTATACTCTACGTACTCTCTATACATGCCATCAAGCTTGTTCTCATCCAGTGTCATAATCTTAATTGAGTGATTGTACTGATATGTTCTTAACTCCTTAGACATCTCTACATTATCATATCTACACTTCTGTAACAATCCATAGTATTGGTACACAAATGAAATATAGGGATTATCTAGAAACATTACTGTTTCATGAGGAACTCCATTTATGTTTTTATGATAAGTTCTATCGTACTTTAAGCCGTTTTGATAGTACGACTGATAAGTTTCAGACACAAGGCCCACCTCATAAGGAACGTTCATAATCCTCTTCTTGTTTCTGTCATTATATAAGTGTCTACTAAAAACGACAGACAAATAATATACCGGATTAATGTGGTTAATCCTAAAATACTTGGAGGCTTTAACCAGTGCATAGTGTAATTTGCTATCAACAATTGAGTCAACGGTTCTTTCTAATTCAACACTAGCATCAATTCCCTTATTGTCAGCATCTTTCTGTCTAAAAAGTTGCACATATTTGTCATAAATTAAGCTGATAACATAAGCATCAAAATCAGCAAACTTAACAGGTGTATCGTCTGTTTTAAATTTTGGGTCTTTTAAATTCATTATATAGCACCTCCTTATTGATGCCCGTGAAATGTATTTATTCTATAGACTATAGTAACATTATATAATTTAGTAGTCAATAAATTTTTCTATATAAATTGGGTTTACTTTTGAAAAGAGTATGGTATACTAGAATTAAAAATAAGGTTACACGGCTAACCGAGGATAACTAAATAGCCTAGTTACAAAAGAAGTTACCGAAATGCGCAGAGCTATAAGATAACTTTAAAACTTAATAGGGATACCCAATAGGCGAGACCACCTAAAGGTAATATTCACTGATACCAAACAAAAAGAGACAGGAGCATATTTGAATAGTCCCTCCGATTCTATAAAAGTGACTAGGAACCCACCGTTTAGGAGTTGCAGTGGTGGGTTTGACCGAGTAGCAGGTCGTTAAATAAATGCTGTAAGAGGTTTCCAGTGCCCTGAAAACGGGTGGAGATATTAACCTGCTTATGCGAATAACCTACCAGTGGCTGGAATGCTGGTAGCTAGGTTAGTATTACAAGTATAGATGCTGAGCTATCCTAATAGATTATAATAAAGCTAGACGATAAGTCCTCATGATGAAGAAAACAATCGCTTAACACTCAATGTAGTAACCAATGTTAGGATAGCAATACGTAGTGACTTGAATAACCAACTCCTGTTGAAATGACCGACCGACCGACCGACGAACAGTTGGATTAGTTAATTAGTTATTATGCAGTTATTGTCCATAGAGCTTAGCTTAGTATTGTATTTCTAGTAATAGATTTACGCTAAACTATCCATCTATGGACTAACTGTATCTCATTCACTTACTCCCTCTCTCTGAACAGCAGGAGAGTCAAGGTCAAAACCGTTTTACAGATTAAGTATGATAGCATGTGTTTAGGATTGATTTATTAATACATAATAAGGAATTTGAACTTGAACTTAAAGATTTTTGATTACATATTTATGGTAATCAGGTGGGCTGGACTAATAACGCTTATAAACTACTAGCGGGACGTAGACCACAAGACGTTGAGAACTAAATACTAACGAAGACACACTATTAATATTATATAGTCTCAGCCTAGGCCGGGTTCTAAGCCGGGACCATTCGGACAATACTTGATAGAATGAATAAAGTATAGTTATATGAATAAACATACATTTATAAATATTAGTAATAATTATATTGACAAATGATATATTTAGTGCTATACTTTTTATATAGAAGGGAGAATTAGACTATATGGATATAACTCTTAGACCTCCGCCATAAGATATGATTAGTATTAAATATCATATAGACGGAAAATAAAATTAAATAAAAATGTGCGTTTCTTTCCGCCCACGGCACAGTAAAAACAATAGGAGATAAAATTATGACTAAAAATATAGATTATAAATTATTAGGTACTGGCATTAAAGATACGTTTTCAATTAAGCGTAATATCAAGGAATTAACAGAGTTTAATTATAAGGAGTATTTACTAATGTTCCTTATGGTTGGTGCTTCAATTGTTGCTTTCATGTTTCAAGGTGACTTCTCTTTTTCAGGTTATGCTGGAGTAATTACTAGTGTAGCTACTGCTATGAGTTTAATACTAGTAGATAAGGGCAAGCTAACCAATTTCATGTGGGGAACAATTGGTAGCCTATCATGGCTAATTGCTTCTTTGCATAACCGTTTAATTGGGGATATTTCTTCTCAAATATTTTATACTATCATGCAGTTCGTTGGTATCTACGTTTGGTATAAAACGTTAAATAGCTCAAATGATGATAGTGTTATCAGTAAAAAGATTACCCCACTATTAGCTACGTTAACTGTAATAGGATTACTAGCACTTTACGCCGTAAATGTTTATATTGGATTCAAATTTAATGGTAATCAAGTTCTAAGAGATAGTGCTGTATTGCCACTTGGTATTATTGGTCAAATTCTAATGACATATGGGTACCGTTCACAATGGGTCGTATGGATTGGACTAGATTTGTTAAATATTTACATTTGGTATGTTCAGTTAACTAGTGGTGGAGCTTCTGCATTAAGCATGTTTATTCTACAAATAATTATGACGATTAATGCAATTTATGGAGCTTACGTTTGGTACACAAAGGAAAACAATAGTGGGGTATCTAATAATGAATAATTTAGAATTGATTACAAAGAATAAACTTTCAGGTAATAAAATTGGTGTATATTTTGGGACTTGGTCACCATTCCACTCGGGTCATCAACAAGATTTATACAGAGCGCTAGCTGTTAACGATGGTGTTGTACTAGTCGTAAGCGGCTATAAAGGTGACCGAGGAGATAAAATCGGACTACCACTTTATAAACGGTTTAGATATTTAAGAGAAGCCTTTGCTGATGAGCCTAACATTGTGGTAGCTATGCTTAACGAAGATAATATTCCACGCTATCCTGACGGTTGGAAGCCTTGGTTGTTAAAACTCGAAGAAATTGTGGATAAAGCAACTACAAATAAGGATGCTGAAATCACAGTATACACAGGCGAACAAGAATATGATGACAAATTCCATGAGCTGTTACCTGAATGGCATACTAAACTAGAAGACAGAAAAGTAATCCCAATATCAGCAACAATGATTCGCAATGACCCACATAAATATTGGAACTATATCAATCGTGTTTTCCGGCGTCACTTTACCTATAAGGTATTGGTTGTTGGCTCAGCATCTGTTGGTAAATCAACACTTATTAAACACGTAGCTCGTTCAGTTAATGCTCCATTTAGTACCGAGTATGCCCGTTACTATGAAGAAAAGTATAATCTAACTGATGATGAACTAACTGTTGATGATTACTCACACTTCTTTCAAGGACAGTATGATGCTAACAAAGCTGAAATGCATAGCCCAGCTAATCAAGGAATTGTAATTTGTGACACTGATGCTATGGTTACTAATGTCTATGCTAAGATGTATCTTCCTAAAGAGGATTATGAAAACCTTACTCAGATTTATGCCAATACGGTTAAAAAAGAAGAGTGGGATTTAATTATCGTTATCCCACCTGTAACTAAATATGTTGATGATGGGTTTAGAAATATGGATTGGGAAAGCACTAGGGATGCCTTTCACGACAACCTAATGGAAGAGATTTCAAATCAGGGGTTTTCTGACAAAGTAGTTATTTTAGACGATAAGGGTGACAGCTCTGACCCACAAGGGTTCCTAGCACGCTATGAGAGAGCCTTAGAGCTAATTAAAAATGGAGGTAAGTAATTATGAATCCAAAAGTAATTAGCTCTGAGAAGCTGTTTAAAGGTGCTATATTTGATTTATATCGTTTGTCTATTAAGTTAGCCAACGGCGTTGTAGCTAATCGAGAAATAATTAAAAAGTCGGATTCAATCACAATGCTAGTCGTTAATAAAGATAACAAAGTATTAATTGAATATGAATACCGTAGCCCACTTTACAAAACGGTTGCTGGCTTTCCAGCAGGGTTGATTAAGAAAGATGAAGACCCCTATGTTACCGCTCGTAGAGAATTGCAAGAGGAAACAGGATTGCTAGTTGACCCTAAAGCGTTTAAACGAGTTGGAATTTATACTCTATCAGAGGGTTTCACAGATGAACGTTCTCATGTTTTCATCGTTAGACTAACTAGTGATAACTACAAGATGGTAAGTACAGACTTTGATGATGATGAATACATCGGAGACTGGAAGTGGGTGTCACTAAATTCTGCTGAGAACCAAGTACACTCGGCGGCTGCTAACCTAGCAATTAAAGAGTTTAGAAATATTAGTAATAAGTAATCTAGTACAAACTAAAAGACCCTACAGTTAATTCTGTAAGGTCTTTTTTTATGCTATTTGATTCTTAATGATTGTCCCGGATAAATCGTGCTGTACATAGACAGGCCATTTAAACTAGTTAAATTACTAATAGTTGTTCCGTGGTCATTTGCAATCTTCCAGAAGCTATCACCGGATTTTACAGTGTAGTAAACTTTAGAAGGTGCTGTGTTAACTACTCGCTTACCATAGCTTTCACCGCCATTTACACCTAAAGCAATATATCCATAATATCCATTAGAACGTAAATATCTAGCCCAAACATAATCAGACTTAATAATTACTTGGTTATACTGAACACTTTCACCACTGAAATAAGTAGCTACCTTAGAATAGCCCGTTCCTGCTCCTGTACGAACGTTTAAAGTTGTATTAGGGTAGAAGGTGCCATTCTGGTTATACGTCTGGCTAGAAGCCTTATATGAGCTTGTAGAGGTATTTGGCTTAGCAGTTGAGCCTTGCTTAGAAATATGTTCAGCTAATACCCAGCCAACTGTCTTTCCGTTACTACTCAATAATACCAATTGGTTTGATTTACCTTTAGTAACCGTCTTAATTTGAGATACAGTGTAAGTCTTACTCAAAACTGATTTGTTAATTGGAGTGGTAGTAGCACCATCATCCCATTTAGCAACACCAGAATTAATCTTAACTTTATCTCCTACTTTATAGCCACCAACGTTATACTTATTTACTTGTTGTTTGCCAGCAGCGCTAGAGCCAATCCACCAACTAACTGGATGCTTAGAGGTGATTACCTTACTAGTATCAACTCCTCGTTTAAGAGCAGATGAATATCCTGAATCGGTATACTGCCATAATGATGTGTCTCCATAGTACGTGTTGTTGTAGTTAGCTTCCCAGAAAGCATCATAATATGACATAGTTCCAATATATCTTGAATAGAACCAGCTACCTGAATAAAGGATAACAGGTTTATTTGTTAGGCTCTGCATTTCCTTACCCCAAGCTGTTACAGCACTAGAATAAGTTCCACTAGTAGTAGTGAGCTCTTCGGCATCATTAGCATAGAATTTTGCATTCTTTGCTCGGTTGTGTAAGTCTTTAGCTTCTTGCTTTGCATCGCTAGCGTTTACATATCTAGAATATGAATAGACACCATATGGCGTGCCAGCCTTTTCTAAGTTAGATATTGTATTCTTGTACTGAACGTCCTGATAGTTTGAGCCATATTGAACTCTAACTATCACGAAAGAGTTTTCATATTTCATAGATTTGGCTTGTGCTAGGGAAACTGAGCCTTGCCATTCTGAAATATCTATAACTGGTTTAACGACAGCACCCTTACTAGTAGAAACAGCAGAAGCCTGTGTTGGCTTTACAGACACTCCTAGGGTTAATACACCAAATAACACCGAAACGCCCGCTATGGCCTTCTTAAGGCTAAATTTCATTACTTGCCAGCCTCCTTATTTTCTGATACATCCATGGTTGCCTTAGAATCAGTAGTATCAATTGAATCAACGATTGCTTTTGTCTTTTGTAGACTAGCAGTGGTTGTTGATACTGTTGTACCGGCATCTTTTAAAGCGCTTGTCAATGGTTCTAAAGCATCAGTTAATTCTTTGGCTTTAGAAGCAATTTCTTCTGGATTTAGTTTTTCATCTGGGACACTACTACTTGCGGAGAATAATCCACTAATACCCAAAATACCAAGTAATATATTACCTAATACAACTAAAGTGTTAGTGTCAACTGAACGGCCTAATTCACTATAAACAGCAACAATTATCGGTATTAAGATAGACAAAGCATATACCCAATATTGTTTCTTGTGGATATTTTCCTTGAATCCTGCCTTAATTGAAGATAATTCTTTCTTTAGAAATTCCATATATTAATACTCCTTTGTATTTTATTTAGAGGTTTCCCTCTCATATATGTAATATAAAGAGGAGAATGAAATCTCCCCAATATATTTGTTATTTGTTACTCATTGTCGTCATCAACTTACGTACACGAGGCTTAATAAAGTTGCTATTAGTCTTCATGTTAAGATTAAACATAATTTGATTTGCCAAGTGGTTTATATCTGTAGCAGTAGGAACTTTGCCATTATAGATATACCGCTTGAACAATGGGCTAATCTGCTCAGAAGATTCAGGCGTGGCAGTTCCTGTACCTGTACTTGTTAGTGTATACCAAGTGTTACCACCATCAACACTATACGTTGGTGTTACAGAGGTACCCGTAGGAATATATGCATCATACTGCATCTTAACTGTGTTAAACTCAGCACTGCCAGATTCATCAACGTTAACACTATAGTAGTTACCCACTGTGTTTGCTTTCATGAATGCAATTGTTAAATCGTCCAATTCTAGCAATGGAGAATTGGTAGAAGTTGACACAATATCAGCCTTTATCTGAATTTGACGAGTATTAGATGACATTGCGTATTCACCAGTGATATCATCAGCATTTTTGCCGGTACTGTTGGTCGAAGAAGAAGTATTATCATTAACAACTACTAGTGGGTTCCAAGGAATATTAGAGATATTAGCATTAGAAGCTGATGAGTCCGGTAATAACCTGTAGTAGAAGTTAATAGCTGTTGAGTCTGGAGTTAAATAAGATGTCAATACTGTGAACCTATCCATAGTAGATACAGGAACCCTATTAGAATTATCAAAGTATACAGAATTAAGTGAAACAGGATTCCACGTAATTGTAGAACGGGTATTATACCTAGTGGTATAAAGCTTGTACTTCAATGATGAATTAGGGTCTGCAACCCAAGTTTGGGCGTTAGAACTAGTAAATAAGTTACCGTTGTCACTAGGACGTGATTGCATGACATTATTGTTATCAAGACGTCGTTCTCCACGAGTAGCCTTAAAAACATTATACTGGTTGCTATCGGTAATAATGATTATACAGTATCCATTTGTACCAGTTAACTGGATAGGACGTTCAAAATCAATATGAGTTGCTACCGAACCATCTTTGCTAGTGTTAACTTGACTAGGTGACAAATCTATTTCAGCCCTGATTGTCTTATTTGGATAACCATCATCACTCAATTCACGAACTTGGATAACAACATCTGAGGTATGACCAGATATATTGGTTGTAGCTTTACTCTGGAAGAATAAGTCAACACCTTGTAGATGTCTGTTTTCTGTAAAGGTGAAACTTTGAGCCAATGGGTCATACAGAGTAACGGCATACCTTTGTTTATTGATGATATTCTCAACGTTCTTTAACGTACCATGTGCAGTATAGGTTGCTGTTGCTTGGTTAGTTGAGTTAAACAGACTAACTGTTCTAGTACCACACTTTAAGCCAGCAGGAATCATAAAGCTACCATAAATCATTCCGTTACTATCAGCCTTCCATGAGTTATGGGCTGAACCCCTGTATGGGCCACCACCGCCATCAACGTTCATATCTGGGCCCCAACCAACTTGTTCAACTGGTATTGAAGTAATGGTTGCTTGAACATTATCAGTATATGGTTCAAAGTTCCTAGCAACAAACTGAACCTTACGCTGTCTCATATATTCAATAGCAGAACTAACAGTTTTGGTACCACCGCTTGAAATAATATATCCAGAATAGGTTGAATTAGTCCTTGTCGTAGTCCACTTTTGACCATTATCTAAAGTTATCTTGTTGAAATAATTAAGAGTATCCCCTTTGTAATAACGGCTGTAATTCTTTGGGTCACTCTTCCAGAACTGATTAAGCCGTAATTTCTTAACTCTAGAACTAGTATCTATCACAGTTGTGCTAGTTGTATCAATCCAGTTATCTGTATCGGGTATTAACTTAAGTACCCCATTAACATTGAAAACTTGATACTCATTAACATTTATAATACCTGTTGATAAAAGTTGCTGTTGGTCAATCACACCACTGGAACTAGATAGCCCAGAAGTTGCGAGCGCCTGAGACGAAATATCAGAAGTATGCCAAATTCTAGCACTTGTGCTGTAATCCTCAGCTACCGTTGGAATGGCAGTATACGTATACTGAGTAGGCATTCTTAGTTCGCCTTCCTCAGGTGCATAGTCAACGGCAAAACCATCATGAAAAGTATCAGCAGTGTTTACACTGTTGAAACTGTCTGAGAAAGCGTCCTTTACAGTTGTTGGGTCTTCGTCCTCTTTTGCTTTAGCAGATAGTTGCTGTACAGCCAAGTTGTATTCCAAGTTATCTAGTCTTGTGCTCCACTTTTGAAGACCTGAGAATGGAATATTAGTAACTGTTTGCATTGTGAACAACGCTTTATTTGCTAAGTTTTCTCCAGTTCCTGGGTATACTAGTACATAACCCAATTCAAGAGTATAAGGGTCATTAACAATCGGTGGAGTTACCGTTGAGAACGTCATCGGTGTACCTTTTATAATCTTAAATGGGTTATTAATATCAGAAGTGATTAGAATCATGTCAATACGAGCTAAGAAGTATACGTAGTCTACATTGACAATTGAACCCGCAATAGGCTTAAGGCCATTCTGGTTAGCAATATCAAGCTTAGTTGTACCACCATTAACAATAACCTTGTAATCTTTGTCTTCTGTTAATACTTTTGTATAATCATATACAACTCGGTAAGTTGAACCAGCCTTAGGTATCTTAGCCCCAGTTAAAACATTACCGTTAGCATCTTGACCCCAGCGTATAGAGTTTGTACTGATACGAACAAAGTCAGTACCTTCAATATATGCTGTTGAACCCTGTGTAACAGACTCAATCCTATACACAGCCTCTGTTGAAAATTGGTCAGTAATGCTAGTAGAACTGCGAGGAACACTGGCATTTGAACCTTGAACAGAAGCAGTTACACTAGCAACAGTTTGTACAGGCTGTTGAACAAAAGTATAAACACCGTTTTCGGCATTATAAATGTACTGCTCATTAGGGGTTTCCTCAGTTTGTTCAGCCTTGTCAATCAAAAGGTTAGTGTTTTCAGTGGTATTAATTGAGTAACCACGAACATATGCTTGTCCAGCATCAACAACCAATTGTAATTTACTTGAGTCTAGGCTATAATCTTTGACAGATACATCAAACCCAGAAACACGGAAACTACCTGACTGGTCATACATACGCTTTGCAAGTATTTGACCTAATGAACCATAGTCTGGTTTTAACTCATTCGAGTTAAGGTGGTTGTCAACAAATACAAATATCGGTGTAGCCGTTGGGTCGTTGTAGGTCAAGGTTACTTGATACTTAGTCCTATCGGCTCCGGCAAGACCATAGGTGTCTGAACCAGAAGTATGGTCAAGCAAATCTGAGTCATCAGTAGAAGTAACAACAGTTTCATTTAGAACTGCACCAATTGTTTCAGTTCCAATACCTTTAATTGATATTTCATCGCCATCAAAACTCCTAACAGCACCCTCTAACCAGATACGCCCACTAGAAATACCATATACCTTAGTACGGTTAATTGAACTGGTAGCATTACCATCATTAGAGTTAATTGACCAATCATGAGCAACCTTGCCATCTTCTGACATAAGGTTTGTAATATTAACATTTACACCTGTGGTTAATGCATTGTACCCAGAATTAAGCATCAAGCTTAAGCTTGTATTTGCAGAATCCAGAGTTTGAAATACAATAACAACATCATGGTCCGTGTTTGTGTCAAGCGCAATTGGGTTACCACTAGCATCAACTAATGGAGTACCTGTCATGTCATTAAGAGCAGTAGCTACTGCTTTATTATCAATGTTATATGATATGGGCGTCATCTTTGTAGTATCATAGTCAAAGCTAATCTTGCTAAGAGTACCACTTGTTTTTGTTATCTTAAAGTGAAGAGTGGAATATAAACCCTTTGTAATCATAGTTTCAAACGACATACCGGGGTAATCCGTCTTAACAGCACCTACAGAGTTAACACCAATAACGCCATCACTGGTATAAGTTGTTGTTGTCAGAGCACTGTTAATAGCTGTGGCCGTTTTTACAGAGAAGTTGTTTGGGTACTTAACAGTTGTTCCACCATTATTTGTAAATGTCTTTGGAATAACGTTCATACCAGATATGATTGCGCCTTCTTGGAAAAGGGTGTCACCTAGCATGGTTGTGTTATAGTTTTGCATTGATTCCATTTCGAGAATTTCCTGTGAAAACGCAGGACGACCCGGATGAAACAATACTTTTGAAAATCTTTTGTTTGCGTCAAACCCATTATTATAAGGGCTTTGACTGTCATCATACTTTGGCATTAATTATTTCACCATCCTATTTTTAAAATTCTGCTACGTAGCTAATTACTAGCTTCATATCATCAGTATAATTGTTTACTACGTGGTTATCATACATGTATAAGTTTCCTACACTAGTAACCTTGTCAGCAGTAGCGATTAATCCAGTAGTACCGTTTGCTAGTACAACGCCATCCACAATGCCGGATTGACGCCATGAGAAGGTAGGAACTGCTCCTACATCAATGCTTACAGTAAACAACACAAATCTAGCATCATTCTTATATGCATCTGATTCACTTACTGGTAGCCATTTTTGACCGCCATATATGATAATATCAGAAGGGTCAGCGCTTGTGTCATCAGATGGTTTCTTGTGAATTAAATTAATCTGGTTTACTTTAGCATAAACTAAAGGTTCAGTTAGTGCTGTCGTTGAAGTTGATTCAGCGTCTGGTTCTGTTTCATCAGTCCATTTAGAGCTCTTAGCTAGTTCAAGCCATAAATCTGTTCTTTTGGAAAATGCAATAGCTTGGCTAATATGAGCCGTTTCAGTGGCAATTGCCATTAATTATCACCTCTTATATAATTTTAACATATAATAAATCTAATTAGCTTCAAATTAAGCTAATGGGTAGTGCTCAATCTTACCGTGCTCAGGGTCTATTCTGATGGGCTAATATATGCTCTCGAAACAGAAGATTTAGAAATTGTAAATGGCCCCATTACACTCTGTGATTCAATACCATATGGAGACTGGTCTGAAAACATTTTAACACTGTATCCATCTTCACTATTAGATAACGATAAACCAATATAGTCTAGGTTAACGGATATGCTTCTATCGTTAGAAAATTCTATTGATGCATACATCAAAGACTTTGCATTCATCAACGGTGTAATATCGTCTAACTTAACAAATATATCTGTATAACTACCGGCAATGTCAAATTTACCATATGTTACCCATAGATTAGTATTAAAATTAAAGAATCTAATTGTCAGTGAATCAGATGTAGCGTTAACAGTCCTAATAACCAGATGAAGTTTCTTAGTATCAAATAAGTCATTAAGCTCTTTATTTGTTATGGTTGTTCCTAAAGTTTTATAATTATCATTTATAAAACCTTTTAAGTCAATTACATCAGCTAATTTTGTTGGTGTATTTGTTTCTTCATCAGCAGATTGTGCCCAACTTATAGGGTTAGTGTTATCCGTATTACCCTCTATGCTATCTTCTGGTGCAGGACTCCATGGGGTAGCTACACTTCCTTTTTCCAATTTAAGATGACTTAAAGTTCCAGTCCCAGAACCAGAAAATTCAACCCAGCCCTTAGCACTTCCACTAATGCTTGTTACATTTTCTGGTACTACAAATGTGTGTGACATTCTACCGGAACCTGAACTATTAGTAGAAGAATCAGCATAATACCAACAACCCTGATAGGTGGTTGTGCTATCTGTAACTATGCCTACTTCCCAACCTATCTTGTTTTGACTGCTTCCTTTAACAAACCCTTGATATGCATAGTCAACTGATATCGTTACCGTTTCCCCTTCTAATCCATGAAATAGAGATATAAAATCATTAGTAGTTTCATTTGAAAGGTAACCTGATACCCATAATCCTGTACCTGTAACAGTACGAGAACCAGTACCGGTTAGCAAGTTTCGATTAGTAACATCCAGTGATTTAGAAAACTTTAAGCACAGTAGACTTATTGATATGTTATCTGTATTGCTAATTCCACTGAAACTTATGACAGCATATCCGTTGCTAGAAAAATTAGTGCTAGTTTTTGGATTGATACGTAATATATTCTTCCCACTTGAAATGCTAGTAGTTATATTACTAGTTATATCATTTCCTAATTTATCCTTTAATACTAAATTAAGGCTAGCATTTGACGAGTCCTTATCTGACATTGAAACAGTAGAAAAACTATATACACCATCTGGATTTACATTCGCAATAGGTATTACTAAGCTACCACTTTGACTAGTAGTTTGCTCTGACGGAGCAGGAATCCAAGCTACCTCTGTTGGAGACTCAGAGATAATGAAGTTAGAAACAGTCACTGTTTCCGTTGAGTTATATAGTCGCAGTCGAACACCATCTGAATAGTCATTGTCTGTCACAATAGTATATGATTGATGGTGTGTTCCAGACACCAGTGGTAACGCGGGATAGACTCCCTGCCATAAACCTCCTGCAAATTGAAAAGTGTATTTACCTGTTGGATTTTGTGTCGTAATATCAAAGGCTACAGTAACAGTAGTCCCCTTTGCTATTTTTCTCGATAGGTGATACATGTAATCTGCATTATTTTCAGAACCATTACCAGTCATTGTGAACGGCGTAGCAGTTCCTAGTGCTAGGTTAGGATTACCTGTATTACTATTTAATTTAACACCATTGATATAGTCACTAGCATTACTAATTAGGTTGTCTTTAACTGGGTTAAAATCAAACGTTTTCCCTCGGCCATTCTTAGTAGATATACTAGTAATATCAGGGTTACTTAGTTGTTCAACCTTATAGCTTGAACTTTCTAAGGTATCATTAGCAGTTGGGGTATAGTCAAATAGAGGCTGTCCGACAAAAGAATATCTTTTGCTTGTCTGAGTCGCTCCCATGAATAATGAATTTCGGTTGTTAAACAGGGAGTCTTTCTTATTATAAGTAAACGGATTAGTAACCGACTCATATTTATCATTTGATGGATTAATAATTAGCCTTGTGCGTTTCCTTAAACCAAACATAAAGTCATTTTCAATTTTCGGTACAAATGCATCTTTAGGATTCTTAATATCAATTATAGGCGCATCAGAATTACGACTATTGACAGTTTCTGTCAAAACCCATAATACCCCAGCTGGCCTAAATAAATTGATTATTGATACAATCTCTTTAGGGTAGCTTGCACTTATCTGAATATCAATAACAGCATACCGGTAATAAGTGCTAGAAAAGTATTTGTTTGTATTGTATTTTGAGCTGTTCCATATGAACATGTCACGATAAGGCTCGTATATATAAATATTGTCTTTATTAGTATTTATAAAATCTGCAATGGCATCTCTTAGAGCATCAACGGTTCCTCTAGCATGTTCAACATGATTGACAATACGACTACGATAATAATCGTCAGACCAACCAGATTTACGGCGCTCACCAAACCAATACCCCCAGTAGTCCAACCACTTAGCATCAGCCGTAGAGAGATAACTCTCAACTTTAGATTGCACCATGTCTTCTTCCGACTTAGAAAGGGATTGGTTTAATGCACCAATAACAGCGCTATTAACGCTATCATCGTATTCATTTAGGCTACGTTTCCATAGCGGGTGTAAAAATGATAACAGTGACACTTAGCTTCTCCCCTTTCTAGTTATTAAATATGTCTAAGAAGGTGTCCCCGGTAGATGTTTCGTCATTACCAAAATCAACATTTGAAGCATCTTCGTTGTCTACAAAGTAAACAGTTATAGTTCCGGCTTTGACTAATTCATTGCCAGCCGTATTGTATTTAGATTCAATCTGAATTGGTTCTACCGTTTGTTCACCAGTATCCGCATCAGTATCAGTAACAGCATCAGCATATGATACTGAATTGTTATTATTTGTCTTAGTGTTTTTATTAAGTGTGATAATGCCATAGGTGTTGTCCTTAGATATGTCAATAGGCTGTAAGTCTTGTGACTTAACATCCATACCATTTATGTTAATGTACGAATCTTCATCAACAGCTGTTTTACCACTAAGGGTATCATCAATGTTTGCCTGTGCTTCTATCTCAGTATCAACAATGCCCCAATCAGAAATATCCATTACATTTTGAATTAGGTCACTGGTATATACTGGTTGACCAACAGTATATGAATTTAAGTAATTTTCCATTCTCAACTTTACAGCAGATAGAAAATCATCTGTGTGTAGAGTAGTATCAGGAACATTAATTCCGATAGTTAAATCAACAGTTGTTTTATGAACAGGTTGCACGGATACTCTAATTCCGGCAGCTTTCCAGTAATACAATTCATTGGTTACTGCGGTTTGCAAATCATTTGACAAATCACCATTAGCATCATGACAGTATACAACTACAGAGCCATAGGTACTTTCAAATATATAGGCACCAGCAATTCCTTCGACACTCTTTGCACCATATTGAAGAGCTTGAACAGTTCCTCTTTGTAGCGCCTGAATCATCTGTCTAAATCTGACAATCATATCGGGAACGGTTTCTTCGTCTGTTCCAGTCTGGAATGCTTCTATATTTGTAACTGTGTCTAAGTAGGTTATGTCAGTTGTGGTGTCTATGGTATTAGCCGGAACATTGCCATATGCGCCCATAGTAGTGCAATATACAGGAATATCTACATAATTAGTACCTGATGGTATTTGATATTCATCTAGTGTTTGATATACTTGTGAGTAATTGTTATCACTACAGGTGAATTGGGTTCCTTTGGGTATATACAAACTTGTAGTAAGCTCAGAAGTAAAGGTAAGCCTTACTGTGCCATATGCATAGGTAGCTTGTTTTCTAGTGAATCCAAACGCCTGCATAGTACCGTCTTGGATACCAGCCTTAATGTTTTGTAAAGTTAAATAATATAGCATTTCTGTTTCAAGTGAACTAGCTTCAAGTAGGGTCTCAATAGCACTACCCTCTGTAAAGTCGTTTACCTTGTTTGTGTGTGTTAATACATAATCAGTCATCGTTGATAACACTTCTGATGCCTTTTTGTATCTGAGTGAATCAGCCAAATAATCACTTCCTTCTATCTAATCTTAACTGTACCATTTTCAGACCGCTCAACAAATAATTTAAAGGCTTCCCCACCGCTTATTGGGGTAATTTCAACTACAATAAGTGCTTTTGGACCATCTAAATAAGCTTTGTTGATATCTACAGAACTGACACGTTCATCTGTTGATACAGTTCTCTTTATTTCTACTTTTAATAACTGTAATGTTTCATTTGTAATGTTTTCACCAATATAATTCATTAAATCAGTACCATAGTTTGGGTGGTTAAGCAATGTTCCACGTCTAGTTAGAAGCCTTAGTGCAATTGATTGCTTTAAATTGTTAACCCCAGAAACTACTGTTAAGTCTTGACCATCACTTGTTAGCTTGGCAATTGATTCATCATAACCATTGGTAGCATCAATATCTAAACCCAAGTCCATACCCATAGCCACATCATAAATCTGGTTTTGATTATAAGTATTAACACTTGATAGATTAAGGTCTGCTAAACTATTCGATACTGGTAAGAACATTCTGTCACCATAGCTTAGTAAATGTTCAGGGTCTTTCATTCTATCAGCATTTGTAGCAACAATATAGGGATATACTAGATTGTTCTGTTCAACTAAATCAGTCCAATAGTCTGTGCTACCCAACTGTGAGAATGCAATACTTTGAACCGTATCATCTTTCTTAATTACATATTGTTTATAAAATGTTGCCATTATTTAAACACCACCATTCTTCCTCATCACTTAATATAAAGATATAAGGCTATTAAAAAAGACACTATTTAGTGTCTTCTCTTAATGTTATTCCATTTAATTGGATATCAATCTTGTTCTGAGCATACCCTAGAGCAATTTCATTGTCTCTCAAAAACTCAACTAAGAATTGGTAGCTATCATAGCCGCCTAACCAGTCAGCTAATATTCTTAAGTTTCTACGAACACGATTAAGGTCATCTATATAAATATCCTTTAGATAAGTCTCATCACTGTTTAAAGCATATTGAATAGTCATTGATTCTAGACAAGTCATCTCTAGTGCCTTATACACAGCTTTATGATTTGACTCTAAATCTGTATTCATGACAATATCATATATCAGTGGGCTAGTGTCATAGTCAAAATTAAAGTTAACATCGGCATTAGTTGCAACAAGTTTTTGAAAGTTTACAGCACCTATTGATACTGTGTAGATAGGAGGGCTGCTAGAAAAATCTTTCTTAATCTCTTCATCACTAATGTTTATCTTGTGACTACTCCCAATTTTAATTGAGCCTATAAACATGTAAACAACAATGCTTACATTCATTTTCACTCCCCCTTCCTAGCTACTAATGGGCTTACCATACAGCTTGTTTAACTCAGACGAACTTACTCTAGAAGCACTAGAAGATGTCTTGGGGTTTACATAACTTGCATTCTTTGTTGAACTACCATTACCAGAAACGGTACCAGATGAGCCAGAAGGCTTCTTGTTACCTAGTGTCAATTCTGATATTTCACTTGATGTCGCCTTAGTAGCATCATTAACAACATAGAACGCTAAGCTATAGTTATAAAGCAAAGGTTGTGATACATCTTGGTTAATTGATAGCCCATTTGGTTGAAACTCTACCTGATAGTGGTATTCAGATGTAAAATCGTGAAATATTAATTGGTAATCATTACCAATATTATCAGAGTTAAGACTCATATACTTGTCAAAGAACTTTTCTAAAGCCTTCATTCTTTTAAAGCCAGCTCCACGGCCCCATCCGGTTGTTCCAGAGATGGTGTAGGTTACCACACCTTCACCAAAATTCTGGACTGTGTTCGCTGTTCTAGTATTCTGTAGAAAGGTACGAGAGGTAATGTTCTTTTGAATACTCTGGGGATTAATGGCAAATTTTAGATACTCATTAGTACCACCACCAGCGGTATTCTTAATCTCAAAAGCAACTCTAGTTAGGTTGTTAGAGCCGTCTGACATTGCCATTTAATCACCTCACTATTCTTCTTTAATATCAAATACATTTAATGCCTCACACAGAGCCATATAAGCATCAGCACGATTTCCAGACAGTTGCGTAGAGTAATTCTTAAGAATATTCTTTACATCGCTTTCATGACCACTATAGGTGGCTTCATCAATCTCTGCATATTGTTCATCTAATTCTTTGGTTGTGTCGAGGTATTCTTTTTCTTTACCTTGCTGAATCTTTAGCCCTTGACCACTATTGACAGGTTTACCATCACTATCACGTTCAACAACAGACTCAACAAGCTCATTAGTAGCCTCTGAATAATCTTTTAGTGGCTTCTCTAATACCTTAATCATTCGTGTACGAGCAATAGATTGCATTCCTGATAGTGGCGCATCATTTAACAATTGGATTGATTCTTTTAAATATTTATTTCTAATCTTAAATTTCATATATTTACACTCCTCTAGTTTATGCTTCAGCATTAATTGTAACACTATTGTCTGTAGTTTTAACAGAATCTATAGAAAGAGTCCCTTTGGATAATTCTGTTGTGGTGGTTGTACTGTCTGGCCTTAAAGCCTTCAGACCATCAATCAGCGTGTTTAACACCTTTACCTTAACCCTATCTACACCTCCAGCATTACCTGAAATGGCTTTGTTAAATTCATCCATAGTAATGCTGACCTGTGAACTGATACCTAGACTATTAATTTGAATGCTGATTGTCATAATGTTGTTCGTGTAATCTGGTTTATAGTTCGTAATTAAGATATTATCCATTTAATTTTGCCTCCAATTCTAATAAATGTCCGTTTAGCTTATCAATTTCCTTTTGTTGTTCCTGTATAGTTGCTAACATGGCATTTTGAAGTACAATATTCTCAATACCGGCTAGTTTTCCATCCTCGTCACGAGCAACAAAGATGTCTGGTAGATTCCATTGTTTGTCCTCGTTAACATCATCAACAATCCCTGATAGTCTAAGGTTGCTGATATTATCATCATCTTTATACTGGTAGGTTGCTAGGTCGATTGAATTAACTAGCTGTGCCCAATAGGAAGTATCAACCTTTTTAACGTCCTTCTTCTCAGATAATAGTGATTTAGACACGGACCCAGTGTAGGTTAGACTAGCCACATTTAAGTCGGCTCTTCCACCGCTACCTGAGTTGATATATAGCGCTTGACCATCTTTCGTGGTAATAGAATGAGCCCTATTAATACTAATATTACCCATATTTATATCACGGTAAAAATAAATTTGATTTTGGCCAGCCTTGTCAATCCCAAAGTCTACAATTTTTGAACCATTATTTAAACCAATCCGCCACCAAGCTGAATTATCTTGTGAATATACGTTGCCATAAGCATCCATAGTAATCCCGTTACTACCAATATTATCACGCCTACCAGCAAAGTTTATTTGTTGCGTTGGCCCATATAGATAGATTCCTGAGGATGGCGTTACGTTAACATATCCCGAGATTGTTTCAGAGTTTGAAAAAGTTGTATCTTTAGCTGACGTATAACCTGATTGTGACTGAAATCCTTGACCGTTAACTACTGAATCATAAGATAAATATTGCCCACTACCATCGGCAATCATTGAGCGATATTTATAGCTAATTCCCCCAGACTCAACGCTTGATTGCATTCCAACCGCATTATCAAAGTATGTCGAGTTATACATTCCGTCTGGCGTAATAGTCATTGGGTAATAGTGAGCGGTGTTATTGGAATTGCTAATAATGCTACCACCATGGAATGTTGAACCATTAATAATGGTACCATTAATTTCTCCGGCATTAATAATATTACCTACATCTGGCTGGTAACCAGTTGCTTGAGCAGTTTGTGTTAGCATAGGTGAGCTAAACAGAGCATGACCAGTGCCATTGTATGCCCAATATTGTAGGCCAACATAGACAGCTGTGCTTGGTGAATTAAACCCATTAATAGTCAATTGTTTCCATGGTTGAGCACTTCCTGTTCCAGATACTGAAACGCCGGTATAATTCCCAGATGGTAACCTATTGCCACTTGAATCAAAGAACGCTAGGGTAAAATTATATGTCATCGTAGTATCACTACCAGCGTCAATAAACCATACCGAGGCACTATAAGGCTGACCTGTTAGTCCGTTTAAAGGATAAAGCTTAGACTGTGCAAGTTGTTGCCAAGTGGAAGCACCTGTATTGCCATTAAATCCAATTGAAGGGACACCGTCATGCAACGTAAAGTTTGAGAAGTATCCCATTGTACCCATTGTCCAACCGGGGATACTAGAGTTGCTACCACCAACTCCACCTAGCAATGCCGCATTATAAACTAAATTTGTAACGCCCCTAATTGTTAAATTGCTAGCAACCACGCTACCGTTTTCATCGGTTGTAAATGAGCCATTAGGCGTACTAAACGTTTTAGCAACAATGTCAACACCTTTAAGTGAGCCGGTTGTAACGTCACCTAAATTGGCACTTACAGCTGATAGTTTGTCGACATTTAACCGTTCAGTGCTGAGTTTTCCTGTTGTAATGTTTGATGCGTTAATATTTTTACCAGTAATCGTATGAAAGTCAATCGTGCCAGCTGTTAATTTATTGGCGCTAACATCACCAATTTGAGCGTCAGTGATAGCTGCATTGGCTATCTGGGCTGTGCCTACAGCAAGATTACCAATCTTAGCATTAGTGATAGCACCATCGCCTATTTGTGCCGTTCCTACAGCTAGCTTAGCAATTTTAGCACTATTGACAGCTTCATCTTTAATCTGAGCTGTTCCTACAGCTAATGAACCAATCTGAGCATCTGTGATAGCACCATTGGCTATTTGAGCAGTGCCTACAGCTAATTTACCTATCTTGGCATTAGTGATAGCACCGTCACCTATTTGGGCGGTGCCTACGGCTAGGTTAGCAATCTTAGCACTATTAATAGCGGCGTCTTTAATATTGGCAGTGTCAACAGCTAATGAACCGATTTGAGCATTGGTAATTGCACCATTGGCTATCTGTGCCGTACCTACAGCCATATTACCAATGTTTGCACTTTTCATGACAACGGGGTCAACACTATCAAGAACAACACTCTTACCAGATAATATTAATTGACCACTGGATGAGATTAGACTGTACGGCTATTTCAGAGTTAGCATAAGCGTAGGTGCTATCAGCAGTCGACTTAGCACTATTAGCGACACTAGTGGCAGTATTGGCAACACTTGTGGCATTATCACCAGCACTTTTAGCTTCGTTAGCAACTGTACTTGCTTTGTTGGCAATAACTGCTGCTTGACTACCAGCTATGACAGCACCAGAAGCCGCTTGGCTAGCATTATTAGCAACACTAGTGGCATTATCACCAGCACTTTTAGCTTGGCTAGCAGCTGTAATTGCTTTGTCTGCATTTGATGCTGCTTGACTACCAGCTATGACAGCACCAGAAGCCGCTTGGCTAGCATTATTAGCAACACTAGTGGCATTATTACCAGCACTTTGAGCTTGGCTAGCTGCTATACGGGCCTGTTCTGCAGCATGACTAGCATTATCCCCAGTTGTGGCTGCCTGTGAAGCGACTATAGCGGCACTAGAAGCAGCTTGACTAGCTACTTCAACACTAGTATACATGTTACTAATATCTGTGTTATAGGCGTCCTTTAAGGCGGCCTGTACATTGCTTAGAGCCGTATTGTAAGCGTATGTGAGACTATTATAAGTGTACCGGTCAATTTTACTAGCCTTAGTAGTATCTTTTAGTAGAGGCGTTATAAAGTTGTCCAGATTAGTATAGGCCGTGGTTAAATCAGTTGTACTGATACTGTCATCTTTAGCACGGGCTAAAATCACATTGTACTGGCTGGTTAACCCAGCAAACTGTTTGGCCGCTGTCTGCTTTTCAATGACACTCATTAAGTTTGGATTATTTAAATCATTAACACCAGATTGTACAGTGTTAATATCATCATTTACGTTTGTACCAGTTATTTTACCACTAGTAACTGTCCCCAGGTTTTTAGAAATGTCACCTAGTCCATTAACGAAAATTTGGTCAGCAACAATTTTTCCAACATCTATTTCACTAGCATTAATATGAATACCACTAATGACACTAAAGTCTATAGTACCTGCATTTAAATGGTCAGCACTAAGGTCACCTACTTTGGCATCAGTAATGGCGGCATCTTCAATTTGAGCAGTACCAACGGCAAGATTACCAATCTTAGCACGAGTGATAGCGGCGTCTTCTAGTTGAGCCGTACCAACAGCTAGGTTAGCTATTTTAGCATTAGTAATTGCACCATCACCTATATGCGCAGTTTTAATTGTACCGTTTTTAATATAGGTGTCAGTGTTAACTATAATATATTTACCGGGGATAGCAACGTCTTTTTCGTTTGAAATTGAAGAATAATATATTATTCTGTTTCGGGTATCTTCAGCCTGAGTTTTAGCGTCTTCTCCAGCGGCTTGTGCGTTAACAGCAGCACTCTTGGCATCTTCCCCTGCCTGGCTTGCTGCTAGTGCTTGACTTGCTGCATTGCTAGCAGCTGACTGGGCTATTGCACCTGCACTAGCTGCAATATCTGCCTTAGTACCAGCATCATTAGCAGCAGTTTCTGCATCTGATACCTTACCCAATAGGTCATTTACTGATATGCCATCAAAGGTTATTGAACCTTTATTTGGAGTGCTAAACTTAATATTACCGTTATCTAAATAAAAAGAAGTAGCATCTCCACTGTCAACACTCTTAATACTAACATTATTGCCATTCCCTATTCCAAACTGAACATAGTCTTCTGAGTCTTCTTTAATATTGCTATTATCGAATCTCTTTGTTAGCTTAAATCCAGAATCTTTGCTAGCTTCTAAAACAACAATGTTATTGGGGTCTTCTTTATTAGCAAAGGTAACCATTAGTTCACCAGAACGATTAACATAGAATCTTGTTCTGTGACCGTCTGATGCTTCATCACTTTCATTGTCTTCATGAACTAACAGCCAAGATTGAGCCTTAGTCATTGTTGGCTCGATTTCGTTTGCATCAGCATCATAGAAATCGCTAATTTCATCATAAGCATAGTTTATATCATCTAGGTAGCCACTACCGTTTTCAGATATATATAAGAAAGACTTGCCACCCATACTTCTGAGGATGTCTCCCTTACCAGACTCATACATCATTTGCTGGTTAGGGTATATTTTCCTCTCGCCTAAAGCATCATTTTGAACATCGTCTGTGCTATCGTCACCCGTATTATAATGCACTGGTGAAATTAACTCGTATGAAGCTTCATTATCAGGGTAAACACCGATTACAATTGGCCGAGAAGTGTCACCACCAATATAGGCTACCAGTATTTGAGAACCTTTCTGCACCGGTCGATAACATCCAAATACTTTTCCATCTGTATTTTTACCCCAGAAATCAACTGGAATAGGTGCACTACCAGAACCATCAGTAACACCACTAGTGACACTAGACCCATACGTATTAAAGTCTAGAGTACCTTTTTGATAATAAACATTAGTTACTTGTCCTCTGACAAGGTATGCTTGACCAGAAACATTCCCCATATTACGGTATTTTTGGTTACCACCTAATGATGCTTGATAGCGTACAGGGTTGTCACCTTCTGGAATACTAATATCAGCCATTTTCTCACCTCTCTATAATTACATTTTACCATTAATTGTTTGTTCTCAAACTTTAATATAGATACTAAAAGAGCAGACTGATTAAAGTCTACTCTTTTCTGTGATTATTTAAGTCTACAAATATGACCTCTAAACGCAGACGACCAATAACTGTTAGACTGTAATTTGAATGTTGATAACATGTTTGGGGCACTTTGGAAACCTACAAGGGTATCATCGCCAGCATAGATAGCCATGTGGCTATCAGAGCCTTCTGTATTAAAGAAGACAATATCGCCCTTCTTTAATTTCTTATAGGCACTTGATTTATTTCCGCCCTCTTTACTTACTGTTTTCAACTTACTACTTTTTGCAATGTTCCAAGTAGTCCAGCTACCACCACTTGAGATGTCTACACCTGCCTTTTTAAAGGCGAAGTAAACCAATTGTGAACAGTCGCCACGAACAGTACCCATGTTAAATGGATTAGAGCCATGGTATCCTTGGTCATAAACAGAACTGCTACCTTTCTTCTTTTCTAGGTCTAAAGCATAATTTAAAGCTTTCTCAGCAGTTCCACTTCCGCTTCCTCCATCAGAATCGTCATCTTTGTCGCTGTTGGCATACAAAGATTCTGCGGTTGCTAAATCATATTCCCCAAAGTATCCACCTTTAAATTCTTCATAAGAGCCCCAGAAACTCTTGGGATATGTGAAACGTCTATCATCACTTTCAGAAGACAATGGTAGCCCTCTGGTAACACCAATAGCAGTCGTCCAACCAGATTGAAAAGACCAGTTATGGGACACTGACTCAATATAGTATTCCCAATAAACACCATCTTTGTCATCTTTTACTAATAATCTCTTGCCAACTTCAATGCCAGAAGTACCATTAATGGTTATCGTCCCTGAGTGAAACTTGCTATTATCAGCAAACCAGTTATACAGTTTCTCACTATATTTTACAAATAGATAAGGAACTGAATTGATAGAGCCATTACCAGTAAGAGGGTTAACTCCAGATTCTGTATCATTGAAAGCATACTTCTTAAGTATAGCACTATATTCAGCAGAAGATATGCTACCTTTGTTGGCAATGAATTTTTTGATAATCTCATATGCTTGTTTGCTACCTATAGAATAATTAGACACTTCCATCAACTGTAAGGCAGCCTTCTTTGGGTGTGCTTTCATACTCTTAAGTGTTTTTAAATACGTATAGCTCTCAGATATTTTTGAATTTGTTATTCTCTGAGTTGGTGCAACAATGCTTAAATAAGCTTCTCTTCTTACCCGTGTTCCAACAGAACCTTTACCTTCCTTATAGTTTGTATATATTGCATCAGCCTTAACCTTACTGATTGGGAAAGACAAGGACTTTACTTGATTATAAAAACTAGAACGAGAAGGCTTTCCTCTAAGAATAGATAATACTTTCTGGTACTCTGCTTCCCCACCATACTGTCTAGCAATTGTGGCGGTACTACTAGTTTTATTTCCCATTGCATATGCTAACATGTCTTCAAGGTTATCATATAGAGGATAATGCTTCCTTGCCTCTGATTCAGTAGTTCCCTCCGTAGAGGGGGAAGTTGAGTTCTGTATTATAAAACTAGAACTGTCATTAGACCCACCTAGGTAGGTCTTTGCTTCGTAACCATAGTAGAAGTTAGCACCATTTCTGTATAAATAATTCTTTCCGTATTTCTTTGATACAGCAGTGCTATATGGAATCCTAGCTAGTGAAGAGTTACCCTTTTGCTTAGCTATCTTAGCAGAGTAGCCCATATTTAATGATAGTGACATCGAGCTAGAGTTCTTATCAGATAAGTAATCAATATACCCTTTTCCAAAGTTATATGCTTGTACTAAGGCAAGTTTGTCCGTAACCTTGTGTGACTCATCTGATGCCTTACCGTTCATACTCTTTAAAAATTTCGCACCAAATGTTAAGCTAGCAGTCTCCCCGTTAATGTTAGTTCCACCATGGCTAGCAGCATTAATGGGGTCTGAATTACTACCATGTTCCAATTGAACAATTGTCATTAGATAGGGATACATATCAGAGGCATTTAATTTACTACAAATACTTTTTGCTTTACTAGAATATTTTTTAGCCCATGATGACAAATTTTGGTTTGCTTCACCCGTTGAATCATCATCTTGGTTCTTAGTGTCACCATTAAAATAATCCACTTGTACTTCAAGCATCTTATACCCATAACGTCTTATCAACTGTGTATTGGTTAAAGGAGCCAAATGACCAGACCAACCACCAGAATAAGTCTCAGAACCTAATCCAGAGTAGGCCAAAAGTTTAAAAATAGAGTATTGGTCAGTATCTGTAATACTTACCTGCTCTGATATAATATCAGATGGAGATAGACTAATTCTTTCTAGAGCTTCCCAACGTTCTTGGTCAAATGGAGTTGGTCGATAGTTGAAAGTGGCTACGCCATCCTCATGCGTCCAATAAATTTCGTTAAAAGGCTTAGCAGCAATATCACCAATCATTTGAAGAATTGTTCCGTTATAATTAGAAAATCTATTATAGGCCATTGTTTGCATGGCTTCATCTGAGTTCTTAATTATTGATAGCTTAAGAATATTACTCATTGGGACTGACAAATTAGAGTTATTAAAAGCGTAATCTGTAAATCCATTGTTACCTGTAATGAAACGATTAAACACTTGTTCAATAATATCGCCAGAAGAACGATTGCCAAATCTAATACCTTTCTTAGCGTCATCTGGTAATAGTACATACGCAGGAAGTGTTGAGGTCAGCTCTGAAAATGTGGTTAGATTCATGTTATATATAATCTTGGCAACGCCTTGGCACGTAACAGTATAAATACGACTATTAGATTGTGAGTCAATACCACGGTTAATATTTGATATTAGTCCACAGGCTAAAGTAGTCTTAACTACTTTCTTAGCTTCGGTACTAAATATATTGCTATAGTAACTGACATCAATCCTAACATAGTCATTAGGAACTAAAAGTGTAGACCAATCATAATCATCTGTTAACTGAATCGTAAATGACGGCATATCTTGTGAGCTATCATTCTGTGTTTCAAATGCCAGTAGCCCATTATTAAACTGTGACGTTGAATTACGGGGTACTGAACCACTGGTAGTACGAGCTACAACTGGATAAGTACCTTTAATTGTATAGAACGTTACAGTAACTTTTGCTGACATTCTAGGCATATCTGCATACACTTCTAAATCACCATCCTTTCCTACTGAGCAACGGCTTTAGCATAAAAACTATTTAGCTTCTTCATGAAGTCATCTTGATTTGATTGCAATTGTGAGTTAACTTGTTGGGCCAACTCTTTCTCATTCATTCCATCTGATGCTTTAATATTAACTTGATAACTTGGGTTAAGATGGAAGTTGCTAGAAGTGTTACCTCTTGAACCAGCATCTATAACCTGCTTGCCAAATACACCCGCTAGATTTTTCAAAGCAGCTTCACCGGAAAACTTGTGAGCTGAGTTTACAGGAATAGCAGCTTCGGCCCCTGCTTCGCCATAGACATTAGTACCGTCTGTAGTTGTAGGGGTGTCATAAATACCACCAGTAGCATGTAATTTAGTATTATGGTTAAGAGAGTAAATACCACCAGTAGCTTTATAACTCTTTATTTGAGCTTGTAGAAGAGGTAAGTATGAAGACTCAGAAGCAGTGTAGTAGTGGTCTGTTTTTAAATTATGATTAAAGTCAGATAAACTCTTAGAACCCTTCAAGTTCTTATAGTTACTTCCATTAAGCATCTTAGCATAGTAATTAGCGTAGTCTTGAACACTGTTAAAATGGACATAGTGCCCACCTTCTGCTGATGGTCTAGCATCACCTTTAGAAAGACCTTTGGTTCCCTTCATTGAGTCTGACCAAGTAATACCACCATAGTTGTTATCGACCTTAGCTTCATGCGAGGAGCCCTGAGCAGATTCGGTCATCATTTGAGCGTATAAATAGCTCGGGTCAATACCAGTAGCTTTACCTACCTTTTTAGCCATGCTCCTGATAGCGGCAACGCCTTTACCAGAAACCTTACCAACAGAACCGGAGCCAGAGGACTTTTTACTACTACTACCGCCCTTGATTGACTTAGCATCAGCAATAACCTTTTCAGCTTTGTCAAGCATGTCATTAAATCCCTTTAATAGAGATGCTAAGCTGTTTTTGTTCTTTTCGTGTTTCCCCTTAGCAGACTTAGATAAACTACTAGTAGTACTGTCTTCGCCCTTTACAGAGCCTCTCTTCTTAGAAGACTTCTTAGAAGACTTCTTAGAAGATTTCTTGCTACCACCACTGAACCAATCTGAAACAGCAGAAACACCTGCACCTGCAAGACTAAGTGGAACACCAGCAACACTACCGACACCAGTAGCACTAAGACCATCACCAGCCATAGATACGGCGTCACCAGCAGCACCAACCCAATTATGCTTATTAACGTGGTCAGACATAGAAATGCCACTAGCAACTATACCTACACCTGGTATAATCTTAGAACCAAACTTGCCACCAACTTTTGCGGCACCCTCAGCAACGCCTAATGCTTTAGAACCACCCTTAATGCCTTTAATAGCTCCTTTGCCTTTACTAATAATTTTAGAACCAGCCTTTGTTGCCTTACCAACTATTCCAGAACCTTTTGCTGCTCCTTTAACAGCTCCTGTTCCTCTACTAATAATTCTAGAACCAGCCTTTGTTGCCCTGCCAACTATTCCAGAACCTTTAATAGCTCCTTTTCCTAGGTCAATAGCACCAAGAGCTAATCCAGCCATCTTTCCAAATTTTCCAAACTTGGATAACTTAGAAACATCACCCGCAGCTTCTGCTACTCCAGATACAGTTTTTGTAGCCTTAGCAGCCTTGGCAGCATCGGAAGCACCTTTAGCTGCATCGGAAGCGCCTTCTGTCCCTTTAAATAAGTCTTTAGCTGTTGACCAACCACTAGATACCTTGCTAGCAGCCTTAGAGTTTTTGGTAGCTTCCCATAGATTCTTAGCGGTACCCCTAACGCCATTAGTCTTTAGTCCTCTAATTGTTCTATAGGTACCTCTAATTGCGCTAGAGGTTCCTCTTGTGAATTTACCTGCACCACGAATTGTTCCACGAACAAGACCCCTAACACCACCACGCCTAGCCATACCACCGAGGACAGTTTTTAGACCACTAAAGCCCATTCCAATAGCAGCCCCACCAATAATATCTCCACCAAACCTAACTAAAGGATTGGTGCCACCAGCAATAGTATTACCAGCACCACGAGGGCCATCTCCAGCTTCACTACCAGCAGTATTTGTCTGCTCAGTGTAAGTATCTTGTTGATTTAGTGTTCTAGCACCAGATTTGTCATATGCCTTTTTACCGTTCTTGTTTCCGGTCTTTGCATTTTTCTTATTTTCTTTCTCAATATAGGACTTGGTTAGCTTACCCTGTTTTTGTGCTCTAAGATAATCTTTTGCTTGTTTGAATGTTATTCCAAATTTCTCATGCATTGTCTGAGCATTTACTTCTTCACTATTACCTGTATTGTTTAAGTTTTTAGTAATATTGTTAAGCATCTCCGGGTCCTTGGGCGCATTTGATAATTTTTCTTCAAATCTAGCTGAGCCCTCTACACCGGAGTATTTGGGGTCATTTCCACCTGCCAATGCTCTTATAACTGGGTCATTGAAGCCGTTAGCAATCCCATTTGACACTTGATTATATGCTTTGGCTCCCAGATTACCTTTCATTTCTGAACCACCGGATTTAGCCATAATTCCCTGTAATGATGCAATAGAACGGGCTTGACCTGAGCTCATAGATAATCCTTGGTTACTTATGTTAGAGTATATGGACTTTAGCCCATCTCCTTGTACTTGTGCCTGAGCTGACATACCTGAGTTTGCTATGGAACCAGCAATAACATTGGATGTTTTGGTGATGCCTGTATTGGCACCTCCGGCGATTCCTAAGGAGTTTACAAGGCCATTAGCGGTATCTGTACCCATTCCAGCATAACGTGCTAGATTTGCTGTTGCATTGGCTCCTGTGACATAGTTAGTATTACCAGTAGTGCCTGTGTATGTGCTTGCAAATTGTGACATTTGACTACCAGTATAGCCTGCACCGTTACCTGCTTTTTGTAAACGGTTTAATATGGTATTATCCATTCTCTTAGAAGCGCCATTGGTGTTAGCCTCAGCGTTCATAATTGGAGCGATATTTTCTTGTGAGGCCAATCTAACGTTCTTACCACTAGCTAATCTTGATGTCATCTGTCCGCCGGCTGCTGATACACCAGCGCCGATAATAGCAGTAGCTCTTGACCGTAATATGCCAGCTATACTATCCTTGGAAGCATCCACGCTTAGAGGAGTTCTACCAGTACGCTCGTCTTTAGTGGTGGCTTGTTTTAATTTAGAATTGCTAGAGTCAATAGTTGATTGAGTTTTGTCAAGTGCCTTGTTAAATTCGTTTAACTTGTCAATCGAAGACTTAAGGGTACTAATTTCAGAATTAAGAACGTTCTTCTGTGAGTTAATCCCATCACGCTCGTTTGGGCTAAATTGGCCTCTTTTCTCTTTGGCCTCAATTGAACTATACTGACTTTGCTTATCAGCTAATTGCTGTTGTAGTCTAGATTTGTAACCGTTAATGTCATCATTTGTTTGGCCGACCTTATCCGTACCAGTTCTAAATGTTGTCTTATACTGTTTGAACCTTTCATAAGATACTCGACCACCGGATATTGTGTCATCGACACGGTTATCAGTCCGTTTATACTGATGGCTTAGATTACTTACAGTTGAACGAAAATCTTTTAATTGGTCTTTTATTCCAGAATTAAAGTTATCATATTCTCTACTAGCACTCTCAGAATATGGACGAGAAAAGTTAGTTGTGGCCTTGGTACGCATGTTCAAGGTTTCCCTAAATTTTTCTCCAAGTTCGCCTTGTGGATTAAGGCGACCATTGATACTGTTAGCACCAACGGCTTGATAGCTCCTTGATAGAGCTGATGTTAGTGCTGATATTGTTTGTTCAAGGGCAGTAATATCTTGATTTGATACTGATTTATTACCAACTCTGATATCGTTATACTGCTTAATGCTATTTGAAAGCTTATCTTGTAACTCATTGTTCCGACTCTGAACGGAACCAGCCTGACCTCTTAGATTAGTTGCATCTCTATCAGTAAGGGTGAAGTTGTTATTTTTACCCTTATTAAATAGTCTGTCAGTCATCTTATCTAGCTTAGCTATATCACCCATTAAACCATTAATTTCAGACTGTACAGATTTAAGGTTGGACTTAAAATTTACGTCTACTTCTTCTTTTTTATTAGCCAAATTTTCTTCACCCCGTATTTTAGCTATGTAACACAAAGAGGATTATTCATCCTCTTCATCATTGTCCATAAGTTCTTCTGCTCGTTTGTAAGCATCTTTAAAGTTCTGTTTAATCTCTTCATCAACTCTAGCATCATGAAGTTTTTTGTCGTGTAATTCCATATCAATGGCACTGTCAATCTTAGCTTCATATGCTGGGTCATTAGTTGCTTCCTTAACTTGGTTATAGAGGTCATCCATGTTATCGCCCTCTGATACCAAATCAACATGTTCGTTGCTGTTATAAATATCATTAAGGTAATCTTCGGATTCATCTTCAAATGAACTGTCAATCTCTCGACCCTCAGCTTGTGCCCGCTTCAAATCATTATCATATTGGATGCTTTCAAATAAGAAGTCTCTTTGGGCTACCGTTAGTGTTTGAATGAGTGGGTCATTTGGTAGAACGTGAAACCTATCCATGATAATAAACATATTACGTCCGATATTGCTACGAGCAACTTTTCGCATCCCACCGGCTTCATTTACCTGTTCTGGATAGTAAGGATTCTTATGACCACCAGAATTAGCGTACTTGTTGTTGGCGAAACGTTTCCGACCATTCCAGGTAATCACCATACACATTTTGAACAATGTCTAAACGGTAACCACTGTCATCGGTTAGCCAGTCTGGAACACTATCACCTACAATCTTAAATGTTGCCAATGCTCTATAGGTGTAAGCTAACCCATCCTGTAAGTTATCAAGCATTCCCTCAGTCATCTGTTGTGCTAAAACTTCAATCTTAGTAAGCTCTTGAATGGACTGTAAATGCATCCTTACATCAAATTCTAGCTTTTTGCCCCCAACATCATATGAGTAATGCTTCTTGAAATACTGCTTTAAATCACCATTTAAGATAGTGTTAACAGCATTCTGATTTTCATTGAACGACTGAGTATCAAAATTGTCTTGAACTTGATTTTGAAGCTTTTGACGCTCTAATTCGGTTTTGTCTAATTGTGCCTTTGATTCAGCTAGTTGTTTCTTTAGCTCCAGTACTTCGGGACTTTCTTCCATACTTCCCAAGTCAGTAACTTTGCTGTTACCTTTCTTGGTTTCCTTTTCAGCTTCTTCGGCCTTCATTTTCTTAATAATTTCTTCGTGTGATAATGCCATATTATAATTACCTCTTTCTTATTTAAGTTTATATCTCTATTTTAACAGAGCAATGCTCTCAAACATTAATATAAAAGAAACTGTCAATAAAAAAGAGCTACAACTAAGTAGCTCTTCTTGATTATGTCGCTATTAAGAAATACCAGAAGCGGTATTGAATTGAGAAGCTGAGTATCCGCCATTCTGTAAGTTACTTGAAGTCAAGTAGTAGAATTGTGCGGATTCACCAGTAATATCGTTAGCCCGATAAGTTTCTGAGTAAGTGTTAATTGAGCATCCACGGTAGCAGATGATTAAGGCACCCGTTTGGTTATCCTTAACATTAATATCTAAGATATCAATCTTCAAAACATCTTCACCTAGAGCGGTAATCTTCTTATCAGACATATTACCAGTACGTAACCGATAACGTTCAACTGATACAGTACCCGTATACTTTAAGAATACGTGTTCATGTGGCATGATTGAACCAAGTTCGTACACACCTTCGGTACCAAATGAACGGTCACCAGTTAATGATTGAGCACGGCCAATAACTTCATTCTTAATCATAATATAAATACGGTTACCAGTTTCAACCGTTTGCTTTGCAAGTGTTGCCATATAGTCCTAGCCTCCTTATTGTACAGTTCCAGTATCGTCTGTTTCAGTTGTGCTTGCTGCCGTGTAGTTGGTGTAGGTACCATAGACAACAATGTTATCCATTGTTTGACTAGGTGCTGCTGAGAATACAACGTAGGCAACGTCACCACTAATTGAAACTGTGATATCTGATTCTTTGTAACTGGTAATTAAACCATTATCCGAACTAGCTTCATTGAATAAGAAGCTAGAAACCCCAGCCTTGATATCATCGGCAGTTGTAGTCCTGATATTGGTACCAATAAAGTTTTGTTCCAAGTATAGCTTCAAATCGTCAAACAAGAAGTCAGTAAGTTCTCCTAAGCTTAAGCGGGACTTAACTGGTTCGTTAGATGAATTGTAAGTAGTAACATCCTGAACAAATCTGTAACCACCAGTAGCGTTACGGTTTACAACCTTCTCGATAGAGATAACACCATTGGAGTTAAGAGTATCTAATTGGTCACCAGTAAGTTCTTGGTCAAGACTAACTAATGAGATATACTTGTTGGTTAATGCACCACCAATTTGCAAGCTAGAAGCGACTCCGGCGGCATAAGCAGCCATTAAGTAGGCTGGAATATGCACGTTAGCACCAGACAAGTTTGCATAATACCCTGATTGACCAACCAAATTAATACGTTCGTCTTTTAATGAAATCTGGCGAGAAATCATTTCTTCGGGTTCTTCATTAAAACCACCACCAACAAAACCACGGTAGTTATAACCTAAATCGGATTCTTCATCTAAGAATGCTTTTAGTTCGGCATGAATGTTTTCTTGGTCAGTAAGTGCTACAATATAGTAGGCGTCATTACCAACAACATTCTTAAACTTGTCAGCCCAGCTAACTGGAACTTGACCAGTTGAGCCACCAGTCAAGAACGTCTTTTCAAACGGTTCTGGAAACTCCTGAGTTGATGAACCAGCAGTTACCGTAGTAGTAGTAGTTGTTGTTGTTCCTACTTCAACACCTGAGGGGGCAACTGGTGAAGCAACTGACAGTGTTACATAGCTGTCATAACGTAAAGCATGAACAGCATCACCAACTTTAGCGGTAACCGTAACTGGAGCAGTCTTGCAATCTACGGCAGGGTCAACAACATCAAGATACTTTGTTTCAACAACCGTAGAACCAACAACACCAGCACTAAAACCAGACACAGCGGAAATGCCTTGTAATAAGTCTGCCATTGTTTGATAGGAGTGTGAATGCAAGTCAAATGATTTAACTTCTTCTAAAGCATCAATTGATTGACCGGTAGCTAACGTGAACTTAGAAGCATACCCATCAGCACCCTTTTCAACTGAATAGCCAGCAGCCGCAGCAGTACCTTTGTAACTCAGAGTAAACATTGAGCCAATGTTTGTGTATACCCTACTGTAATTCTTAGGGTCATACGTAACAGTAATACGGGGAGCTCCAGTAATTACATCGTTGTCAAGTGCAATACCAACTCTGTTAGCATTGTCACCAAATACCTTAGAGACAAAAGATAATGCGCCCTTTGTTAAAGATGCTTGGGTTGCATCCTCAGCACGCATAGCGTAGATAGTACCCCCACTAGTTAATGAATCATTTGATGGGTCCCATGCTAGTTCCATAGCGTTTACAAGGTCACCTGAACCAAAGGTACCCTTAGCCTGTGATAAAGTATTAAGTGTGTATACTTTAGTAGGGTCGCCATCAGATGCCGAGCCAATCATAAAGATGTTCTTTTGCGAATCTGATGCCGAATTTGATAATGCGCTGTCATCATAGTTAGTTTCAACGTGAGGACGACTATCATTAAACTTAGGATAGATGCGCTTCATGTTTTCTGAAACAGAAACTGTTTTTGCCATTTAATTTACACTGCCTTTCTTATTATGCTAAATATTTCTTCAATTTATCTAAGAAGATATGTTCATCTTCAACAAGAACCTTGTCTTCCTTAACCATTTGAGCTCTGAAACCACTAGCACTAATACGGTTAAGCTTTGCAAACTTCTTAGACTCTAGCGCCGACTTAATGAAATCATCCACTGAGTACAAACGCTTATGTTTAGCCTTTTTAATATTTGATACCATTATTATAGCCCCCTTTGATTTAATCTTCGATATTAATGCCATTTAACCTATCACCGGCGTCTGACATGATGGATTGTGTAGTCTTATAGGTTATCTCCGCTCTACGGTAGAACAGTTGCTGACTGTAAGAAGCGTTTGTAGCGCTGTTTACTTCTTCGATTAGGTCAGAACCATTAAGTGTAATGGTAGGTAAATAGAAATCATCATTGTCCTCCAATGTTTTTCTAAGATATACCATAGTTGCCAATAAAAGTACCGTTAAACATTTTAGAGTATCTTGATTTGTTGAGCAGAAATCAATTGTATACCCTTCAATCAGGTTAACCCCATAACGAATAACATCCTTATCTTTCATTATGTTTCCATTACTATCTGTCCTCATTGCTGAATAATATACAGTAATGATAAATTTAGTATTTAGGAAAGGTAAAGGGGGCAGTTCAATTCTGTTTCCTGAAAACTTAAACTCTGACGACCCAGATATTTCTGGAATGTTAGATAGTGAGAATATTGGTTTAGATGTTTCAACATAGTATGATTTAGTACCATTAACTTCATCTACCGACACTGGCAAGCGTTCTTTTAATTCATTGCCTTCTTGATAGCTAGCAATATTGGCTTGCACGTTACCGATAGATGAGTTGTCTACGTCTTCATCGGCGCCTTTAAACTGAATTAATATAAATGCTTCTTGTTGCTTAACATCTGGAAATGTAAAGGTTACTGGAATCTCCTTACCTTCTGCACCAGCATATAATCCATAAGTATTCATAAATGGATTTTTAATGTCATCAGGAAGCTCACTTAATATATCTTCACTAGTAATATAACGACTGGATAGAAAACCATTCATAATTGACTGTATTTTGTCTTGTAAGTAAATTTCACCGGAGTTTATTGCCATTCAATTGCCCCCTCTCTATAGAATATTGTTAGTCTGACTTAGGTACTCATCAACATGGTTCTTCATGATGGTTGAAATATATGGGGCTAGTTGTTCAATTCCGGGAGTTTCTTCATTTAAAGTTTGCCTTCCAACTATCCATGAGTTGGGGTCAGACTTATTTGAAACTGTTCTAAACTGAACATAGCGTCCACGTTTACCAGAAGAGCCCCATTTTACACGGGTAACATTATTAGATTTCCATTTATAGGCCAATTCTGGAATAGTTGCGCTTGGGCTAACACCTAGTTTTTCTTGTAGTCTAGAAACGTCTCCTTGACTAGAAGTTTCACCATAGTTTGTATGACTAATAGTATCCCATAAGCTTCTGCCATAAGCAGAACGCAACTCGGGAGCACCCCTCTGGATTGGTATAACCATGTACCAGCCGCCATCTTTGGTATGCTTAGCCTTTGACGAACGGGCAAAATACGGCTTCAAGTCAATAAACTGTGCACCTTGCTTTTTGGCTTCATCTTCTATCAATGTGTAGGATAATGATAGAATATTATCACCAACATTAGATGTATTAATAGAACTATCCTTAGACTTAATCCATTTGCTTAAGTCATCACGCATACTTCGTTCAATAACGTTTTGATTAATTGTCCTAGTAAATAGGTCTTTAAATTGATTAGTTAAGTCAGCCATTAGTATCACCAAAGAAATCTGACATATCTGCTGATACCTTAGGGTCAGTTATCTGAGATAAGTTGTCATTATCGTTAATAACAATGTTTGAGTCTGGTACAAACAAGTCCTCTCTACGAATAATCAACTTCTTAGGTAGTCTAACTGGAGTGACAGCGTTACCTTTTAAACCACTAAAATCTGCACCATAAAGGTCTTGATACTTAAGGTTTGTGTTATAATTACCAACCATAGCAAGTTTACCTTTAGCATTTGATACATAGGCATATCTGGTTTCCTTAGTTATGTCGGCCACATAGTAGCGAGCATCCACTGAAAGTACCAATGATATGTTCTTACCTGCTAAGGTATTATCAGTAATAGCTAGAGTAGAGCTATCTTTGTTGTATACTAAGGTCTTAGGGTCAATTTTTAGTAATAACCCTTTACTATCTAAAGTATATGCTTCGTCAACACTATCTACTGAATATGGAATAAACATGCCCTTGGACATTCTAAGTGGTGTAGCATTAAAGGTATATGTCTGAGTAATCTTCATGTCTTTGATTGTAATTCTATCTCTAGCCGAAATACCGTTTTCAATACCGTTTTCAGTTAATTGTGGCGTTGCAATAGCACTACGAATTTCTTGCGAGCCATAGTGCCCGTTGTATACTCCCTTATCATCAGATTGCATTAGCATTCTTAGTTGATATGGGTCTTTGAACACAATTCCTTGGCCATGACAAACTTTACAGTTTGGCTTAGGAGCATGTGTCTTAGGGTCGATACAAGGACATTGGAATGACTTCTCCCAATATACCTCTCTACCGAGCCTTTCAATTTCCTGTAATACTAAGTCTACTCTTAGTTCTGGCATCTTATTACGGCGTTTTAAAGGGTCAATATTAGTTACTGGTTTATCTGCCAAATTAACTCCCCCTTTCTACTTTAATTTTAAGATACACTATTGTATAATGATATTAGGCAATAAATCCTATATTTCTACCACCATAATATTCCATTAAAGTATCCTTCATGTGCTTCATGTCTGCTTGCATTAGCTTAATATCGGCGGTCGAAGCTGTATTTTCAGCAGATTGGGTACTATTGACATTTGTGCTAATTCCGTCTATACTTACATCGAAACCAGCAATACCGGCCCCAATAACGGTACGACCCCAGCGTTCAAGAACTTCAATTGCGGCATACTTTGCACAATAAGCAATCAAGTCTGGATGAGGATAATAGTCCCTGTTTATTCCGTGTTGGTCTTCTGGTTGTGGAATCATACCAGCAATATAACTAACACCTAACATTTGTGGGGAAAATTGGTCCTGTGATACTGGTGGTACACCAAATGGATATCCTGATATTGATAAATAAGGCACTTGCATACTTGCATTAAAACCACCAGCTAATAAACTGGGCTGTAACTCAATCTGCCCCAAACGATTAGTTACTTTTATCCACCTATCTGGATAGTCGAGAATAGTTTGGTCATTCAAATACATTTTAACCTGCTTAACATGCAAAATAGGACGCTCATAAGTTCTAACATACATAAAAGAATCGAAGTCGCCTCGATAAAAATCAAGCCGGTCATAATCAAGCCTAGGACGAATAACAATATCAAATTCCTTCTCAGCCATGGCAACCGCTTGTTCCATAAATGCTTGATAGTAAGAATCTTGGTATGGTTCTCCAGTTACTGGGTCTGTTAAATCTTCTTCCATACCTGTTAACTGATTTTTAACTGCATCTACAGTAAACCCTAAATCTTCTAATGTAATCTTAGTATAGTCAACTCCATCAGAGTTATCTGGGTTACCATAATAGTTTTTAGCTAAGGGGTCATTAGAGTTATCTGGTGTCTTGAAATAATTCATGGCATTCTCTGTGCTCATTATAAAATCTCCTTTCTTACATAGTATAATATAGGCATTTAGCCATCTCGATTTATATACATATCTGTATCAATTATAACATTAATACCTGATGGCAATAAAAAAGAGAAGCACAGTGGCTTCTCTAGTCTATTATGTCTAATTAAATGTTGTTGTTAAATCCTAAGTTACCCTTAGCTGAGCTATAGAGAACGTTATGGATTTGAACAAAACGGCGTGGGTAATACAAGGCTAAACTACCATACCATAAGATGGCAAATTGTGAAGCCGTAGTTACTTGGGCCAAGTCAAGCTTTGATAATGGAGCGAAGGTTAACAATGAAATCCGTAATGGGTTCATTTCACCAACGAAGACATCACCAGTACCCGGGATACGTAAGTTCGTATCGGTAAATACGATAGTACCGTCATCTTGGATATCACGAGTAGCAACACGAGCAACCAAGTAGAAGTTGTCATCACCATCAATCAATGATTGACGATAGATTGTAACAAAGTCTGGGCGTTCGTTTTGTAATGCTTGGTTCGTAACTGTTAACTTAACACCATCGGTTGCATTAGCTACCTTAACCGTTACTGGGTCTGATGCTAATGAGTCACCGTTACGGCTTGAAGTCGTAGCACGGTATACCAAGTTAGCGCCAACTTCTTTAGGAAGTAATACGTTACCTTGCTTGTCCGTAACATCTTTATCATGGAATTTACCAGCTTGGTCCGTAACTGCTGATGCCGTCAATGAAGGAGCTAATGGTGCATTTGAGTTAACATCTGGGTTAACTAAGTCTAACTTGTTATCCAAGTCCATAATAGTCGAACCATGCAACTTAATGTTACCACGTGCTGATAAGAAACGGTCAATGTCTAAACCGGTTTCCATACCACCAGTTTGACCGGGAAGCATAATACGTTGTGCACCTAAGTGTTGGTTGATAAAGTCAGCCTTAACACCAATAGGCATATAAGCATCAGTTGCAACACCGAAACCTTCACCAATCTTAACAGCGGCTTTGTTAAGCACTTGTGGCGTTAATTCTCCACCTTCAAGGTCAATGTGGTTATGAGCATCAATAAGCTTTTGCAAGCCATCAAATTCCAGACCATCGCCCTTTTCACCAGCAGTTAAGTCAGAGTCACCATAGAAGATAGCCCATTCAATAGTTTTGACAACGTTTTCCACGCCGTCCATTTCCAAAACTTGAACAGGGTCAGTAATGGTGTTAGCCAATTGCATAGCCAATGAGCTTTGCTTAGTATCAACAATGAATTTCATTGAGATAGTCTTTTGGTCTAACCGTGGACTGTTAACAGCACCAATACCAATTTCTGGTTGGAACAAGGCATGACCAACACGCCCATGCTTATAGAATTGTACATACTTACGAACAGTTTGGTCTACTGGTTGCTTGAAAATATCATTATAAATAGTGAAGTCTTCTGGGCCCCAAGTAGTGTTCTTTAAGTTGTTATCCATTGATTCAAGACGTAAAGCAGCACCGTCTGGTTGTGTTTGTGGTGTAATACCAGTACCAGCAACGAAAGCCTTACTAATGTTGTCGGCAACATCATTCTTTAATTCCAAGCTCTTGCCGAACAAGGTTTTTTCTTTATTATCTGACAAATTAATTCGTCCCTTCTCATTTTATGTGATTAAATGATTAAAAGTCATTTTGCTTACAACTATAATATAACGAGTTTATGATTTAGTAACAAATTAGTACAAATTAATTGATATCCAAGAATGACTTCTTCAAAGTATCAGATAATTCAGTTGATTTGTTAGCTTCTGACAATACTTCACGTAGTCTATTAGAACGAGCACTATTAGGACCAGCCATTACATCTGAATCTGATTCTTCTAAGGCTTCGCTAACTTGATTTCTAAACGACTTAATGATTTCTTCTTTAGATGGTTTGTCAGCCTTTTCTGACTTTTCAACATCATCTTCTGCATCATCTGATTGTACAGCCTTACCAGTTACAGACTTAGTAGCATTATCTTCTTCTTTGTCTTTCTTTTTATCATCTGACATTTTATCGCTATCATCTTTATCAGCTGATTTTTTAGCAGATTCTTCTACTTCGTCATCATCCTTGGAAACTTTATCCTTCTTCTTATCATCTTTCATATCAGGGTCATCACAATCAGCACCCTTGACAACAGCAGAGGATTGTTTACCACCATTAGCATCTTCCTTATGCTTAGCATCAGGAGCTTCAACCACGCTCTTAGACATATTGTCTTGGCGAGCCTCTGGCTTAGACATCGACTTAATAACATCTAGTGCTAAATTTAGCGTGTCTAATGACTTCATTACTAAGTCCCGGTCGATATTAACTGACTTTTCAGTTTTTTCTTCTGGAGCTTCTGCCGGAGCTTCTTGTTCGTCTTCTTTAGGCGTTTCTACTGGAGCTTCTGGTTCTGCTTCCTTAGGTGCTTCTTGTTCGTCTTCTTTAGGCGTTTCTACTGGAGCTTCTGGTTCTGCTTCCTTAGGTGCTTCTTGTTCGTCTTCCTTAGGTGCTTCTACTGGAGCTTCTGCTGGAGCTTCTGGCTTTGCATCTTCAACAGGTTTTGCATCTTCAACGCTCTTAGTTAGGTCTTTAGTAGACTTTTCTAGAGCTTCCAATGTTTCTTGTAATTTCAAATTTTCTCCCTACTTTCTTGGTTTAATCATCATCCATGTTACCAGTATCTTCTTCACTATGAGTAACCATGTTCTTAGGCAAGGCATGAATAACATCATCAGCACTTTTACCTGAAAATAACTGTAAGAACAACTGGTATACTAATACATCATCAACACCACGGTCTTCAATAGCATTAGCGGTATCCTTAGCAAATACATCAAGGTCGGGAACGCTAGTTTCCATCTCTCGAATGCGGGCTGCTAAGTTTACCAATTCAGCGGCCATTGATTCTGGACGTAAGGCACCCCCACCATGCTGGGTACTAGGAGAGTATCCGGTACCAGCCATCAAAGCACTGTTTGATTTCTGTACCTGTTCCCATGTAGCTTCTGGGTTAGCAGGGTTCTTTGTAACGGCTACTCCTGTAACCATAACCTCTCTAACAACATTCTTGTCAACGGGGTCACGCTTAAGAACTTTACCCTCAATTGAGAATCCTAACTTACGCTTGGCTTGTGCCTTCTTTAAATTATTATTTAATTTAACAATGTTTTGAACTTCTGGCATATCACCAAACAATTCTGCTTCTACATACAAGCCTCTCTCAGGGTCTACAAATGATTTATCAGTTGGATAACCAATTACTTTATCTTGGTCATGTTCATAATCAACAAACCCATTATTAAATAGATAACTAGGGTCTAGACCAAATGAATCTAGTCGTTCACCTTGAAAGTCCAATGCTGGAGTAGAAGCCCAACCAGCAACAAACACATTCTTACCTTTCTTACCAGAATCACTTTTTTCAACTCTGTCAAAGGGTAAGAAAATGTCGAAATCGTCTTTTAACACTTTAACACCACCTTAAGTCATCTTCATTCAATAATAATATAACTATTATGTGGGCTTATTGTTATTTGGTTGATTATCTTGGTCAGATTGACTATCTTCTTGATTATTAGGCTGATTATCCCCAACTGGAAGTGGTGACTTTGGGTCAGTTGGTGCCTTATTGTAATCCTTAGAATGTTGTAAGTCACTTTGTTTCATTTCTGACTGCTTCCACTGAACTGCCTGAGCAACGTTCCCTGGAATATCCAAACCATCAAGTTTGGATAATCCGTTTTTAGCCCGAGCCTCATTTAGCAACATACCATTAGATAGTTCTTTTTCAATAACTTGTTGCTTCTCTAACTCTGACTGAGTACCACCTAGGGTAAACTTAAACTGATAGTCGCTATCAACCTTAGACAAAATCTTTTCATTTATCAGACGTTCGATGAAGAACAACAATGGCTGTAGTCCCTTACTCTGACTACTACTAATCTTGCTCTGCATTGTGTTACCTTCATTAACAGAGTTTCCTCCGCCACGCCCAGTAGCTCCCCCACGATTAGGAAAGTTAATTTCTTCTGGCTGAATTTGGTAAACGGCAGCAATAACATAAATTAGGTAGTTCAAAAACTTTTCAAATTCCATATCCTTACTAGTCTGTGTCATGTTAACAAACTTAGCATCTTGACCTGAAATCATTGGAACCTTCCAAGCGCCATTCATACCAGCACCTTGACTGTTCCACTGTCTACGAATACCTGCAATTGCCATTTGCTGTTGCTGAGCATCACCGTTAGGATTTAGAACTAATATACCACGAGTTGTACCACCTTGACTAAAAAACCTAGCATTGAATTGTTCAGTGTTTGTTTCATAGCTTAATTGAGGTAATACCACTTCAAGTGGCCCATAGCCATAGCCACGATTGTTAACTGTAGTTGTAGGCCAATAGGTTTCAAATACCATTTCTTTTTCATTGAAACTGGCTATCTTCTTGGTGTCAATAATTTGTTCAAATGAACGAGGTTGGTCTAGACTTGCTGGAAGCTTAGATATAACAATTGTACTTGCATCAACAGCATTAAAGTGGTTAAGCTGTGCTGAATTAGGAGATTCATATACCCTTTCAATATTAACTTGGTCTTGAACCAAGATATCATTAATAATCTTGGTAACAAATGCTGGTAATGTATCTCGCCACTCTTTGTTATCATCTTTACCAGTATGATATATAAAGTCTTCTAATTCTTTAGAGCGTTCTTTCTGCTTATTAGTTACCTTGTCACCCTTAATTTCTTTGGGGACAACTTCATAGCCAATCCCATCACGTGATAATCTAGCTGGAATACAATAAGGTGTTACCTGATTAGTCCTAGTACGAATGATTGCTTGCACAATAACATTAGAGGCATACTGGTTAAGTATTTTCTTCTTCTGCAAAACATCATTCTTATTAACAGCACTAAAAGGACCACCATAGTTGTTGCTTTGATTAATATCAAGAGCATCAACTTTACCACGATTGTTAGACTTACCAGTTCTAAATGACTTCTGTAAGTCTTCCTTGGCATATTCGTCAACGTCTACGTAATCTTGTACGTTGAGCGTATCACGTTGGAATAAATCTCTAATTCCCAATGAATAAAAGCCTCCTTTCGCTTTACTTACACTACTAATATAATGAAATATCATACAGAGAAGTGGCCTATTTATAGTATAGCATTATGCCATTTTATAAAATAAATTAGGAAGATAATAGACATAAAAAGAGAGTATCGTTATTGATACTCTCTTGTAGACTACATTATATCAAACTCACTAGCTAAGTCAGTAGGTTCTTGGTTTAATACAGCCCCGACATCTGAATCTAGTGCTGTCACTATTGATGGCGTCTCACGTTCCTCACGTAATACATCAATCAACTTGTTCATACCAACTTTGGCATAGACGCTTGATTGGGCATAATGCTTTTATTTATACATTACTGTATAAGTACCCCTACTTTCGTAGTATTTATATAGGGATTGGACTATCTCTTGCTTACCAGTTTTGGTTGATAAGCCTCTGCTTTACTTTCCTTAATAGGATTTTATTATAGGCTTCTCACTATTCCCATTTGAATAGCTATGCCTAATCTTAGTCTCTAGACCTGTACAATCATAATGATTGATTTAGTACGGCGGTCAGCGCTTATCCATAGTTTATGGAGCCAGCTTCTCTTATGACCTTATTCGTGAGCTATAGCTCCTTATTTCAGGTTCCCCGTTTAACAGAGTTTAAATTTAAGCCCGTAAGCTTAGGTGACAACCATTATGTTAATCGTCACCTTTACGTTTAATAACTTTAACTAATTCTTGGGTATCCTCATCTTCATCTGTACGAATAACAACATTCATCCAATGAGAGATGAATAGTTTCAAGTCTTGGTCAACATTCTTATAGAAATGAATGTCTCCCCGTTTCATGTCAGCCATCATCATAACGTTTTGAGTTAATTTATCAATAGTTACCCTAGAACTTGTTTCGTTAAAATGTGCAATAGGGTCGCCATTACTTTTAGTGCTTTTAACAATACAGCCATATACAACTTGCTTACCAAAGTGCTGTGTCAACTTATCCACGTAGTTTCCGTTAAAGCCGATATCTGGAACTATAATATTAGGTCTGAATTTATCAAGCTCTAGAATAATCTTTTGCAAGTCTTCTTCTAGGTGCTCAACACCTTGTGAACGTTCAAACCGCTTTAGAGTAAGCAAATCTACCCGTCCACTTGTTGTCATTCCTAATACAACTACGTGGTGGTAATGTTCACCCCAATCAATTCCTGCTGATATAAGTCGGTAATCTCCTCGTGTTTCTACTCTAGGTCTGTCATCACGATGGTCTAACACATCATTTTGATAGAATCTATTTGTTGAATCTTCATATGGCATTCCTAACGTATAGTTATAGAAGAATTGCTTGTTAGGAGCCTGTAACTCTTTCTGTTTCAGATTTGATGCACTTAGCCATACGGCATCCATTTGTGATATTGAGTACCCGTGAGCACGGCCAGCTTGGGGTGCGGTTATGTCCCAGAAACCACTATACCAGCGGTCTAAAGGTTTACCACACTTCTGACATACATACTCATAAGTGCCATCCTGTACGATTCTACCAATTAGGTCAATACCATCTGGATTAACTAATTTGATGTTCTTTTCATAGTCTATCTGCTGTACTAGGCCACAGTGAGGGCATCTATAAACCCACTTACGTTGGTCTGATTCCTTATAAAGCTTGTGTACGCCCCAATCTGGGATGGTTGGGGTTGACCATCTTCTTATCATACCATACTTAGAAGATGATAGTGATTCTAGCGCTGATATTTCAGCAGTAGGGTTTAGGCGGTCGTATTCATCCAAGCTAAGGTAATCTAGGTCAATACCTTCCATGCTACTACCCTTACTAGAACTACGGAAGTATAACCTAGAACTTCTAATTGACTTCTGGTCTAATGAATCATTATACTTATCTATTAATCCTGCATAGTAACCATTTTGAAACTCAGGATTAATACGAGATTTAACAAAGTCCTTCATCTGTTTATTGGTCATTTTGTTGTGTATGTTACCATATACCTACCCCTACTTTCGTAGTATTTATATAGGGATTAGACTAAATCATGCTCATTAGTTTAGGATAATGAGCCTCTGCATTACTCCCCTTTAATAGGGATTTCTTATAGAGTTCTTGCTATTACCATTTTAATAGCTACCTCTAAGTTTAGTCGTTACGCCTTCTAGCTAATTGCTAGCTTGGTACGGGATTAGCATTATCCATTTAACGTGGACTTAGCCTTCCTTACCGGAGCGCTTCGTCTTATCAGACTTATTACCCCTGCCCGTTTAACAGAGTTTTACACTATAAGTTGCCCTATAGCGCCCCACACTTTTTAGGGAATGTATAAAGCAATGAAGGTGAGTCATAAGAATGTGTGTCAGCAAACCACAGGGCTTCACTAACACCGACTTCACTAACGATTACACCGTGACTTTCGTCATACTTTAACACTGATTTAACAGTCGGGCTAGACTATCTTTTTTACCTGAATTTTGGCACAGGTAACTCCGCCTTACTTTTAATACTATAGCAGTTTATCTTCCAAAAACTCGGCCATTCCCTCAATTGATTCAATCTTATAACTTGGTGTTAAAAGTATGAACCCATTCTTATCAGCAAAATCCTTTTTGAGCTTATCATGCTTCTGCTGTAAGTTGAAATTTTCAATAGCTTTGCTTTTGCTGATTCCACCAAATGTCTTAGGAACAAAGTGCTGGGTTCCTTGAAATTCAATTAAAACATTTTTATCTGGGAGATAGAAATCATAAGATAATGGTTTCTTATCTTTTAAATTAGGAAACCTCTTTTGGCATTCATACTTAATATGATGACTGTCTAAGAACCTTAAAATATTCTTTTCACCTTTTGGTTCTTTACAATACGGACATCCAGAATTTTTCCACACAACATCTGATAACTTTACACTAAATGTGCGACCACAATGAACATGTAGGACTTGTAGTGGGTCAAATACTCCGGTATATTTAGACATTAGCTTATACTCAGAGCCTAGGTGTTCTTCGATTCTATCAATAGCATCGCTCTGAGTGAGCCTTTTGCTTTGATAATAACACTCTATGCATCTGGAACCTTGTAAGAAATTACCCGGTTGTACCTTATAAACTCGTCCACAAGTATTATGCTTAATTGTTATATTTGTGCTTCTGTTAATATACTCCCCAATAACAGAATATTCATTCCCAACAAGGCGGTAAACTTCCTTCTTGAACTGGTCAGTATCTTTTCTTTTGAAGTTGTTACCGTTGCAAAAAGGACAACGATTACCTTTTAAAAATGCATTTGGGGTTATCTTGAATATTCTCCCACAAGTGGAGTGCTTAATATACACATGCACATTTGACCTATAATAATCAGTGTATAAGTCATACTCTGTACCGGTTAAATTGACTACTTCTTCTGAAAATTCTTCTGGTGTTTTTCTACGCATTGCAACTATCTCCTGATATAGTATTAACTTTCTTATAGACTTCTCACTATTCCCATTTGAATAGCTATGTCTAAACTTAGTCGTTACATCTTCTAGCTAATGCTAGTTTCGACACGGGATTACCACTATCCATTTATTGTTATGGACGTAGGCTTTCTTACCGGCTAGTTAAGTTAATAATATTATAACACAAAACAACCTAGTTGTCATAACTTTATTAAAAATATATTTTGCCTTGCCCGTTATAACGGAGTGATTCAATATAGGTTACCCTATAAGGGGGCTAGATTGTTAACCCTAGCTGTCGGGATTTAATTATGACTTTTGACTTTGCTTGGTCATTTAATACTGCTCGTTGCCATGGACGGTGACCAAAGTATTTCTGGAAATCATGATTACCATAGTTAGGTATCGAATAAGTTACGGGATGTCCCTTAACAGTATGATGCTCCAGCAGATAGTTGGTTGGCCTTAGCATAGGTATGACATACTGTATTTGTTCAACAGTGGGCTTATCAGTCTTAAACATATCCTTAGCAACTTTAACAATATCGGCTCCTGAGAAGTTAATATCGGCTTCTTCAAGTTTAACCATTAAATATCACCCGCATTCTCATTATTCTTAATCTTTTCCTGTTCATTTAGCATTTTATTAATATCTTCTTTACTCATTCCTTCCAATTGGTCTACTACATCGGCGCCTTCAACGTTGTCAACAGGGGTATTATTATTGATAACCCAATAATTACGAATACCTTTACTCAACTCTGGTGCCTTTTCTGAGCCTTCAATACCACCAGCCTGAACAATCATATTGTAGATAGAAGCAACATCCTTCATGTCTTTAATGTCCCTAACTTCAATTTTACCAGCGTTTACGGCATCTAGGAATCCTTCTGATAGTTTTGATACTGATTTAAATAGGTTAGTCTTAGTTTGACTATCTAAATCTTCACCATTTTTATCAGTGTCATTCAAACCAGCCTTTAAGTTATCTATGATTGAGCTCATTAACCTTTTCTCCTTTCTTCTTCTCATATCTGTCACAAGAACGAATATCGGCACACATACTCAGCTTTAAGGAAGCTACAGTTGTGATTTGATAATGTCTACAAATAGTCACATATCTGTTCTCGTTTATAATATAGGCAGTTAGAGGGCGCCCACAAATACAGCAATGCCTAAGGTAACCCACAGCTCGATTTCCCTTCTTAATTAAATGATACCCCGGGTTATTGCTAAGAATTATTCGGCGTCTTTCCAAAATTTCTTTGTGTTCCAATGTATCACCACCTTATAGAGCCTATTATAACATTTATGAATATTGAGGTTATAAACGTGTAGCGTAATCTATATTATTAATTGAGGCAACTACTTACTGTATTGACTAATTGATTAATACGTTATTAGTACCACGCCCATACAAAATAATATATGAAAGCAGATGGTGCAAGGATGGCTAGGGGAACTGAGTTTGAGGATATTAAATCAATCAGCGAACAACTACAAGCCTTTTCTGAGGGTCTAACCTCTCTTAAAGACCAAATTAATGCTATCACGGTTGACCGTAAATATTACAGTCAAGCCAACAGCCGTGAAATTGATTTGATTAAGAGACAGATAGATGACTTACAAAAGCAATCAATCAGCCTCGAACAAGAAGTTAAAGCTAGCATTGAGAAACTAGAGGCTAAAATTGAGAAGGTAAGCGATAAACTTGATAACCAAATACAAGCTCAAGATGACGATATTAAGGCTATCAGAAACAATAGTTCTGATTGGATTAAGCAATTGTTAGTATTATTGTTATCAGCTTTTGTTGGTTGGGTATTCTCAAAGATGTAATTTTATTACTATTATGTATAAAAATAAGCACCTACCATGGCAATTAAGGCTGTGGTAAGTGCTTATTTG